GCGCGCCGTACGTCGCGTCGTTCCTGCAGTTCACCGAGGACATGGGCCTGACCCCGGATTCGTGGGAGATGCTCGAAACAACCGTCCTGCACTACACCGACCAGTGGGGCGGCACTCTCGACGGGCACATCCGGTTCGACGCCACCGCCACACCGAAAGCCCGCAAGGTGTGCGCCAAGTTCGGTCTGGCCCGCCCGCTGTTGACGTTCGACTCGAAGTCCCGGGAAAAGTCCACCGCGTCGTTTTGGCCGGATAACGCCAAGCAGCTCGCCGCCTACTGCCGTGGCGAGGTGGTGCTGCTTGACGACGGATCCGAGGAGCCGCTGCCGCCGACCGATGGCGGCCTGGTGGTGCAGTTCCGGCCGGACGGCTACGCGTGGCGACGGGCCGACACGTCGGAGCGCACCTACCGCGCGTTTCTGGCCAACAAGGAATCGGCGCTGTGGGAGATCGAATACGGCGCCGCCTCCACGCAGGTGAAGTCGTTTCCTGACCTGGAAATCCCGGACCTTCCGGCGCAACCCGCGAAGCGCGCTCGACGTACCACCAAGCAAGCACCTGCTGCAGCGAACTCTGTTCCGGCGCTGCGGGAGCGGATGGGTACCGCGCTTGCCGCGCTGCCCGCCCATCCCGACTCGCCGTACGACGACGCGATTCCGTACTGACCAAGGAGAACACCTTGCCTGGCCGAATCCTGACCCTCCAGAGGCAGGTCCGCGAACTGGGCCGGTTGCGCGCCGGCTGGTCCGAGCCTGTTCCCGGCAAACGCCCGAGGCCGGTCAAGTCCAAGACGTGGCTGGTGACCTCGCCTTCGAAGGAGTACATCGACGCGGCGGCTGAGGCGTGGGGCGGCACCGTCGAACGGTGGAAGCCGCAGGGCGCCGGCGCCGAACAGTGGCGGGTCATCACCGAGGCATCGGCCATCGACGCACTGCTGCCGCCCGGAGACCCGGTTTCGCAGGCATACGAGATGTGGTCCGGCGGCGGCTGCCAGCGGCGCTGCGACGGCGTCACGGAGCAGTTGTCGAAGAGGGACTGCCTGTGCCGGGCACAGTTCGGCGAGGACGAGTTCTACAAGCAGCCGCCGGACAAGGCGTGCCGGCCGACCACCCGACTCGGCCTGATCATTCCCGAACTGCCCGACCTGGGTATCTGGCGCATGGAAAGCCACGGCTTCTATGCGGCGAACGAGATCACCGCCATGGTCGATCTGATCAAGTCGCGGGTCGATTCGGATCTGGTGATCCCGGTGACGTTGCGAATCGAGCAGCGTTCCCGGGTGGCGCAGGGCAAGACGAAGCAGTTCACGGTGGTCACGGTTGGGCTGCGTGGGGCGACCGCTCAGCAGATCCTGGCCGGGGCGGTGCCGGCGCTCGCGCTGGACGGCGCTCCGGAACGTCCCGCGCTGGAGTCCGCCCCGGCTGGGCCGACCGTTGAGACGGCCCGGACGGCCGAGCAGTTCAAGACGCTGGCGCGGCTGGCCCGGGACCCGGAGACGATCCGCATGTTGTGGGACCGCTCCGGCACAGTCGGGGTGCTCGATGACAGCTTGAAGTCGTTCCTGACCGCCCGGGCGGTCGATCTGGGTGCCGAGATGAAGCCCAACGGCAACGGCAAGCCAGCCACTTCCGAGGCGGTCAAGCCGGCCAGTGCCCCGCCGGCCGAACCGGTGGAGGGCGAGTTGGAGCCGGACCAGGCGTTGTTGTGGCCGGCCATCCTCGCCGAGGCCGGTGCGCGGAAGTGGTCGGCCGACGACCTGGAGAAGCGGGTGATTGCCCGGTTCGACCTGGACTCGTCGGCGATCGACGGCTGGCAGATGCAGACCTTCCTCAACGAGCTCACGAGCGGAGCGGTGACCTGATGACGAAGGCACTTGTCGGCCCGGTCCCGTCGGTGCGGTTCCGCGACGGCACGAAGATTGCCTACCAGCCACCCCGCGACACAGCCGACGGCGACCGCTGGTCCAACTGCCAGGAACACCGCGTGGCGTGCGACTGCCGCGAGGCTGAGCTGGCCGAGCAGATCGCCGAACTGCGTAGCGAGCTGAAGGCGGCGCAGGATGCGGCACGTCGAATCCTGCAAGGCCACGCCACCTACGCCTACGAGAACAGCCCCACCGCCGGCGACGGCGGCCGGCCGATTGGGTGCATGTGCACGGGCTGTCAGATCGCCCGTGACGCCTACCTGCTCCGGCACTCCGAGGCCGATTCGCATGCGCGTGACCAGGTCGACGGCCTCGCCGAGGACCAGATCGCACAGGGGTGGCGGTGGAGACCGTTCTTTGGCCACGCCGGCCCGGAGTGCCTCGGCGCGCTGATCCGGTACCGCGACCAGTCCCGCTACCACGAGCACATCGTCCGCCCTGATGGGTCGCTGGTTGAGGACCCGGACCCGATTGAGGTGCCTTTCTGATGGCGAACTGGCTGACCGGCAAGTGTCTGGCGCTGGACACCGAGACTTCCGGGGTTTCGGTCCACAAGGACCGCATCGTCACCGCGACCGCCGCGATCGTCAACCCGGATGGGACGGTTGCGTTCCAGCGGGACTGGCTGATCGCTGTCGACATCGACATACCGGCCGAGGCGACAGCCGTGCACGGGGTGACCACGGAGCACGCTCGCGAACACGGCCTGCCGACTGACGTGGCGGTCAAGGAGATCGCCAATTCGATCCGGTACGCCGTGCATTCGTCGATGCCGGTCATTGCCTTCAACTCGGTCTTCGATCTATCGATCATCAACGCCGAATGTATCCGCCGCGGCCTCGGCACCCTGGAGGAGTTCTGCGGGCGGCCCATCGCGCCCGTCGTGGACCCGCTGTGCATCGACAAGCACGTCGACCGGTACCGGCCCGGCTCCCGCAAGCTGGACGCCGTCTGCGCCCACTACGGCGTGACCCTGGAGAACGCCCACACCGCCGCCGCCGACGCGGTCGCCGCGGTACACGTGGCGCAGCGGCTGGCCGAGCGGTGCCGCATGTCGCCAGAGGCGCTACGCGCGTTGTACACCGACCGCCGGTACCCGAACGAGTTCGCTCGGGCGTTCGGGTCGCTGGGCCGGATGTCGGCCGCCGACCTGCATGCTGCGCAGGTTGTCTGGTACCGGGAGCAGACCGACGGTCTCGGCTCGTGGTGGATGAAGCAGGCCGAGGAACTGCGCCACCTCATCGCCAAGCACACCGAGACCGGCAACGACAGCAAGCGGACGCAGGCCGAGCAGGACTTGGCCGACCTGGAGACGCGCATCGACTCCCTGGACGGGTCTTGGCCGCTGCGGATGGCATCAACCCAGGGAGCGCTGTCATGACCGGCCCGGAGCATCTGACCTGGTGTGTCAACCGCGCCATGGAGCGCGCCGACGCCGGCGGCATGGACCAGGCGTGGGTGTCGTTCACCCAGAACCTTCGGCGGCATCCGGACACCGCGCACATCGCCGGCCACCCGATGCTGTCCATGGCGATGTGCTCCGGCGCGTTCAATGCCCCGACGGCGTTCCGCAGCTTCATCAGCGGATGGGCGGTGGCGGCGTGAACACTGCACCCGCCCGGGTCACCGTCGCCCGCAACATCCGCCGCCTACGGCAGGCCGCCGGTTGGACCCAGGATGAAGCCTGCGAGCGGCTGGCCAAACACGGCCACACATGGACCCGCAAAGCGTGGTCGCTGGCTGAACGCTCCGCCGACGACGCCCACCGGGCGCGGGCGTTCACCGCCGACGAGGTTGCCGCGCTGGCTGCCGTGTTCGAGGTGTCACCGGGTGACCTGTTCGACGCGCCCGTCACGTTCGCGCCGGCGGCCAACCGGCGCGGCGACGAACTGTGGCTGACGGCCGGCGGCACGGTCGAATGCGTCGGCGCGGACGACGCGCCGGGCGGCGACTGGGTGCGGCTGTACCGGCCGGCGAGGCAGAACGGGCCGAGCTCGTGACCGGCGACGACCTGCTGCGCGCCTTCCGCCGCGCCGCCGCCCTGGAGCGTCGCCGCATCCTGCGCGGCCGGCCCGCGCGACGCCGACAACTGCTGCGCATCGCGAGGAAGGTAACCGGCCGATGAGCATGCAAACTGCCCTGTTCGACATTGCCGCGCCGACACCGCCGAAGAAGACGCCGAAGCGCCGCAGACCTGCCCCGGTTGTCGAACCCGCCCCGCCGACCGTCGCCACCACCGGCCGCACCTGGGTCATCACGTTCAACGCGCCCGCGCAGATGCTGTCGGTCAACTCCGGCAACCAGCACTGGCGCCGCACCTCGCCCATCCACAAGACGTGGCGGGAGGCGATGTACCTGCACGCCAAGGCCGCCAAGCTGCCAACCGGCCTGGCGCGGGTACGGCTCGACTTTGTACTCCGCTTCCCGCGTGCGGGTCGGATAGACGCCGGCAACTACTACACGCACGTCGTGAAGCCGTGTGTCGACGGCATCGGTCCGCCGATCGACAAGATGCGCGCCGGCAAACGCATCATCGCCGTCGGCTACGGGCTGATCCCTGACGACACCGCCGAATACCTCGACGGCCCTCATGTGGTGCTGGGCGAACCCCACCGGGACAAGGCGGCACCGTACGGCCAGGTGGTCGTCACCATCACCGATCTGTCCGGAGCCAGCAATGGCTGACCCATACATCGCCGCCGCCCGCAGCCGCTCCCACCTGGCCGCCCTGTGGCTGGCCAAACTGGCCACCGACGGTGTCGACATGCCGTCGCAAGTCCAGCAGTTTTTCACCTGCGACGTGCCGTACCTGCTTGCCCTCGCCCTACAGGACCGGCAGCCGACCAGTGCCTGCGAGGTGGTTGAAGCCACCCGCACCGCGGACCTGCTCGCCCAGCTGGTCGACCTGGCCCGGCTCGCCAACGACGCCACCGAAACGTCCGCCGACCCGGCGCTGTGGCGGGCGCGGGAATCCGACCTGCGGGAAGGGTTCGAGGCGTTGCCGCTGCGGCAGGTGCGCGCGTTGGCGGAGGTGGCGGTGCGGGCGCTGGCCGAAACCGGGTGGCCCGGCCCGGTCGCCGGCCCGAGCACCGAACAGGTGGTGCCGTGGTGGGCGCCGGAGTGGCGGGGGCCGGAACGGTGACCGCCTGGACAGTGGTGGCCGCCACCGGACACCGACCCCAGCATCTGCGGCCCGACAGCCACGAGTGGGTGCAGGCGCAGCTGCTGCGGATCGCGTTGAAGCTGCGCCGCGAATACAACACCGAGGTCGGCATCTCCGGCATGGCGCTGGGTGTCGACCAGTGGTGGGCCCGGGCGGTACTGGACGCCGAACTGGACCTGTGGTCGTACATCCCGTGTGAGCAGCAGGCCGACCGGTGGTCGGATGCCCAGCAGGCCGAATGGAAGCGGCTGCGGGCGATGGCAGTCAAGGAGCGAGTGTTCGGCGACTCCTACTCGCCACGTCTGCTGCACGCCCGCAACGACGGAATGATCGCCGACGCTGATGCGATGGTGGCGGTGCTGCGGCCCGGCAAGACGACCGGCGGCACCGCAAGCGCCGTGGAGAAGATCCGCACCCGGCGCGTCCCGCACATCCTTGTCGACCTCGACGCCCGCACGGTACGGCTCGTCGCGTCGCCACTCTCGCTGGTCGTCGAGATTCCCGCGCGCTGACGCAACCTCGCCGCGGCTCGCGACGTAGCACACACCACGAACATCCCTCGTAGCACGGAGATTGCCATGCCTGACCTTGCCGTAAGAATCGACGACCAATACGTGCCCCTGGCCGACTGTGACTGGGTGTTTCGGGAGCCGTGCGGCTGCCCGTTCGGCGTGATGTCCGCCGTCGCCCACTCCGGCCACATCATCGCCGCCGACGAAGGGGCGGCGTGGCAGGAGTTCTACGACACAGCCCGGGAACGCAACGCCGCCCGCAAGCAGGGCGTCACAGCCGAACTGATGACCCACGAGCGGTACGGCCGCGAGGTCATGCCGCTGATGCGCGGCGGCTCCGGTCATGCCTGCGGCAAGGCGGTGGCGTGATGGCTGACCTGACCCTCACCGGCCCGTACTTCGAGACGTTCGCAATGGACGAGGACCACCCGACCGGCGGGGTGGGCTTCATTTGCTCCACGTGCCGCCGGGACGTGTCCACCGACCCGTGCCCCGACCACGCCCCCGTGGAGGTTCCCGGACTGGCGCTGGTCGAATGCGAGAAGACGCCGCGGCACTGGGCGTGGGTGCTCGCGTCCGACGCCAACGGCTACGGCATTCCCTGCTGGCAGTGCATCACCGAAGAGGACTCGGCGCAGCGTCGTGCAGCCGAGGACGCCCGCCACGGGCACTGGTCGCGCCGCTGGCGGTACTGGCCCGTCGCCCAGTGGACGGCGCGGCGGGCACGCAGCCTCGGCGTCATCGGCGGCTACGGCCTGGCCCTGGAGGACCGCGGCTGGCGGCTGTTCGGTGTCCGACTCAAGGGTCGCCGTGACTACATCCTCGGCGCGCCAAGGGAAACCTGGCACTGCTGGCTGATCGGCCACCATCGGCGCGGCGAACAGGTCGGCCCCGGATTCTGTGGCAAGTGCGTGCCGTGGCCGTGCTGCGGATCCATCCGGGTTGAGCACCAGCCGGGATGCCGCGACAACGCGTGACGCCGCAACCTTCCGACCCACCTCGACGTAGCACCACATGACCCCAACCCGAACACCCTGGGGAGCCCCGCATGACCCTGTACCTGTCCGACACGCGCCCCGAACCCGACACCGACCCGCAGCCCGACCCGATCGACAACGTGATCGTCGCGTGGCTGGCCGACCACGACGATCTGCCCGTCAAATACACCGACGGCACCAGCTGGTGGACCACCACGACCGCCGCCGACCGGTACGCCTGGTACGCACTCATCGAAGCCACCGGCGACGGCAAACTGCGCATCAGCGGCGCCGGACCCCGTTACGGCAGCCGCCGGCACACCGTCATCAGCGAACCCGTGGCCATGTCCGGGCGCCTCGCAACCTTCGGCGACGGAATCGTCTTCAACCAGATCCTCGGCGACGCCGTCCACGACACGCTCGCCGCCGTCACCCACGCCCACCGGGCCGCAACCCGCAGCCACCGGCGGCCGTCGTGACCACCACCCTGTCCGACGCCGACCTGGACGTACTGCGGGCATACGCCGACGGCGAACACATCCCCGACATCGCCCTACGCCTCGGCGTCACCGTCGACGAAGCCGGCATCCGACTGGCCAACCTGTGCGGTGCGCACCGCGGCCACGCCCAGGACATCGTGCACGCCCACCGCACCCGCAGCACCCGGAGCGCGCTGTGACGCTGACGCCCACCTTTCAACCACCCGGCCGGCTCGTGCCGTTGGAGGAACTGTTCCCCACCGGCGACTGCCCCGAATGCGGCGGCATCGGCATTCCGCTGTACGGCCGCCGCAAAGTCGGGCCACACGGGCAGCACGTCAGACGCGGCGACCGGGTCGTCGAATCCGACACGCCCTGCGACGGGGCCGGCGGGCCAACCGCCGAAGACCTTGAGGTGCCGTCGCGGCGGCAGCAGACCAAGAACCAACCCACCGCCTGAAAGGACCCATCGCCATGTCCCTGCCCACCTTGAGCGGCGTCGGCCGGCTCATTGACGCTCCCGAGTTGCGCTTCACAAGCACCGGAAAAGCCGTGGCCAAGGTGCGTCTGGCCTTCAACTCCCGCAGGCGCAACGACGCGGGCGAATGGGTTGACGCGGATGTGTACTTCGTCGACGGCACGGTGTGGGACAAGCACGCCGAAAACGCCGCCGAGTCACTGAACAAGGGCGACGAGGTGATCGTTACCGGGCTGCTGAAGACCCGCAAGTACGAGACGAAGGACGGCGAGAAGCGCTCCGTCACCGAACTGGCCATCCAGTCCATCGGACCCTCGCTGGCGTTCGCCACGGCCAAGCCGCAGAAGGCGCAGCGTGGCGACGGGCCGAACGGGCGCAGCGGCGGCAACCAGTGGGCCGGCGCATCCGCGGTCAGTGACGAGGAGCCGCCCTTCTAGGCGGCACCGCACTGCAAACCCCACCGGTCGGCGCATAGGAGCAAAGACGTGACCCTCACCATCCACACAGACACGCAGTCATGAAGCGCAAGAGAGCCCGTCGCGTCGCCGAACACCGGCCCGCCAACCGTCGACGCCGATTTGCCCACGACGACCTGATCGCGGTCGACCTGTTCTCCGGATTCGGTGGCTTGACCCGGGGGATCGAAGCCGCCGGCTTCACGACGATCATGGCCGCGAACCACAACGCGTACAAGGTGGAAGTCCACGAGCGGAACCACCCCAACGCCGAGCACTGGATTGCCGACCTGGTAGACCCGGACGCGTCGGACTACCACTCCGCCGCCGACCTGCCGCCCGGCGACATCCTGGTGGCGGGGATCTCCTGCACCAACCACACACAGGCGAACACGAAGAAGGCGTACAAGCAGGGTCTGACCCTGTTCGACCTGCCGGAAGACGAGGAGTACGAGGAGCGGGTAACCCGCTCGGAGCGGGACCGGGCCACCGCGCTGTGCGTGCTCCAGTACGCCGCGCGGCACCGTCCGCGGATGATCCTGGTGGAGTGCACGACCGAGTTCCAGTCATGGGGGCCGGCCCGCCAGGACAAGCCGAAGATCGGCGACGGCAGCACCTACCGGTGGTGGCTGCGGGAGCTGGCCAAACTCGACTACCAGCGCAAGATCCTGTTCCTCAACTCGCAGTTCTTCGGCGTCCCGCAGTCGCGTGACCGGTGGTTCGGCGTGTTCTGGAACAAGGCCATACCCGCCCCGGATCTGGAGCACCGGCCGCTGTCGTGGTGCGGCCTGTGCGACGAGGTGCTGCCGGCCGTATGGACGTGGAAGACCGGCATCCCGCCGAGCGGGTCGGTGCGCTACGGCAAGCAGTACATCTACACCTGCCCACGCTGCCGCCGCGAGGTGGTCCCACCGATGGCCCCCTCGATCGGCGCACTCGACCTGAGCAACCTGGGCACCCGCATCGGTGACCGCGTCAAGCCGCTCGCGCCGGCGACGATGGCCCGCGCCGACCGCTGCCGGCAGCGGTTCGGGGAGTTCCCGGCCATCCTCATGCCCGCGAAGGCGACGCACGGCATCGAGCGGACCCCGTGGCAGCCGCTGGCGACCCAGACCAGCCAGCAGGAGACCGCGCTGCCGTCCACCGGCGAACGGGCCACGGTGGCGGTCACCGGTGGTGTCATCGCCGCGCACCGGCACAACGGCGACGGCCAGCACCTCGGCCGGCCGATGGACACGGTGACGACCACGCCGGAGAAGGCGCTGCTACTCGCCGCGGTCGCGAACTTCCAGGGCTCCCCCCGCGGCGTGAGCGAGGCGCTGCCGACGCAGGGCGGGTCGGAGACGTTGGGGCTGCTGACCGCGCGGGTGTTGCCGAACCGTACGAACGGCACCAGCCGCCACTGGGGCGAGCCGATGGAGACCCTCGTCGGTAACGCCGGCTCCGGTGGCCTATCCATCCTGTCAACGGGGGTGGTGCCGCTCCGTAAGAAGGGCGCCCCGCGTGGCGTGGACGAGCCGTTGCCGACGCAGGCCGGCACGGAAACCCTCAGCCTCCTGTCCGCGGGTGTCGTCCCGTTCAGGCGGAACACCGTTCCGACCGTCGCCACCGCTGAGGCCATGCCGACGGTCACCGCCGACCAAACGCCGGGCCTGCTCACCGCCGCCGGCATCATCAAGAACAACGGCTCGATCGAAGAGGCCGACTACCGTGCCCACCCGGTCACCGCACCGCTCGGTGCCGTGGTGGCGTCCGCGTCGAACCAGGCGCTGCTGACGTCCGGCTGGTGGGCCACGCAGACCGCAGAGGAGTGGCGACGGCGCATCAACGAGCTTCCCCTGGAGGACTGCTACTTCCGGATGCTCGGCCCACACGAGGTTGGCCGCGGGTGTGGGTTCGACGTCGACTTCCCCGACCACCAGGGCAGCTTCACCGTGTGGGGTAGCGCTCGCGATCAGGTCGACGGGTTCGGTAACGCCGTGTCGCCGCAGGTTGGGGAGTGGATCGGGAAGCGCCTCCGTGCTGCGTTACACGGCGAGGTGCGGGCGTGAACCCGAACCCCGCCGAACTTTCCGCCGCCGGACGCAACCCCAGACGTGGGCGTGACGTAGCACCACCCAGCCCACCCATCACGAGAGGACCCTCATGCCCGCCACGACCATCGCCCCACCCGGCCTGAAGTTCCGCGTCGAACGCGACGCCCTGGCCGACGCCGTGGCGTGGACCGCCAAGTCCCTGCCCACCCGACCGCAGGTGCCGGTCCTCGCTGGGGTGCTGCTGCGGGTCACCGATGGCACCCTCACGGTGGCTTCGTTCGATTACGAGACCTCCAGCGAAACGACGCTCGGCGTGCACTCCGACGCCGACGGCGCCGCGCTGGTGTCCGGACGCCTGCTCGCCGAAATCACCAAGGCACTGCCGGCCAAACCGGTCGATGTCGAGGCGCATGGCACCCACCTGGGACTCGTCTGCGGCAGCGCGCGTTTCACCCTGCCGACGATGCCCGTCGAGGACTACCCGGCACTGCCCGACATGCCCGCCCCCGCCGGCACGGTCGACGCGGCCACCTTCGCCTCGGCGGTCGCCCAGGTGGCGGTCGCCGCCGGCCGCGACGACACCCTGCCCATCCTCACCGGCGTCCTGCTCGAACTGGCCGGCTCGACGATGACACTGCTCGGCACCGACCGGTACCGGCTGGCGCTGCGCGAACTGCCGTGGCAGCCCGAGCAGCCGGGCACCGACCTGCGCGCCCTGGTGCCGGCGAAGGTGCTCGCCGACACCGCCAAGACACTCGGCCCGGTCGGCGGTGACGTCACCGTGGCCCTCTCGCGGGACAACGCCACCGCGGGCAACGGCATGGTCGGCTTCGCCGCCGGCACCCGCCAAACCACCTCCCGGCTGCTCGACGGCGACTTCCCCAAAGTGCGGACCCTGCTGCCCACCAGCCACAACGCTCGCGCCCGCATCCCGGTGGCCGCACTCGTCGAGGTGGTCCGCCGGGTCGCGCTCGTCGCCGACCGGGCCACACCCGTGCGGCTGTCGTTCAGTACGGACGGCCTGGTCGTGGAGGCCGGCGGCAGTGAAGACGCGCGGGCGAGCGAAGCCACCGACGCCGCGTACGAGGGCGAGCCGATGACGGTGGCGTTCAACCACGGCTACCTGCTCGACGGGCTTGCGTCGCTGCATGCCGAGACGGCGGTGCTGTCACTGACCGAGCCGCGCAAACCGGCGCTGCTCAACCCCGCCGACGGCGACGGCAACCCGGACAGCAGCCACCACTACATGCTCATGCCGATCCGCATCGGCGGCTGACCCACCACCAACCCGAAAGGACCCAGCCCGTGATTACCCTCCCGACCTGTGAACTGACCGGCATCCTCAACGACACCATCCCGTTCGCGTTGGACGACCCCGAATACCCCGAGTGGAATTGCATCCGCATCTGCTGGGACGGCGACCAGCTCCACACCCAGGCCCGCGACGAGGCACACGCCGCCTGGTCCCGCTGGCACCCCGATGACGACCCCGACCAGGGGTCGGCCCAGGAATCCCTGCTTGAACCGTACGGCGGCGACGACCAACCGTGGACCGTCGTCATCCGCCTAGCCGACGCCAAAGCCCTCACCAAGATGCACAAGGTCGACAAGAAGCAGATGTTCGCCCCCGTCGCCATCGGCGAAGACGCCGGCAACCTGCGGGTGCACCGCAACCGGCAACCCGGCCTGATGGCCATCACCACCACCATCGAAGGCCAGGAGGTCAAATTCCCTGACCTGGCCGCGGTTGTGACGCAGCACGACCGGGCCGACGCCGTACGCACTATCGCATTCACCCCCGGGCTGATCGCCCACTTCGGCCAGGTCCGCCCCCGCGGTCCGATGGAGGTCACCTTCACCGGGCAGCGTGGGCCGGCGATCGTTGCCATCGGAGACCGGTTCACCGGGCTCATCCAGCCGGTGCGGGCCGCAGTCGAGCAGGGTTTGAAGGCGGTGGCGTGATGGCCGACCCGACGGAAATCCAACGCGGCCACGCCCACAAGGCCACCGTCGTCGCCGTCGCCGAACGACACTGGTCTGACCCGATCCCGGACGAATTCCTGGCGCTGTTTGAGGCGGCCGGGCTGGTCATCGACGACAACGACCACACCGTCATTGCCTACCGTCACGGCCGGAAGATCGGCGCCGTGTGGGGTCCGGCCGTAGAAGGCCACTGGTTCGCCTACCGCAGCGACACCCCCTGCGCGACCTTCCCTGACCATGGTCAACAAGCCCGGCGGGTTGCCGACCGGGACGAAGGACTGCGTCACCTGCTCGACACGGAACAGGCGGCTACGTGACGACCGCCCCGTACCGCGTCGACGAGCGCCACACCATCCGCTACACCCTGCCCGGCAACACACCCGCCCCGGTCGGGGACCTCACCGCCGCCCTCGCAGATGCGCAACGCGACTACTGCGCCCGCAACCGATGCGCACCCGACCGCCTGCCGCACGACTGGGCGCAGGTGCGCGTCCAGGACGGGCACATCGTCATCACCTTCACCGTCGGGGCGGCGCCGCGGGTCGTCGACAGCAACGCGGCCACGCAGATCATGCCGCGGGTCCTCGGATGACACCCGGACCGGCACCGGTGCCGCACCCCGTCTACCCGACCGGCGGCCGGTGCCGCCACCGGCGTGACCCGTGCCCCGACTTCTGGTGCGGGCTCGCCGGACGGGTGGCGGGCCGGGATCCGGCACATCCGGGCGACGGCGGCGCAACCCCGGCGGGCGGCGCGACGTAGCAGGTGGTGGCCAACAACCCGATCAAGGAGACCGGAACTGCTTATGAACGCGTCCGACGCAGAACCCCGCACGCGGCAGCGACCTCGGATCGTCCCAGCCGGAGAACGATACGGGCGCCTCGTAACAACCACGACGCGCCTCGCTGGCGAGCCGCACGTCGAGGCGCGACCAGGTGTTCGCCGGCGCCGGGATACCGCGCAGCGCGCGGCTGATTGAAGACGACGGGCAGGACGACGGGCAGGGGACCTTGTTCGACATCGACGAGAGCGGAGGCGGGCGGTGACCGGGCAGCGCAACCCGCCCGCCTGCAGCCACTGGCTCAGCGGCACGCGGCGGCACTGCGGCAACCCGGACACCCGGCTGTACCTGGTCGGCCACCGGTGCGCGGAGCACACGCCGGCGCGGTTGGCCGGGCATCCGGAGCCGGTCACCGAGGCGCTCGGCGCCATCCAGCGCAACACCGCAACCTCAACCGCGAACGCGACGTAGGAGTCCGACGTGACCAACACGATCAGCACCGTCGAAGACGGCACGCCGTTCTCCCGTGCGCTCGACGCAGACTGGGCCGCCACCCTCGACAGCCTCAAGGTGCGCTGGACGTACGAGCAGGGTGTCTTCCATCTGTCGGACCAGAACGTGTGGGCCGCGGTTGGCACACCCGACGTGGCGCTTCCCTCTGGGGATCGCGACGACGTGCGCGACCCGATGTCCATCCACCTGCTCGCCCCCGACCCGGACGGCATGGCCACCTGGGCCGGCGCCAACCCGGCGCAGGACCTCATCCTCACGCACTGCCCCGCATGCGACGGACACACCTTCATGGACGTCAATGGCGCCTGGCAGTGCCGAATCTGCCACCACGGCGGCCGCGGCAACGACAACAAGTTCTGGCGCAAGGAGCACTACCGACCGGGTGAACTGCTGTTCATCCGGGCAACGGCTCTCGGCGAGCGCCCATGACCCGGGCCATCCAGTCCGCCACGGCGTTCCAGCGCGTCCTCGACGCACTGGCCGCCGTCACCGGCATGAGCCCGAAAGGCTCCGGACGCCAACGCAGCAGCCGATGCCCCGCCCACCACGACAACAGCCCCAGCCTGTCCATCACCGACGGCAACGACCGGGTCCTCATCAAATGCCACGCCCAATGCGACCTCGACGACATCCTCGCCGCGCTGCAACTCACCCGGGCCGACCTGTTCAACGAACCTCGCGAACGCGGCCACGCTCACATCAACGGCACCAAGCCGGCAGTCGTCGCCGAATACCCGTACCTCGACGAACGGGGCCAAGTGCTATTCGTCGTGGAACGCAAGCAGCCCAAGACATTCGTATGCAAACGCCCCGACGGCCGCGGCGGCTGGATCTACAAGGGCGCGATGGAGGGCGTGCGGAGGGTCCTCTACCGGCTGCCCGAAGTGGTCGCCGCTGTCAAAGCTGGCCAGCTCGTGTACGTCGTCGAGGGAGAAAAGGACGCCGACCGGCTCGCCGGACTCGGCCTGGTCGCCACCTGCAACCCGCACGGCGCCGGCCCCGGCAAGTGGCGTGACGACTATGCCCAGGCCCTACTTGGGGGCGAGGCGGTCGTCGTAGCCGACCGGGACGATGCCGGCCGCGCCCACGCCCGGATCGTCGTCGACAGCCTCCGACGCGCCGGCGTCAAAACCCATCTCGCGGAGCCGGCCTACGGCAAAGACGTATCCGAACACCTGGACTCCGGGCGCGACGTCGTCGACCTGATCACCATTGAGGGTGCGGGCGACGCCCCAACCGGCGGCGACGGCGGCGGGACGGAACTCACACCGCTGGTCGAACGCGAACTGCAGCGGCGGCGGGCAACCGCCGAAGCCGACCGCATCTTCGCCGTCGAGGTTGCCGAACGCGCCAAGAAAGACCTGTCCGAACTGCCCCGCGTCATGGACGGCGGCCAATTCCTTCTTGAAACCGATCCGCTCCCCGCGGCCATGTGGGGGGAGGGCGGCGACGTCCTGTGGGCGCGCGGCGAAGCACTCGTCATCGCCGGGCCGCAAGGTGTTGGCAAAACCACTCTGGCGGGCATGCTGCTACGTGCGACCGCCGGACTGCTGGACAAGGTACTTGGCTTTCCCGTGCAGGGTTGCGAACACCGGGTCGGGTATTTGGCCATGGACCGGCCGGAGCAGGCTCGCCGAAACCTGGGCCGCATGTTCACCGAGGAGGAACGGCCCGCGCTCGAAGAGTTCCTGCGATTCTGGACCGGCCCACCACCCACGGATGTCGCGGCCGAACCTGAGACCCTGCTGCGTTTGGCGCAGCAGATGGACGTCGACGTGCTGTTCGTCGACTCCTTGAAAGACGCCGCCGTCGGCCTGTCCAAGGACGAGGTCGGCGCCGGCTACAACCGGGCGCGGCAGCTATGCCTCGCCGAAGGCATCCAACTGGTTGAGCTGCATCACATGGTCAAGAACGGCGCGGACGGGAAAGCCCCGAAGCAGCTTCGTGACGTGTATGGCTCCACCTGGATCACCTCCGGCGCCGGCTCGGTGATCGTCCTGTGGGGCGACGCCGGTGACCCGATCGTCGAGTTCCACCACCTGAAGCAGCCGATGAACGAGGTCGGGCCCTTCAAGATCATGCACGACCGGGCCACGGGGTTGGCTTCCGTCTACCACGACGAGGAAACCGACCTGGTTGCCCTGGCTCGACGGTGCGCAAGCGGTGGCGTCTCAGCGCGCGATGCCGCCACCTGCCTCTACGACACCGAGAAGCCGAGCAAGTCTCAGGTTGAGAAGGCCCGGCGCAAGCTCGACGACCACACCGAGAAGGGTCTGCTGGTTCGCCGGCCGCCGTCCGACGGGTCGGTGGTTGGTCGCGGCGCGGCGGACCTGTGGTACCCGGCCGCTCCGAATCAGTGGATCGAAGGCGAGTGGACGGAGCGGTACCGATGAGGACGAGTCCCACCACCTGTGTGCCCATCACCCGTTTGTGGGATGGATCGGGCAACGGTTCGGCGGACCCTCAAGAAGTCACGTTTGAAGCATCGAAGCGTGACTTTCTCCGTGACTTTTCTACCAGGGAAAACAGGGTTAAGTCACGGTCAACGCATCGAAGCGTGACTTTCTCTCGTGACTTCGTCCCAACATGTGGAAGAAGTCACGCCAAGAAGTCACGTTCGAGACATCGAAGCGTGACTTTCTAATGTTTCCGCAGGTCAAAAAGTCACGCGGAAAGTCACGCGATCTTGCTGCCGCCCCCCTAAAGGGGGGCGGGAGGCGGCTGCCGGGATGTCCGAAATAGGCCACATACAACCAAGAGGATCCGGTAACAACCAGAAAGAGAAGAGCCCCCGTGCCCAAGCCCACCCCGCTCGGCGCCGCGCTGCCGGCCGCCATCGAACACATCACCGACCGGTCCGCAACGGAAGCAGGCGTCCGCGACGCCTGGTACACGTGGATCACCCAGTACGACGTCACATCCGCCGCGATCATCCACGGCGCGATCAAAGAAGCCGTTACCGAATGGCTCAACCGGCACGGCCACGAAGTGTTCGCCAGTGACCCGGTAAGGCGCGCGTCGTGAACGGATATCCACACGTCCACCTGCGGATCTATCCCCTGACCTGGCGCATCCTGGCCCGCGGCGGCTGGTACCGCGCCGTGCCCTTCTTTGAGCTTGCCGACGTCGACCGGCTCGTAACGTTTCGTCGACGCGAATGGCTTGCCGGGATCACCGCCTCACGGCAGACGCCTTGGGTGCCCGGCGACACGGCTGCCTCGCAGGACCCGTCGTGACGATCCCCCGCCCCTGGCGCCGCATCGCCGCCCACGCCGTCGCCGCCGGCTGGACGATCCGCCGCACCCGCCGCGGCCACCTGCTGTGGACCGCACCGGACGGCACCCGGGTGGTCACCGCCGGCACCCCGTCGGACTGGCGAAGCCTGCGCAACGACCTGGCGCAGCTGCGCAGGGCCGGCCTGACGGTCAGGGACGGGGTGTGATCCATGAATGGTTGTGACCTGCGGCGCAACAAAATCCGCGCCGGGACGCAACCTTCCGACGAGCCTCGACGTAGCACCCCGTGACCGCCCCTCCACCGCACCGGAAGTGACCAAGATGATCACCAGAACGAAGCCCCCACCGGCCCGGTCCGCCATCGTCGAGCGCTACGCCGTCGCGATCCTGGTCGACGCGGTCGAGTGTCTGGATGAGGCCGACCTGGATCGGCTGCCGGATCCGCTGCCGAACCGGGAGGTGTACCGGGCGGCGATCCGGCTGGCGCTGACGATGGCTGCGGCGATCCGCGCCAACCCGGGTGCGGTGCTGGCGCTGGTGCCGGCGTCCGGCGGGTCGGGGGCGGAGCTGTGATGGGCGCCCCGCATGCACTCGCCGTGTCAGGAGCCAAGATCCGGCCTCAAATGTGCGCGCGGATGTTCGGACCGGTCCGACGCCGGATTTTCCGGCAGGCGGGTGCAACCCCTTGGCGATCCGCGACGTACCCACCCGTGACCGAACCCGCCAGCTCACCCAGGAGCCGTGAAATCCGATGACCCAGACCCGACCAACCACCGAACCGGCCGCTGCGGCGACAGCACGGCAGGACGACGCGCAACGCATGCGTGACGCCGCCGGCACCCGCGCCACGGAGGATCTGCCGCATGGGTGCCGTTGCGGCGCGCGCTGGTCCGGTTCGAACACGGCCCATTGCGGGGCACAGTGCCATCGAACTTTTTCGGGCATCCGACCCTTCGATGATCATCGCCGCGATGGCGTGTGTGTTGATCCGGCCACGATCGGCATGTCGCTGGTACCGGGCCGCGCCTACGAGTGCTGGGGCTCCGTCGCTGAGGTGGCGACGTGAGCGACGGCCTGCCACGTGTTGCCCACGGCTACGAGGTGACCGTGACGGTGCGTCGCCCCGATCCGCGTCACACGGCGTCCTGGTGCCGGGAGGGTGTCGCGCACGATCACCGGGCGTGCGGCCCGCTCTGGAACTCCACCGACCCGCGCGACGTCGAGGAGGCCGCACGATGGGTTGGTGATCAGATCCGTGAACGGCCTGATCGGACCGATGGCCTACACGGCCTCGCCGTTGACGCGATCCGCGAGCTACGCGCCCCGTACGGTCCGCTCGGGGATGGCTCGTTGAGGAGCGGCAGCGCGAGTGAGATCGCCGACGCTGTCCTCGCTGCCGTGCTGCCCGCCCACCGCAGCCAGGTACTCGCCGAGGCGGTCGGCAGCCTCCAGCCGGACATCGACTGGCAGCGGCGCATGTACGGCGATGGCGCAGACCGCCTCGCGATCGGGCGCCTGGTCGGCATGGAGGATGCCCAGCAGGCGATCCGGCGTCTTGCCGAGAGCACCCCGCCGGCCGCCCGCACAGCGTCGCAGGGCGTCCAGGACGCTCCGGAGGTAGCCCAGGGCACCCCGGAGCCGCTGAGGCCACCTGAGCCCCCCGCCACCTCCGACGAGCCGACCGGTACGGGTGCCGACACCTGGCACGTCGGCCGCTCGTGGACCGGCCATCGCCTTGAGGACGGCTGCCCCTGCTCGAAGGGGGCGTGCGGGCTCGCGGCCGAACCGTTCGACCCGACCTGCCTTCAGCATCCGCAAGCGCGGGCGAAAACGATTCGGCAGGGTCATCGCGCCGCCGACTGCCCCGGCGCCGCCGCCCGCCGGGCATTCGCCGACCTCGCCGCCCAGTTCGGCGCGAAGGAGGAAACGCCGTGAGTGCACAGACTCCCGTGGCCGAGCAGATCCCCGAGAATGTCTACTTCGATGCCGCATTGGCGTTGGTCATCGCCCAAAGCACGCCGCCGATTCACCTTGAATGGACCAGGACGCAGGCCGAGCGCATTTCGCGACGTCGCGACCACCGCGCCGCTGTTGAAAGCGCCTACCGCGCTGGGCGAGGTAGAACTCAGGCCGAATCAGTGGGCCGCATGGTGCCGGACGGAGACGACCGTGGCTGATGGCGAATGGAGGGCTGAGATCGTGTACGACGCGGACGGCACCCAACCGCCGGTGACCCTCACTGGTGCCAGGATTTCGTCGCAGCTGCGACCCGCCGGTGATGGTTTCTGCTCCGCCTTGGTGGTCGTGTCGGACGAGGAGGACAGGACGGTGGAGGTGTTTCAGGCGGCCCGGGTGTATTCGATCCGCAAGCGGAGGGTTGTGGCCGCCGACGGAAGCGAGGCGGCACCAACGGCACCCGGAACGTGAACCGGCCCCGGCGACTCCACCCGCCGAGGCCGACCCCCACCACACCCGACCAGGACCGACCCACGAGTGATCACCGCATGGTAGCCGCCACCAGCACATCCGGAGATCACCTTGACGAACGACACCCCGTCCTACCCTTTGTGCCGCACCCCGGCCTGCCGGACAACCAAGACGCCCGGATATGCCGACCGCGGGCTGTGCCAGTACCACGAAACCGCCGGCCTTGAGGCCATCGAAGCGTTGCCCGGCGACTGGGCCGACCTGCAGCCGCTGGTCTGGGACAAGGCCGACCTCGGCATGACCGACGGCGGCCTGGTGCCGTTTGGCCCCACCCTGCCGATCGACCTGGCCGCCGACGCGCTAGCCCGCGAACTGGCCTACACCGCGGTGGTGTGGGAGATCGCGGTGCGGGAGCGGGCCGGCCTGTCCGACTCGATCGGCCAGGACGTGATGCCCGGCGGCCCGGAGCTCGCGGCCGCCGCCCGCACCCTGGCCGCGCACTACAGCGTGCTGCTCGCGCTCGGACCCGTCGACCACGAGACGTACGACCGGCACGAGGCCACCGCCGACGGCGTCGACGCGGTCATCAACCTGACCGGGCTGCACAAGAAGGCCCGCGCCCACATCGGCGCCGACGCCCGCACCACCAACGTCGCCGGGGTCTGCCCCAACTGCGGCGCCGAAGAACTCCGGCACCGCGACGGCGGGGACGTGCGCTGCGCTCGGTGCCGTACCTGCTGGTCGTACGAGGCGTACCTCGACTACATCGTCATCGTCCCGCTGGCGGCCGTGTGACCGGCTGGCCGTGGCCGGCCGACACCGAACTGGTACGGGCGCGGAAGGTGGCCATCGCCTACCGGGAGCATCTGCGCGCCACCAACCCGCAGGTGTGCGCCGCGCTGGATGAGGCGATGCGCGCCTACGGCCAGTTTTGGCTGCTGCCCCGGCAGGAGGTGTACGAGCCGACCCAGGCCATCACCGCCGACCTGGCCGCGGAGCTGGTGTCGCGGTCGGAGGCGATGATCCGCCGCTGGGCGTGCACTCCCCACCCGGACGAGCCGGGGCGGATGCTGCTGCCGCGGTTCGGGTGGGACGGGCCGCGGCGCACCTTCCTGGTGGCGGACGTGTTGGAGGCGGCGCGGGTGGCGAACGCCCGGCTGCGGTACCGCCGCGACACGCCGGCATGACGCGACTTGACGGGTCCGCGCACAGGCTGTAACACTGGCGCGCGTCGGAGTCTGCCCAGCGCAGACCGCCTGCGACCAGCGCCCACCAGCCGATCCGGCCAGGTGGGCGTTTTCGCGTTCATGCCCCCGCCGGGGCCAGTCCCCCCGGAGGTTGACCGCCCGTGTCCGACGCTGCCCGCGCCGCCGCCCTGCAGTCCGCCGTCCGATTCCACGGCTACGTCGGCGACCTGGATCTGCGCTGCGGTGTGGACGCCGGCCACACCATCGCCGCCGGCCAGATCTCCGTGCTGGACACCGCCGAGGTGTTCCTGGCCTGGCTGCGCGGCCCCGCCCACCTCGCCTTGACGGCCGGCCCGGTCGTCGACCAAACCAGCGGGCTCCCCACCGGGACCCCCATCTCTGAAGGAGTGCCCGTGCAGATCCACGACAATGAGCAGTTCGACGTCACCGTCACCGCCGAGGACGCGAAGGGTTTCGCCACCGCTGACGCGGTCACGTTCGTCTCCTCCGACGAGACGGTGTTCACCGTCGTCGCCGGCGCCGACCCGATGACCAGCACGGTCGTCGCGGGTGTGCCCGGGTCGGCGGTGCTGACCGTGTCGGACGGCACCCTGTCGGCGACCCTGGCCGTCGATGTCGTACCGGCGGGCGCGGCGACGATCGCCCTGTCCGAGGGTCCGGTCACCGTCCAGCCGTAGCTCGAGCATCGGGCCGGCCGGGCCCGAGTGTGGCGCCCTTCCCCAACGGGAGCCGCCCCCGCCGGCCGGCCCGGCTGGGCGTGCGTGGCCGGTACGTCGACTGTCCGGCCACGCGCCCCAACCCCACGCCGCGGGAGGTTGCCGTGGCTCACCTGTGGGCGTGGTTCACCGCCGCGGTGTGGCCGAACCTGGTGGCGTCCCTGCTGTCGCTGCCACCCGCGCTGCTCTGGCATCACATGCGGATCCGGCGACGACTGGACGCCATCCACCGGCATGTCGCTGCGGCACCCGACGCCACCGGGGGCGGCATCGATCCCCGCAACGACCATCAACCCGCAGAGCAAGAGGGGACTGCCCCGTGCGTGTCCAGTTAGGCAATCCGGCCGCGAAGGCGGCCTACCGCGACGAGAACGGGGAGCTGCACCACCGCGCCGTCGACGGTGCCCGCGTCACCACCGTCGTCATCCCCGACTCGTACACGCTGGTGGATGCGGTCTCGGCGGTCCTGGCGCAGGACGGGGCGTGGAATCACCACACCCAGGGCGACAACCCGGGTGATGTGACCCCGGATTGGGTGGAGTCCGACAACGAGGCGCTTGGCACGCTGCTCGCCTCCCACTTCGGCTGCCCGGCCGGCCGGCCGGCCGACTGGGACGGGGAGGAGTGACCGGTGCTTGTCAACTCGGGTAGGGATTTGCAGGCGCTGGTGATGGGCGGGGACACGACCGCTCTGGCCGGCACCGCCACCGCCACTTCCGCGACGTCGCTCACGTCGTCCGGTTTCACCGCGAGCGCCTACATCGGGCACATCGTGGTGGCCGGCAACTCCGCGGCCACCTTCACCTACGGCGTGATCACCGCCAACACCACGACGGTGTTGACGGTGGACCGCTGGTACAACCCGGCCAGCCCGGGCGGCACGGCGGCATCCACGCCGTCGGCGACCGCGCCGTTCATCATCACCCCGTACGGAGCGGGCGCGCCGTTCATGGCGTTGACCGCGAACTCGTCGGCCGCCGCGGGCGCTGACACCACCCTCGCCGGTGAGATCACCACCTCGGGCGGCGGGCTGATCCGCAAGCTGGCCACCTACGCGCACACCGCGGGCGTGGCCTCGTACACGTTGACCGGTGCCTACACCGCGAACGGGTCAGACTCGCTGCCCGTCACAATCGCCAAGATCGGACTGTTCTCGTCGATCACCAGCGGAACCATGGCGTTCGAGACACTGCTCAACGCCACGGCCACGCTCAGCGCCTCAGGCGACCAATTGACCGTGACCGATACGATAACTCAGTCCTAGTTCGTCCGGTTTCGGACGGGGGTCGTCAGGCACCGCTCGACGGTCCATCCGTGGTGCAGTCGCAGGTACAGGGTGCCGGACTGAATCCCCAGTGCCCGCGACCACTCCGCCACGGTCATCCGCCTACCATCCCACTCCAGGATCCGGAGGCGCCCGCCATGCAGGTGTGGACCTACCCACTACAGCCGCAGCCGATTGCCAGCGGCACCCCCCTGGCCTCTTCGGTCACACTGACCGACATCAGCCCCGCGCCGCAGGTCGTCATCCCGGCGAACTTCCTGCAGCCCACCATGAAGATCATGGTGAAGGCGGCCTGCGTCTTTTCCAACACCTCCACGCCGACACTGCTGACCGGGGTGTACTACGGCGGGGTGGCCGGCACCGCACTGGCGGCCACGTCGGCGGTCACCACCACCACGGGCGCCACCAACTGGCCGCTGACGGTGTACTACTACGGCCGGGTCCGCACCATCGGCTCCAGCGGCACCATCATGGGGTGGGGCTGGGTTGACCTGTCGACATCCCTGACCGCCTACACCCACCGCCCGATCCCCGAGACGGCGCTGGCCACGGTGACGATCGACACCACCGCGGCGAAGGCGCTCACGTTGGGCGCCCAGTGGGGCACGTCGTCGTCGTCGAACACGATCACCTGCGTCGACTTCGACGTGCAGATCGCCGGCTGACTTCTGACCGGTTCGGAGGCAGAGTCCGACCGGCGGGGGTGAGCGGTGCCCACCCTCATCACCCACTATGAGGTGTACTCAGGTGGCGTCAACAACAACACCCTGACGACGCCTAGCTTCACGCCGTCCAACGGCGAAGTCCTGGTTGTCAAGCTCAACACTTGGGACACCGCCAACGGGATGAACGCCCCCACGGGCGGCTCCCAGACCTACCAGGCCGCCCCGGGGGCGGTCGCCCCGGGCGGGTTCAACGGCTGGGTCGGCATCTGGGTGGCCACGGTCTCCGGCTCCCCCGGGTCGATGACGGTGTCGTCAGCGCCGGCCACCGCCGGCAACACCGAACATGCCATGGTGGTCGAGCGGTGGTCCGGCGCGCAGTTGGCCGCCACTCCGGTCAGTAACTCCACCACCGGCGTCAGCAGCCTGCCGCAGAACTCCCTGACCACCACGGCGACCAACAGCGTCATCTCGTGGGTCATCTCCGACGCCCAGTCGATCAACCCCGCCACCCGCGCCTACCTGCTCAGTGGCGTCGAGGACGGCCTGTTCGATGGCCACGTCGGCGCGAATGGTGTCTTCTATTTCGCGTACAGCGGCAGCGGTGCCGTCACCACGGCCGGGTCCTACACGTACGGCATGTCGGCGCCGACCGGCCAGATCTGGGTCATGGCCGGCGTTGAGGTCCAGGACAACACCCCGCCGGCCGGTGCCACCGCAACCCCGTGGGGCCAGCCCGGTCCGGCCCGGCTCTCCCCGACCGGCCGGTGGCAGCCGCAGCAGTTCCCCGCCGACGTATCGTCGGGGCCGGCCAACCTGACCCGCACCGCCGCGGACACAGCGCAGGCGGCCGACTCGGCGTCAGCGTCGGTGATCCTTGCCCGCACCGCCAGCGACACGGCCCAGGCCGGCGACACCGCCCCACGGGTCCTCGCCATCGCCCGCACCGCGGGCGACACAGCCGCCGCCAGCGATACCGCCACTCGTGCGGCCGCGGCGCTCACCCGCACGGGATCCGACACCGCCCTGGCGTCGGACACGGCTACGCGGGCAGTGGTCGAATCCCGGACAGCTACCGACGCGGCCGTGGCGACCGACACCGCCAGCCGTGCGCTGCAGGCGGCCCGTGCCGCCACTGACACCGCCCTGGCGTCCGACGCGGCGACCCGAGCCGCCCTCAACCTCACCCGCACCGCTGCTGACGCCGCCCTCGGTTCGGATACCGCAACCCGGGCCGTCACGTTCGCACGGACGGCCACCGATGCGGCGCAGGCCATCGACACGGCTGCTAGAGCGTCAATCCTGACCCGCGCGTCGAGCGACACCGCAGCGGCCACGGACAGCGCGGTGCGTGGTCTCGCCTCGGCCCGCGCGGCCGGTGACACTGCCGCCGCAACGGACGCGGCCATCAGGGCGGCACTGGCGTTGGCCCGTACCGCGGCGGATGCCGCACAGGCGTCCGACGCGGCGATCCGCAGCCTCACGCTGGCCCGGGCACCGACCGATGCGGCCCTGATCTCCGACTCGGCCGGCCGGTCGCTCGCGACCCCCCGCAGCGCAGCCGACGCGGCCCTGGCATCGGATGCCTCGACACGCACGCCCGGGCTGGTCCGCACGGCCAGCGATACCGCGCTGGCGTCTGACAGCGCCACCGGAACCGCAGGCGGCGGCCTGGTCCGCAGCTCCACCGACGCCGCCGACGCCGCCGACGCGGCCACCCGGCTGCTGGTCATCGCCCGGACGGCCACCGACCAGGGTCAAGCCAGCGACACCGCAACCCGGGTGCTCGCCGACACCCGCAGCGCATCGGACACCGCCGCCGCCACAGACTCGACCGCTGGCACGGTCGTCGTGGCGCGGTCGGCCGGTGACGCCGCCGCAGCGTCGGATGGAGCTACCCGCGGGGCGCTGACGGCTGCCCGCACTGGTGCCGATGCCGCGTCGGCGGCGGATTCCGCCGCCCGGCAGGTTGTCGACGTCCGTGCGGCGAGTGACGTTGCCCAGTCGCAGGACGCTGCTGTCGCCTCCGCTGGGCAGTCTGGTACCGCGAGTGACGCGGCGTCGGCTACCGATGCAGCCGCCAGGGGCGCGTTGGTCGTGGCCCGCGCCGCGCCAGACTCTGCTATCGCGGCGGACGCCGGCACGCGACTGTTCGTTCTGGTCAGGTCGACGGCGGATGCTGCGGTCGCTGTCGATGTTGCCGTTGTGCAGGGTGCCGGCGGGGTTCGGTTCCTGCCGTCGTTTGGGCGGGTGCTGACCAAGTGGCTGCTGGCGATGACCGGGGCGTTGGCCGACCAGATGTCCACCCCGGCGACGAAGTGGACCTTCGGGGGTGGCCTGTTGGCGAGCATCCCCGCGGTGTCCACCGAGTTCGTCCGGGTTGAGGTGGCCGCCACCGCCAACGGCGTGCCGGTGGATCCCACCTCCGACACGGTGCAGATGGCGTTTCTGTCCACCTTCGCCGAACCCGGTTCGGGTGACTGGAAGTCGGCGTCGTGGGACTCCGCCAACGGCCGCTACTACGCGCAGGCGCTGGTCGGACCCACCGGCGGCGTGGTCACCCTGGCGCCCGGCACCTGGTACGTGTGGGTCCGCATCGTGGCCAGCCCAGAAACCGTGATCCGCAACCCTGGACAGATCCAGATCACCTAATTACCGCCCGGTTCAAGTGGTCCGGATTCCGGGATTGGGGACTCAGGCCGGGTGGTAATCGTTCCAGTCCATCCATGACAGCGGTCGTTTTCGGGGGTTCGCATGACAGACCCCGACAAGCGGTACTGCGGCGGCAAGAAGCGCCAGGGCGAGGGGACCTGCACTCGGCCACCGGGCTGGGGTACGGCCCATGCGGGCGCGGGCCGCTGCAAGCTCCACGGCGGGTCCGCGCCATCGGGGCGAGTGGCGGGGGCGACCGAACTCGCCCGCCGGGCGATGGAAACGTACGGTGTCAAGGTCGATACCAACCCCATAGAGGCGTTGCTGGACGAGGTGCGTTGGACCGCTGGGCATGTTGCCTGGCTGCGGGAACGCGTCCAGCAGACCGAGCAGGACGCTCTGGTATGGGGACAGACCGAGGCGGTCAACAAGCAGGCCAGCGAGTACCCAGGTCTCGACACCACTGAGGCGGCCAAGCCGAACGTCTGGCTCGTGCTGTACCAGCAGGAACGCAAACACCTGGTGGATGTATGCAAGGCAGCCATCTCGGCCGGCATCGCCGAACGGCAGGTGCAGCTCGCCGAGGAACAGGGCCGCATGCTCGCCGACGTGATCCGGGCCGTTCTCGGCGATCTCGGCCTAACTGCCGAGCAGCGCGCCAGGGCAGAGGTTGTGGTGCCGCAACGACTGCGGGCGGTCGCCTGAGCGGGTGAGCGCGATGTTGTTGACTGATCGGCTGTCGCCGTGGGAAGTGGCGGCGCGCCTGTTCGGCGAGCTTCGGCCGCCGTGGCGGCAGATTGCCCGACCGGAGCAGTTGGCGCCCGACGGAACGTGGCTGACCTGGGCCTACTGTGCCGGGCGAGGCGCGGGCAAGACCAGGGCTGCCGCCGAGTGGGCACACGAGCGGGCCATGAGCACCCCGGGCGTGCGGATCGCCCTGGTTGGCCGTACGCCCGCCGATGTGCGTGACGTCATGATCGAGGGCGAGTCGGGCATCCTCGCCATTGCCGGCCGTGACCGACCCGTCTACCAGTCCACCAAGCGGCGGCTGACGTGGCCGAACGGGTCCACCGCGCATACCTACTCCGCCGAGGTGCCGGCGCAGCTGCGCGGACCGCAGCATCATTACGCCTGGGCGGACGAGGCGGCCGCCTGGACGGATGCCCCGAAGGGCGACGCCCTGGACACCGCCTGGAACAACCTGATGCTCGGGCTGCGGCTGGGTGCCTCACCGCGGTGCGTGGTGACCACCACCCCGAAACCGAACGCCCTGACCCGCACCATCCTGGCCCGACCGTCTACCGTCGTCACCCGCGGCACCACCTACGACAACCTGACCAACCTTGCCCCGTCGTTCCGCGACGAGGTGCTGGCCACGTATGAAGGCACCCGCATCGGCCGGCAGGAACTGCTCGGCGAGGTTCTCGACGACGTTGAGGGTGCGCTGTGGACCCTCGGCCTGATCGACGAATGCCGGGTCGGCCAGGCGCCGGACATGCGTCGCATCGTGGTGGCGGTCGACCCGTCCGGTGGGTCGGGACCCAACCACGACGAGCAGGGCATCATCGTGGCCGGCATCGGCATCGACGGCGAGTTGTACGTGCTGGCGGACCGGTCGTGCAGCCTGTCCCCGCACGGCTGGGCATCCCGCGCGGTCGGTGCGTTCCACGAGTTCTCCGCCGACCGGATCGTCGCCGAACGCAACTACGGTGGCGATATGGTGGAGTCGACCATCCGGCAGGTTGATGCCAACGTCCCGGTGAAGGTCATCACCGCGTCTCGCGGCAAGGTGCAACGCGCCGAGCCGCTGGCCGCCCTGTACGAGCAGCGCCGCGCCCACCATGTGGGGGCGCTGCCGAAACTCGAAGACCAGATGACCACCTGGACCCCGCTGGACGGCACCAGCCCGGACCGCATGGACGCCCTGGTGTGGGCGGGGGCCGAGTTGACCGACAACTTCAGCGCGCAGGCGTGGATTGAGCACTTCCGCCGAAAAGCTGAAGCGACCGCCGATGCGGAGGCGGCCGCTGCGGGCGAGCCGAGCCAGCCGGCGGCGCCCGTTGAGGATCCGGTGGCCATCCGCAAACGCATCCGCGACGCCGCCCACCGGAGCCAAACCAGGTAAGAGGGGGAGACGCCGGCATGGCCGTACGCCCCTCCACCCGCCGCGGGCAAACCCCGAAGCGACGCTCCACCTCGGTCGCGGTCAACAAGGCGTACAACTCGGCCGAGCCGCCGGAGATGGCCGCGGGTGAGCGCGCCGCCGGCATGGACGTCACCCGGCCCTTCAGCCCAGGTGAGCCGATCGGCCCGTACGAGGGGTACAGCCGGCACCCGCGGCAGCGGGAGTTCGTTACCGGCTACAACATCGCCGCCCGGCCCAGGTCGCATGAGCGGGTCGCGTTCGACACACTCAAGGGCCTGATCGAGGCGTACGACGTCGCGTCGATCTGCATCTGGCACCGCATCGACTCGATCCGCGCCCTGGACTGGTCGCTGGTGCCGGTGCGTGGCTTCGCAGGCGACGCCGACGACGTCATCGACCACGGCATGCGGGCGCTGGAGAAGCCGGACGGGGAAACCCCCTTCCACTCGTGGCTGGCGAAGTGGTTGTACGACGTCCTCGCCTACGACGCCGGCTGCCTGTACCGCACCCGCAACCGCCGCGGTGACGTGGTGGGGCTGTCCACCGTGGACGGCACCAGCGTGGCGCCGCTGCTGGACTACTGGGGCCGCTCGCCCAAGCCACCGGCCGAGGCGTACGTCCAGTATGTGAATGGCCTGCCGTGGAACTGGCTGACCCGCGACGACCTGATCTACGAGCCGTTCCGGCCCATCACCGGCAGCGTGTACGGCCGGGCGCCGTTGGAAAGCATCCTGCTCAACGCCAACACCGACCTGCGGTTCCAGGCATACTTTTTGCAAAGATTTACGGAAGGCAATATCCCGGCGGCGTTCGCCAGCGCACCGGAAACGTGGACGCCGAGCCAGATCGAGCAGTTCCAGGAGTATTGGGACGCGTTCATGCTCGGCGACCAGACGGTCAAGTCGCAGATCAAGTGGATCCCCGGCGGTTCCACGATTGCGTGGTCCAACGAGAAGGAGTTCCAGGACCACTTCAGCCTGTTTCTGATGCGGAAAACAGCGGCCGCGTACCACGTGGTGCCGGCCGACCTGGGTTTCACCGAGGACGTCAACCGTTCCTCCGGTGAGACGCAGGGCGATGTGCAGCACCGCATCGGCGACCTGCCGCTGATCGGGCACGTGCAGAGCATCCTGTCGCACTACCTGCGCCACGACCTCGGTCTGCCAATCAAGTTCGCGTTCGACACCGGCCAGGAGAAGGACGACCGGCTCACCCAGGCGCAGGCGTGGCAGATCTACGTGGCCACCGGCGCGGCGAGTCCCGACGAGATGCGGGAGGAACTGCTCGGCCTGCCCGGCGACCCGGGCCGTCCGACGCCCCGGTTCTACGCCACCACCCGCTCCGGTCCGATCCCGCTGCTGGCGATCGACGGGGTGGCCGGAAAGGTGGACCCGGAAACGTTCGGGCCGCGCGTCGACCAGCCGATCATCTACCAGCCGTTCGTGGCGCCGCCCGGTGTGGTGGCCGCCGAAGGCACCACCGACCACACGGCGTCGATGCAGGCCGAAGACGGATATCAGATGGCGGTGCGGCAGCAGCTTGAGGCGCAGGACAACGCGCAGCCGCTGGCGCCGGTGGTGAAGGACGGCCCGACCGTTGGTGTCACCACCCAGACCGGCATCACCTCCTACGACCTGATCGGGCACGACGACGACGAGCAGGAGACGCCCGCCGATCTGGTGAAGCGGGAGATGGTGGCGTTCCGCCGGTTCCGCACCGCCCGCCGTCGCGACGGCCGGTGGCGCGACTTCAAGTTCGGGCACGTCGATCCGGTTCGGGCGCATCGGCTGAACGACGCCGGCCGGTTGGCGGTGCGTAAGGCCGCCGGCGAGGTGGCGGTCGCCGGGCTCGCGGTGCGCGCGGCCGACACCGGCCGGGTGCTGATGCTGCAGCGGGCGCTCGATGACGAGGATCCCGCCGGTGGTACATGGGAGTTCCCGGGCGGCCACCTGGACGGCGACGAGACACCACTGCAGGCAGCCTGGCGGGAGTGGGCTGAGGAAACCCGGGCCATCCCGCCGCCCGGCCAGCAGACCGGGTCGTGGACCGCGGGCGATGGCATCTATGAGGGCATCGTGTGGACGGTGCCGGACGAGGCGCATGTGCCTGTGCACACTGGCCGCGATCAGATCGACAACCCGGACGACCCGGACGGCGACGCCGTCGAAGCGATCGCCTGGTGGGATCCGGAGCAGCTGGCCGGCAACCCGGCGGTACGCCCGGAGCTACTCGACTCGCTCGGCGACGTACTGACCGCGCTTGGCGTGGAGTCGGCTTCCGAGCCGGACCTGGAGCAGTTGGAGAAGGCGGCCGATGCCGACCCAAAAGCCCCGGCCCTGATCGGGGCTGGCCAGGGTGGGATTGGGACGCGCGGGTAGCCGACCACTGGGCGCCGCGCATCGCCGACGCGACCGCCGGGACGCTGACCGCCGACCAGGCGCGGCAGATCGCTGGCGACTTCGAGACCGACGGCAGCGACCGGGACCGCGTCGCCTTGGTCGCTGCCGTCGCCCTGTGGATGGCCAGCCAGGGTGTGGACCCGGTCGAAGGGCTGGCCGTCCTACTGCCGGGGCTCTACGTCGATGGCTGGCTCGTCGGCGCTGCGTCGGCGCGGGCGATGGTCGACGGCGCGCCGCTGGACCTCGGCGACTGGACGCCGGGTGACACGGCTGTCGCTCAGGCCCAGATCGAGGCGCTCGGCGTATCCGCCGGGCTCGCGACCCTGCTGGACGGTGTGCCGGACGCGGCCCGGGACATCGCCGACGGACGGTTGAAGGATCTGGCCCGGGTGCTCATCGACGGCACCGACGCCGGGGATCCGGCCGATGTGGTCGGCGACGCGCTGCTTGAGGAAGCCGGTGACCCGGCGCGCGCCGCGGCGGTAGCGACAGGTGCCGTGGTGACAGCGGCCGGGCTGGCCGCCATGGCCGCCTACCTCGGCGCGGGGGTGCGCATGGGCCGGTGGGTGACGGACTCCGGCAACGTGTGCCCTGCCTGCCGGGCCAATGCCGACGCGGGCGAGGTGCCGGTCGGTGAGCCGTATCCGTCCGGTGCCGTGGAGGCGCCGCAGCACCCGCGTTGCCGCTGCCAGGTCGTTCCTGCGTGACCCGGGAGGTGGCTGTGCCTGAGCAGCGCTACGTGCTGGGAATCGCATACCAGGCCGGCCCGGATCCGCGAATCCAGCGTGGCGCCGACGGCGGCCGCGACTACTTCACAGCCGAAGAGTTGGAGAAGGCCGCTTGGTCGTTCCTCAAGAACGGCCCGGCTCACGGCCTGTTCCATGTCGACGGCACCGAGGGTGCCGCCACCTGTGTGGAGAGCTACGTGTACCGCGGCCCTGATTGGGACCTCGGCGACGACATTGTGGTCAAGGCCGGCGACTGGCTGGTGGGGGCGATCCTCGACGAGCGTGCCTGGGATCTGGTCAAGTCCGGCGAGGTGACCGGCTGGTCACCGCAAGGATCCGCGACCCGGCGCCGACGCACCCGACGCACGGAAAGCGAGCAGTGATGGGTGTCGACCTGTCCGGGGTGTTTCGGCCCGAATACCTGAACGGCGACGAACATGAGCTCACCGAGCTGGTCGATGCCGACATCCCGCGCGTAGACCTCGTCGGCAAGGGGGCGAACGGAATCCCCCGTTTCCTGATCGCCAAGCGCGCCGACGGCCCAGCCGGGCTGATGAGCGCCGACTACGTGCGCGGCCTGATCGGCAAGCCCGAACCGGTGGTCAAGCAGGAAGGGGAGACGGTGACGATGACCGGCAGCCCAGGCGCGATCGCCCGCTTCATCCACCAGGCCGCCGTGCGCACGGATCCGGTGGCGAAGGCCGACCACGACACCAGCGACGGCAGCCTCAACGGCTCGGTCACCAAGGAGATGGACATGCCCGTAGCGGCGCCCGCCGATGTGGCCAAGGCCGACGGCGACGACCTCGACCCGATGACGGTCCTAGCCGAACCGGACGACGACACCGCCCCCGGCATGGCCACCGATCCCGGCTCCCCCGCCTGGGAGGCGGTCGACGCCGCTACCGCCCGCAAGTGGACCGGGATTCTGGCCCGGGCGAAGGCCGCCATCGACTTGCTCGCCGACCGGGAGATGTTGGAGGCCGCGGCCGGCGACGAGGATGACGCGATGCAGGCCATGGACCTGCAGGATGCGTGCTGCGCCATCGACTACGCCATCGGCGTGCTCGCACCCTTCGCGGTGGCGGAGCAGGCCGAGGCGGACTGCTGCGACGACATGACCGCCGTCGGGAAGGCGCTGGACGGGTTCGACCCGTCGTCGCTGGACACCATCGAAGCGCTCGGACACGTGCGTAAGGCCGGTCGGGTGTTGTCGTCGGCGAATGAGGCGGCCATCCGGGACGCGGTGGACAAGCTGCAGAAGGTGCTGGCCAGCCTGCCGCAGGCGCCGGCCGCCGTGGAGAAGAGCGGCCAGCCGGTCGCCGACCAGAAGGAGAGCGACATGCCGGAGCCGACCACCTCTGCCGAGACGGTCGCCGAGCACAGCGGCCAGCCGCAGATGGGTGTCGCCAAGGCGGACGAGAGTGGCGACGGCAACGTGGCGAAGGCCGACGACGTGAAGCCACAGATGCGGGCGGTGTACGACGCCAAAGGCCGCCTGGTGGGTGTGGTCGACGAGGCCGACATCACCCCCATCGCTGATGCCGCGCCGGAGCCGGACGACACGCCGGCCGCCGATGCCGGTGACGCGCAGCCTGAGGCCGCACCCGCCGAGGCCGACATGCAGCCAGCGCCGGCCGCTGAAGTCGGCACCCCCGCCGACGCCACCGACGACGGCGTCGCCAAGACCACCGCCGCGACCAGCGGCGACGACAGCAACAGCACCGCGGATGCCATCGCCAAAAGCATCGCCGACGTGGTCAAGCAGCAACTCGAAGCGGCAAGCGCCGCGCAGCAGGAGGCCCTCGCCAAGATGGCGAACGACCTGGCTGCCGCGACGGGGACGATCGAGGTGCTCAAGGGCCAGGTTCAGGCGCTGGAGGAGCAGCCGGCAACGCCGAAGGTGTTCACCAACGGAGCCGTCCCGCCCGGCACGCAACTGCGTGGGCAGGACCGCGGCGCCGCACCGGTCGATCCGGGCCAGGTCGCCGAACTGCGCAAGGGGCTGTACTCCCCCGTCGCCGCGGAGCGGGACAAGGCCGCGATCGACATGAACGCGCTCGCCATCGCGCAGCTCCAGGAGATCCACCAGCGGCGGTAGCACGCCGCGCCTTCAGCCTGAACCCCTCCGCCCCCGAGCGCCTGACGCCGGGGGCTTTCGCATGCCCAGGAGGCATACGTGAGCATGGAAAACGTCAGCGAGGAAACCCTCGCTGCGATCAGCAAGGCCCAGACCACCGGCATCCTCGAATCCACCGGGATCTACAGCTACGACCTTTCGGGGCTCGTGTCCCTGGTGCCGGTTGTCACCCCGTTTCGGGACATCGTGGCCCGCAAGCAGTCCCCCGACGGGAATCCCTACGCGGTATGGCGGGCGATCATGAACGCCAACTCGTCGCAGGCCGACCCGTCGATGGGTTTCGACTACGCCGCCAACGAGGTCGTGTTCATCGAGCAGGACTTCCAGGCCAAGTACATGCCCACCGGCTACGCCGGCCTGGTCACCCAGGACGCGTTCGACCTGGCCAAGGGGTACGGCGACCCGTACGCGATCGCCACATTCCAGGTGCTGAATCAGGTGCTGATCGGCGACGACCGCAAGCTGATGGGTGCGCAGTCCTTCGCGCTCGCCCGGCCTGCGGCGCCGACGTTGGCGCAGGCCGACACCGGCGGCACCATCGCCGCATCGACGCAGGTATACGTGGGCGTCGCGGCCAGGACGGGCAGCGGCTACTACTACGGGTCGGGTAACAGCCGCGGCAACAGCGCCAACGTCACCACCAGCACGGTGGCGGCGTCCACCCACAAGGTGACCGCCACCGTCGCGTCGGTGCGCGGCGCGGTCTGCTACGACTGGTTCCAGTCGGCGGACGGTAACACCTGGTACTACTACACCACCACCACCGTCAACACGGTGACGATGACCAAGACGATCTCGGCCAACGAGCCGTTCCCGTCGGCAACCACCTGCCCGGACCTGTCCACCACGTGGAAGGGCACGGCCAGCACCAAACCCACCATCAACACCGCGGCGGACAACGGCAGCGCGAACGCCAACGACTACGACGGCTTCCTCGCCAGCCTGTGCGGCGACTACAGCTCGACCGGCCAGTGGGCGCAGTCCGGCACCGCCACGGCGAACCCGTCGTACAACTCCAGCCTCGACGGTGCGGCGCTGACCCTGACCGGCGGCACCGTCACCGAGATTGAGGCGAACCTGTTCCTGCCGCTGTGGCAGCAGGTCAAGTGCTCCCCGACCGCGCTGATGGTCAACGCGGTGCAGGCGCAGGAGATCGCCAACCTGGTTCTCGGCGCCAACAGCGCGACCACGTTCCTGACCACCGACAAGGCCGGCCGTGTGTCCACCACGGCAGGCGGTCGGGTCGGCGAGATCGTGAACGCGCCCGCCGGCGGTGTGACCGTGCCGATCGAGGTGCACGTGTCGCTGCCGCCGGGCACCATCGTCGCGCGTACCGACCGGGTCCCGTTCCCGCAGGCCAACATCTCCAGTGTGCTGGAGTACCGGGCGCTGCGTGACACCGCCCAGTTCGACTACGGCATCAGCCGGGTGGCGAACACGGCCGGTGGGGGGCCGCGTAAGGAATTCGAGATCCGGTCAAATGGGGCGTTTCTGAACCGCGCTCCGGTGGCCATGGCGGTCATGCAGAACGTCGGCTAACCCCGCAACAGCGCGGACCAGCCGCCGCTACCTCTCCGAAGTCGCGCGGTCCCCGGCAGGAGTCGCCACCTGCCCCCGCCGGGGACCGCGTGCCACCCGCCCACCTTGAGGAGCCTCCGTGCCCAACCCCAACGACGGGCTGATCGCCCCCTACGCCGGCACCGTCGGCCTGGTCGACACGCAGGCGTACCCCGCCGTCGCCGAGTACTACCTCAACGGCCAGCCCACCTTCCTGCGGGCCAACCTGATGCGGTCGACGGCCGTGGCGAACCTGGCGGCACTGTCAACCGGGGTGATGACCTCAACAGCGGTCCTGCTGTACGCCGGGGACGTCGTCACCAACCTGACGTTCATCTCCGGTGCCACCGCGGCGGGCACACCGACTCACTGGTGGTTCGCTCTGTACGACACGGCGTCGACGCCGAACCTGCTCGGCCAGTCCGCCGACCAGACCTCCGGGGCGTGGGCGGCCAACACCGCCAAGACGCTGGCCCTGGCGTCGCCGTACACGGTGACTACGACCGGCATCTACGAGGCGGCGGTGAACGTCACCGCTACCACCCCACCCACTCTGGTCGGCGCCTCGGTGCAGACCGGTGCGGCCGGAGCGGTCGTCTCGGGCATGAGGATCCTGGCGCAGACGTCCGGGTCGTCCCTGACGACCACCGCACCGTCGACGATCGCCTCCCCGACAACGGTCGGGACGGTTCCGCTGGTCATCATCACCTGACCGGCATCCACGACACGAAGGAGCGCGACGCGATGCGCCTCTACCCTCGGGCGGGTCAGACCGCCATCGACGACCCGGAGCATGGGCACTTCGACGCCGGCCCAGACGGCGGTTTCGACCTGCCTGAGCCGCTCGGCGAGCGGCTGCGCCGGTTCCACGTCGACCGGGCACCGATGTGGGAAACCGACATCGAGCGGCAGAGCCGGCTCATCAGCGAGGAGCTGGAGCGGCGCAAGGATCCGGCGACGCTACTGGAGGCGGTGGAGCAGATCATGCGCGCGGCCCAGGCGTCGGCTGGCGCGCAGGCGGTTGCCGCCACGCAGGCCCCGGCCGCGAAGGCCCGTGTCACGAAGAAGGCCGCACCACCCGCGTCAACCGAGTAAGCCCCGGTGATCCTGGTTCCGCACACCCGCCTGCACCCGACGACCGCACGGCTGCTGAACCGGCATGCGCCAGGGCACCGACGGGCGCGGATCGGCCCGCGCGACATTGAGGCGTACTGGGTGCTGCTGGCCCAGGCGTGGCGCGAACCGGGGGGCCTGATTGTCGTCGAGCACGACGTCGGGATTCACGCCGCGGTAATGCCAGAGTTCACGCGGTGCTCGCAACCGTGGTGCGGCTTCCCGTACCCGATCGGCGAGCAGCTGCTGGTGTGCCTGGGCTGCTGCCGGTTCACCGCGGAGTTGAAGACGGCCGAGCCGGACCTGCTCGACGCGGTGGGCCAGGACGACTCCGGTGGGATGCCGGCGCGGCACTGGAAGTACCTGGATGTGAAGATCCTGGACCACCTGCGGCGACGCGGCTACCAGCAGCATCGACACGAGCCGGCCGTGGCGCACTACCACCGGTACTGACGTAGGCGGGGAGGCGACGTGGCCACCCCGTATGTCACCGTCGAAGCCCTGCTTAACGCCCCGACAGGTGTGTCGTGGTCGATCATTCCTCAGCCGCGCGCAGACACGCAGAGCATGCGGGCTGAGGTCACGAACATGACCTGGCGTGCGACGAGCATGGTCGACAGCTACTGCAACCAGGTACTGCGCGCCACGGTCGACAACGAGCAGTTGACCGGCCCGGGCTCGCCGCGGGTCGGCATCGAACCCGGCTCCCGCAACGGTGTGCTCATTATGCGCCGCTGGCCGGTCATCCAGGTGCTGGCGATCCAAACCGCCCGTAACAACACCTTCCCGCGGGCGTGGTCAACCATCCCGGCCGGCATGTACGAGCCGGCCCATCCGCTGATCAACCAGGAGACGGATTCGGCGTCGGCAACGATGCCCGACGGCGCGCAGAAGATCCTGGTTGCGCCCGACTTCATCGACTGGCGTTATGGCCGCAACGGCTATCGGGTGCTCACCTCCTACACCAATGGCTGGCCGCACACCTCCCTGACCGGTTCGGCCACCGCTGGCGCGACCACTCTCGCCGTGGACGACGTGACCGGCTGGGCCGGCGCGTCCGGGTTCGTCTACGACGGGCTGACCACCGAAACCGTCACGGTCACCAGCGTCGCGGCCGCCACGCCGCTGACCCTGCCCAACGGGGTCGGCACCGCACAGACCGGACCGGGCACGCTGACCCTGTCGACCGGCCTGAGCTACGCCCACGCGCCGGGGGTGATGGTGTCCGCGCTACCGGCCAACGTCATCTGGGCAACGGTGCTGGCGGCCGCCTGCCAGGCACTGGAAAGCGGCATCGACGCGATCACCATCCAGAACCTGCCCGGGTCGCAGACGGTCGGCGGGCACGGGGTGCAGGATCTGGAGAAGCAGTGGCAGGAACTGCTGTGCCCGTACCGGCGGGTGATCTGACATGCCACTCAACAGCATCCAATGCTACGTAAAGGGCATCCTCGACGGTCTCCCGATCCCCGGGTCGACGCAGAGCCTCGATGCGTTCGTCACCCCACCAACCGTCGACAACCTCGACAACCCCAAGGCGTACATCTGGGGTGCGCGGATGCGCGGCACCCGGCAGACCATGCCCCGTGGGATCGCGCCGGCGGCCGGGTTCAAAAAGCTGATGTGGAACGTCGACGTGTACCTCAGTTACGAGACCAACCCGGACGACGCCAACATCGACCAGGAGTTCCCGCTGATCGTCGACGCGGTGATGGCCGCCCTGTGGTCGACCACCATGCCGACGTTCATCACCGACCCAACCACCGGCTTGAAAACGCAGCTGCTCGCGATCGGCGAGGACTTCGACTTCGAGTACCCGCCGGAGAAGGCCCCGGCCACCCTGCGGATGGTGTACTACACGGCCCGGCTGGGTCTGAGCGTGCAAGAGGCGGTGCAAGCCTGATGTTCTCCTTCACCGAGTCCGGTTCGGAGCAGCTGAGTGGGCTGCGTGGGTTCCGCTTCGCTGAAGTCGCAGCCGAATGGGGTGCCCGCGTCGAGCCTCGGGTTGAGCAGGCGGTGAAGGCGCAGGCGCCGGTCGGGAAGGGTCCCGGCGCGGGGACGCTGCGAGACTCCATCCGGGTGCGGATCCTGCCGGGTGTCGCCGACGTGAAGGTGGAATGCACATCGTCGGCGGCGTACGCCGGCTATGTCGTCAAGGGCACCCGGTCGCACGACATCCGCCCCCGCCGCACCAAGGCGCTGTACTGGGCCGACGGCGGCGGCAGCCACTGGGCGCGGCTGGTGCACCACCCCGGCACGAAGGCGAACAACTTCGCCGCGCGCGCGTTGCGTGACATCACCCCGCATCTGGCCGAGCAGATGGCCGCCATCACCACCCGACGACTCGGCGGCGGCTGACCGTGCCACGCGTGCAACTTCCCGAAGGCGCCCGCGCGGTCGCCGCGGACGGAACGGATCGGTACACCGCCGGCCCGGGCGACACGGTGAACGTCTCCGCCGGCCACGCCGCCGCGATCCGCCGATACGCGCGCCGCGGCCCGACCCGGGGTGAATCGTTTGCGGTCGCCACCCGCCGCGGCCGGTCCTGCCCGTCGTGTCGACGTCGGTGGAATGTGTGGACCCTCGAATGTCCACGTTGCGGGCGGGCAACCGAACCGGAGTTCGACCAGGACAGGGAGATGGACACATGAGCATGCCCGACCCGGCGATCGCCCCCGGCGTCGACCCGGACGTCGACACCGAACCGACCGAGACGCCGGATGTGGCGATCCGCAACATCGACGACGAGATCACCGTCATCGGTGTCGGTGCGTGGCCGACCGGCGAGGTCATGCACGTCCCGGCGTGGCTGGCCGCACGGCTGCTACAGAGTCCGGCCCGGTTCGTCGAGGCCGACAAGGCCAAGCTCGACGACGCGAACGCCGAGTCCGACACGGCACCGACCAAGGCCGGACGCAGGACGCGCACCATCCCCGATGCCGCACCGGACGGCGAGCCGGCGAGCACCACCGACTGACCCGCACCACCGGCCCAAACCCCCACCTGGCGACCCGACCCGAAGCCTTGCCCGCGCCCCGTGCGCCGATCCCATAGGAGCAGTGCATGCCCACCACCGTCGTCGAGCGCTACGGGTCGCTGTCCGCCACCGGCTTCGCGAAGGAAACCACGTTCGGCACGCCCGTCACGGCCACCACGTTCGTGCCGATGACCGGCAACAGCCTCGAACTCGACCCGGGCCTGTTCGGCCCGAAGGTGATGTTCGGGCAGCGCGACGTCAACACGTTCCCGCTATACGGCCAGTACAAGAACGCCGGGTCGCTGAACTTCCCGCTGTTCCCCACCATGGGTTTGGCACTGCTGGCCGGCTCCATCGGTGCGGACGGCGCCGTCGGCTCCGGGGTGACCGGCACCGGCTCGGCTTCGCCGAACACGCTGAACGGGGCGACCATCGCCGGCGCCACCACGGTCACCCTGACTTCCGCGACCGGATACACCAACGGTTCGTTCATTCAGGTCGATGTCAACGGGACCGGCCCGACGACCACCGCCGAAGTCCGGAAGATCACCAACGTGTCCACCAACACGTTGACCCTGGACACCGCCCTGGTCTACGCGCACGCCAACGGCGCGGCCACGAAGGTCGTGACGGCGCCTTTCACCCACAGCATCACCCAGGCGAACACGCTGCCGTCGTTCACGGTAGAGAAGAACCTCGGCAACTTCGAGTCGCTGCAGTTCGCCGGGGCGAAGGTCAACAAGTTCGACCTGCAGGTCAGCAACGGCAACTCCGAGGCCGCCTGCTCGGTGGATCTGATGGCCAAGTCGGCGGCGGTGCTGGCCACACCCACGGCGATCACGGTGACGAACGAGTCCCCGTACGTGTTCGCCGAGTGCACCACCTCGTTCAACAGCCAGTCGATCACGCAGACGACCAGTGCTGAGGTGACGGTCGAAAACGGGCTGAAGGACACCTACACCTTCAATGCCAGCCACAACCTGCAGTTCCTCACCCCCGTCACACTGAAGGTTAGCGGCAAGACGGACCTGGTGTTCACCAGCCTCGACGACGCCACCTGGGGCTACTGGACGCAGATGACCGCCGGCACGACCGGTGCGCTGTCGGTGGCGCTGACCCACCCGGCCAGCGCCGGCGCGGTGACCCTGTCGATGCCGAAGGCGGTCATCCGCACCTCCACGGACGCGGTGAAGATGGACGACGTGATCATCACGACGCTCAACTTCGACGCCTACCTGAACCTGTCGACGCTGCAGACCATCACCGCCACCGTCGTCAACGCCAACTGGCTGGCCTACTGACGTTGGCGCTACCGATCTACCGAACAGAAAGCGACGCGACGCATGAGTTTCCTGGGACGGGTGTACGGCCAAACCGACAAAGTCGAGTTGGGCGGCGGCTACTACGTCGCCGTCAAACGGTTCCTGTCGGTGGCCGAAACCGCACGGGCCGAAGCGGTGCGCATGTCCAAGGACATCCGCTCCGAGGTCGACAACGACAGCAAACGGGCCACCTCCGTCATCACCGTCGACCAGCAGGCATACAACGTCGAGATCATGGTCGCGGCCATCGACGACTGGAACCTCGACGACGACAACGGGCCACTGCCGCTGCCGCCGTACATCCCTGGCAAACCCACCGGCGACGACCCGGCCAACCGGGTGCGCCGGGAGTCGGTCGGTCGGCTGCCGGACTTCGCCGTCAAGCGGATCCTGACGAAGATCAAGGAGAACGAGGAGGCGGGGCTCGACCCGGAGTCGCTGGCCGCCTTTCCAGGCGAGAGTGAAGGCGCACCTGAGCAAGCCTGACCTGCTGCCGGCGCCCGAGGCGTACCGCATGTACTGCCTGGAACGCCGGTTCTGGGAGGAGTTCGGGGCGCCGCAACCGCCGCTGGACGACTGGCCGCGCCGCAAGGTGGCCGAATACATCTGCGTTCAGCGCGCGATCGACGAGGTGGAGCAGGAGCGGGCGCAGCGCGACCAACGCGCCAACTCCGCCGGGCTACCCAACGGCACGGCGCGGCCGACCACCCCGGCTGACATCACGGACCAGGCGTACCAGCAGTTGCGAGCGCAGGCTGTGCCGCCACCGATGCCGAGCGCGGCACCGGCAGTCGCTGCGACATCCACCTGACCGGTCGCAGGGGGGGTCGCGGTGGACGACATCACCCTGCTGCTCGTGCTGGAGGCGCGGGACAAGGCCACCCAGATCCTCGACACCATCACCAAGCGCGTCAACGGATACGGCGACGCCACCAAGGCTGCCTCCGCGCAGGCCAGCAGGAGCGCCACCGAAATCGAGGCCGCCAACACCCGCGCGGCCGCGGCGTCCGCCTCCTACGACCGGGCCACCAAAGCCAGCGCCGAAGCACAGGCCGGACTCAAAGACGCGATGCTGGCGTCCAAGGCCGCCCAACTGGAGGCGGCGGCCGCGGCCCGGGAAGGCTCCGCGTCGGTCGCCGCCGCGCAGAAGCTGGTCACCGAATCAGCCGACGCCGAAGAGGCCGCGCTGGTTCGGGTGCAGAAGGCCGAACAACTGGCCGCCACCCGGTCCAAGGAGTTGGCCGAGGCGCAGGCCGCCACCGCCGCGAGCGTGGAGAAGGGCGGCAGCGCACTCAAGACCGCCGGGGTCGCGGCCGGCGCCACCGCCATCGCCGTCGGATACATCGGCGTCAAATCGATTGAGGCCGCCGCCGACTACCAGTCGTCGACAACCCGGCTGGTCACCTCCGCCGGGGAGCAGCAGTCCGCGCTCGATTCGGTGCGGCAGGGCATGCTGCAGATGGCCGGTCAGGTCGGCTACTCGACCGACGCCCTGTCGACGGCCATGTACAAGGTGGAGTCCGGCGGGCAGCACGGCGCGGCCGGGCTCGAAGTGCTCCGCGCCGCCGCCGAAGGCGCCAAGACGGAAAACGCCAACCTGGAAACCGTCGCCGACGCGGTCACCTCCGCCCTGGTCGACTACCACCTGAAAGCATCCGACGCGGCCACCGTCACCTCCAAGATGGTCGCCGCCACGTCGGCCGGCAAGACCACCTTCGAGCAGCTGTCCGCCTCATTCTCGGCCATCCTGCCGGTGGCCTCCGCCGCGCACGTCAGCCTGGACGACATCCTCGGCGACCTCGCGAGCATGACGGTGCACGGCATGTCGGCGCAGCAGGCCAGCCAAAACCTCGCCGACACCATCCGGCACATGCAAAACCCCACCGCCGTGCAGTCGAAAGAACTAGCGCTGCTGGGGATGACCACCACACAGCTCGCCGACGACCTGAAAACCAAGGGCCTGTCCGGCACCCTCAACGACATTTCCAACCACGTCATGAAGCTGATCCCACCCGGCTCGGACAAGGTGATCGGCAACCTGAAGACAGCGTTGAACGGGCTGAACCCGGCCGTGCGCGAGCTGGCGATGCACCTGTTCGACGGGTCGATGACCGCCAAGCAGTACAGCCAGGCGGCGCAGGCGCTCGACCCGATCAGCGCCAAGCAGGCCCTGTCGTTCGGCACCCTGGCCGGGTCGATGCACCGAATCGGCGACCAGCAGATGACCGGTGCGCAGGTGATGCAGACCTACGGGGCGGCGCTGGCGAAGGCCACCGGCGACGCCACCGGCCTGAACACGATGCTGATGCTGTCGGGTGAGAACGCCGGTGTGACGGCCGGTGCCATCAAGACGGTGTCCAGCGCCACGGCGGAGGCCGGCAACCACGTCAAAGGCTGGTCGGAGATTCAGGGCACCTTCAACCAGAAGCTGGCCCAGGCCAAGGGGTCGCTGGAAGCGGCGAAGATATCCATCGGCACCGGCCTGCTGCCGGCGGTGACCGCACTGGCCGGCGGCATCGTCAAGGTGATCACACCGGTCGCGTCGTGGATGGCCAAACACCAGTCCCTGTCGGCGATCATCCTCGGGTCGATCGGCATCCTCGCCGTGCTCGTGGTCGCCATCTGGGCCATCAACACCGCCCTGGCCGCGATGACCGCCATCCCGGTGGTGGCCATCATCGTCGGCATCGTCGCCGCGGTCGCAGCCCTGGTCGCCGGGGTGATCTACGCCTACAACCATTGGGGCTGGTTCAAGACTGCCGTCCTCGACACCTGGAACGCCATCAAGGTGGCGGCCCTGTTCGTGTGGCACGACGTGCTGGAGCCGGCATTCAAGGGCATCGCCGCCGTGGCGACGTGGCTGTGGGCCAACGTCCTCAAGCCGGTGTTCGAAGGTGCCGTCGCACTGTGGCGGGATGTGCTCGCCCCGGTCGTGATGTGGCTGTGGCACAACATCATCGAGCCGGCGTTCAAGGGCATCCAGATCGAAATCCAGGTCGCCTGGGCAGTCATCAGGACAATCTTCGAGTTCATCTCGGCCGTGGTCCGTGACGTGCTCGCACCGGTGTTCCTGTGGCTGTGGCACAACGTCATCGAACCGGTGTGGCAGGGCATCCAGATCGCGGTGTCGATCGCGTGGGCGCTGATCCAGGTCATCTGGGGCCTGATGCAAATCGAGATTAAGATTCTCGCCGCGATTTTCACCTGGCTGTGGCACGAGGTGCTGGAGCCGGTTTGGCAAGGCATCTCGGCGGTCATCTCGTGGGCCTGGAACAACATCATCAAGCCGCTGTGGGCGGGCATGAAAATCGAGCTGCGCCTGCTCGGTGACGCGTTCACCTGGCTGTGGCACAACCTGATCGAGCCGGTGTGGAACGGCATCCGTGACACCATCACGGCGGTGTGGAACAACGGCATCAGGCCGGTGTTCAACTTCTTCAAGGACATCATCAAAAACGACGTCGCGCCCGCATTCTCCGCCGGGGTTTCGGCGATCGCCGCCGCGTGGAATGGCGTGCTGGAGGTAGCCAAGGCCCCGGTCCGATTCGTGGTCAACACCGTCCTGAACGATGGCCTGCTCGGCGCCTACAACTGGATCGCGTCGAAGTTCGGCGTCAAACCCGACAACGTCCACGTGTCGCTGCCCGCGGGTTTCGCCGCCGGTGGCCGCATCCCCGGCGCCGACTCCCACGCCGACAACATGCTGGCCATGGTCGCCACCGGCGAGCACATCATGCCCACCGCGCGTACCCGCAAGTGGCTGCCGATCCTGGAGTCGATCCGGCTGCACGACCGGCTGCCGCTGTATCCCGGCGACGGCGCGGGCCTGCGCGGCTACGCCGACGGCGGCGTTGTCGGTGCGCTGAAGGGCGCCGCATCCGGGTTGTGGGACCTGTTCACCGACCCGGCCAAGTTGGTCAAGGGACCAATCAACGCCCTAATCAATTCGATCCCCGGCGCGGGCATCGTCCGGGACATGGTGAGCGGTGGGGCGCATCGGTTGCTCGACGGACTCATCCACTGGATCACCGGCACCGGCGGCGGCAACGCAGGCTCGGCAATGACCTTTCTGAAAGGCCAGGTCGGCAAGCCCTACATTTGGGACTCGGCCGGCCCCGACGGATACGACTGCTCCGGCCTGGTCAGCGCCGTATACCTGGCCGCCCAGGGCAAGAACCCGTTCAACCACCTGTTCTCCACCTCCGACGAGGCGCGATACTTCCCGATCGGCGGTCCTGGCGGCATCCTCACCGCCGGCTGGACCAACCCCGGCGAATCCGGACCCGGTGGCAACTCGGTCGGGCACACCGCCGGTGTCCTGATGGGCATGCCGTTCGAATCCGCCGGCGGTGTCGGGGTGCGCATCGGCTCCGGCGTAACGCCGGTGTCGGCCTTCGCCCACGTCGGGCACTTCGATCACGGCGGCGCGCTGTACCCCGGCTGGAACGCCATCTACAACGGGACCCACGGCGTGGAACACGTCGCCGACCCCAACCGGCCGGCCGGCGGCGGCACCGTCGTGTTCGACCTGCGCGGCAGCCAGGTCATGTCCGATCGGGACATGGACCTGCTCATCGACAAGATTGACCGGCGACTGGTCCGCACCATGCTGCCGGCGGCCGGGGTGCAGGTGCGGCGCTGACCGTACCGACATCCTGAGGAGCGCACGAACGGGCGGCGGGGAGGCGGGGTGTCGCAGCAACTGCAACTGCTCGTCGGCGGCGCCGACCTCACCCCGTACGTGGAGCAGGACGCCTGGTCGATCACACAGCAATGGTCACGGCAAGGCGACACCGCCACGTTTGAGCTCACCGACGAACACCCGGTGCACGGCGCCCTCAGTTTCGTCCCGACCCCGCTGACCACCGTTGTCCTCACCGACGTCGGCCTTGGACAAACCCTGTTCAGCGGCATCTGCGAGAAGCCGGAGGTCCGGTTCGACGGCCCCACCCTGGCCCGCTGGACGTTGGACTGCGTCGACTGGACATACCTGTCCGACCGGCCCAGCAACCTTGTCGTTGGCGACTACAGCGGCTACACCGCCGACGCCCTCGCCGTCCTCATCACCACCCAGGCCAACTGCGGCATCAACGCCGCCACTGTCGCCAACGGCGGCTACGTGTGGCCGGCAGTGCAGATCCCCCGGATCCAGTTCGTGTACGACACGCTGACGGTCGCCTGGACGAAGCTGTCCAAGCTGGCGTCACTGTCCACCACCTGGGGCTGGTACGTCGACGAAAACCGCAACCTGCACTTCTACGACCTCACCCAGGCACCCAGCGCCGGCGTCACCCTGACCGACTCCATCGGGGCCGTCAACAACACCACAATCGTGCCGTACGACAACGACTCCATGACCTACGAATGGGACGCCACCAGCCTGCGTAACGTCGTCACCGTCCGCGGCGCCGACTACTCCAGCAGCCAAACCGACCTGTGGGTCGGCAACGGCTCGCAACTCAGCTTCCCGCTGACGTTCGTGCCGGACGCCAACAACATCGCCACCGCCACGCTGACCGTCGGCGGTGTCGCGGCGACCGTGTCGGCCGACACCGGATCCAGCGCCTCCACCGACTGGATCGTGCAGGGCAACGCCGCCAACCAGTGGTTCCTGTCCGCCAACCAGGCGCTCACCCCACCGACCGCGGCACCGGCCACCTCGACCGTCATCTCCTTGGCCTACCCGTACCTGCAGCCGGTGGTGGCCCGCACTCAGGACTCGACGTCGATCGCCGCGTTCGCCAGCCTGCCCAACGCCGGGCAGTTCGCCTACTACATCGGCGACACGTCCCTGCCGACACTGCTGTCCGCGGTGCAACGTGGGCAGCGTGAGGTGGCCACCTACTCGCTGCCGACCGAGCGGGCCAACCTGACCATCCCGGAAACCTTCACCGGGCATGTCCGCGCCGGGCAGCTCGTCACCTTCGTCAACGCGATGGTCCCCGACTCGCGCAACGGCTACGCCTCCGGGGTCAGCGATCAGTTCCTGATCCTCCAGAACCGGATCACCGGCGCCGCCGGGCTGTACCGCACCTACGGCATCACCGCCGTCCGCGTCTGACCCAAGGGGACGGTGCCGCCGTGGCGTTGCGCGCCTTGACCCTGGTTGACATTCTCGCCCAGCTGGTCACCGAGTCCGGCTCGGATGTGCCGTTCAACGCCAACGAGGTGGTCAACCAGTCCACCGCCGACTTCGAAACGCTGCTGTTGACCGGTGAAACCCTGACCGCCACCACCGGCACCGACTACCCGGTCAACATCTGCCAGGACGCCGGCCCGGTCGCCTACTGGCGGCTGGACGACCCGGTGGCCAGCGCCACCGCCTATGACTCCAACCCGTGGGCCAACACCACCTACCCGAAGGTGCCGGCGTCGGTGAACGGCACTGTCACATTCGGCACCACCGGGGCGATGAACGGATCCACCGGCGCCACCTTCAACGGCAGTACCGGATACCTGGAGGTCGCCAACACGACGTCGCTGCAGCGGGTCAACGACCTCACCATCGAGTTCTGGCTCAAGGTGTCCAGCCTCGCCGCCGCGCAGGTGATCGTGTCGAAAGGCACCACCGGCGAATACCACGTGCTGCTCAACACCAACGGATCCATTTCGCTCCTGATGGGACCCGCCTACAACACCGTCGTCATTCCCGCCGCGTCCATCACCGCCGGCACCTGGTTTCACGTGGCGATCGTCCGCACCCTGGTCGGCAAGACGGTCAACGCCTACCTCAACGGCGTCAACAAGTTCTCCGGCACCTACACCACCGTCCCGTCGACCACCACCAACGTGCTACGCATCGGCGCCACCTCCCCCACCGCCGGCTCCTTCTACAGCGGGGTGCTCGACGAGGTGGCCCTCTACTGGCGCGCCCTGTCCGCCACCCAGGTCGCCAACCACTACACGTGGGGCACCGCCAGCGACGTCACATCCAGCGGCTACGGCCGCGGCAAGTACGGCTACGTGCAGTACCCACTCCCGGGGGCGGTCGCCGGCGCCGTCTACGGCACCGCCGTCTACGGAACGGACGCCTACTCCTGATGAGCCAACCGACCGCCCGCGCGGCCGACAGTCTGGCCTGCCACGGGCGCATCACCCTGCGCCTGTATGACGCCCAAACCCGGCTGCTGGTGGCGCAGCGCCGCGTTGACAACCTGATCGTCACCTCGGGCCTGTCAGTGCTCGCCACCGCCCTGAACTACGGGCTGATCGCAAGCCGCAACACCACGTGGGGCAATCCGTACGCCACCCCCGGCGACACCTACGGCGCGGTCGGCACCTCCACCACTCCGGCCGCGTCGGGGCAGACGTCGCTGGTCGCCGAGGTTGGCCGGGCGGTGGTGTCCAACGCCGCGGTCGCATCCGCGGTGCTCACCTACGACGCGTTCTTCCCCACCTCGCTGGGCAACGGCATCCTCAACGAGGTCGGCTGGCTCGGCTCGGCCAACCTGCTCACCCCGTCGCTGACTTCCGCGGTCAACTCCGGGTCCACCTACACCACCCTCGCGGTGCAGCAGGTGGTCGGTGTCATTCCGTCGTCGGCGACGCTGATCCTCGGCTACGGCACCGGCACCACCCAGACGGTGACCACCACGGCGCAGGCCAACCCGGGTGACACGTCCATCGCGGTGTCGAGCTTCACCGCGGCTGCCAGTTTTGCCGCTGGTTCGCTTGTCGCCTACGCCCCCGGCACCTTGATTGACCGGGCGGTGCTCGGCTCGCCGGTGACGAAAACAGCGGCGCAGACCATGACCCTCGAACTGCAGATCACCCTGGCCGCCGGCTGATGGAGGACCCGTTGCCGCTCACCCCCACGCCGGGCGCCGCGCCGCTGCCGCCGGCGGTGCCGCCGCTGGACCAGGACTTCGACCACGCCTGTCGTGAGTTGGGCCGGGCACTGCTGTACGTGGCGCAACTGTCGAGCCTGCTGAAGGATCGGGCCGCGGAGGCCAACCGGCTAGACGACGACCTGCAGGCGGCGCGGCTCCGCATCCAGGAGCTGGAACGCGACAACCAGACGCTGCGCGGACAGCTTGAGGTGGCCGAGGCGGCGCTCGAGGTGCTGCCGATGGCGCCGCGGCGTGACAGCGGGGCGGTGAGCGGCTGATGGCCCTGTATCAGGTCAACACCGGCGGGACCGTTCAGGCCGCCGACGTCAACCAGTACTACAACCTGCTGACCGGCGCGACCACGGACCAGCCGGTCACCATCGCCAACCGCATCCGCGCCACCAACACCGGCGCATCCACCAACTCCGGCTACATGGGCGGCGTGTCCGGGGCCGCGCCCACGTCGGGAACGTTCGCAACCGGTGATCTGGTGATCGACCAGAAAGGCCCCATCTGGGTGTGCACCGCCGGCGGCACCCCCGGCACCTGGTCGGCCAACGGGCTGGTGCTCATCTCGCGGCAGACTCTCGGCGCCGACGCCGCGTCGATCACCTTCTCCTCGATCCCGACAACCTTCACCCACCTACGCCTAATGGGCCAGGTCCGGTCCACCACCGCCGCCACATCCGATGTGCTGGTCACCCGGCTCAACTCCGACACCGGCAACAACTACGACTTCACCACCACGGTGTGGAACGACGTGGCCACACCGGGCACCGCGTCGGTCGGCAGCGGTGGCCTGACCAGCGGCATGCGCATCGCCCCCGCCATCCCCGCCGCGTCGGCGACCGCCTCCTTCTTCGGCCACATCACCGCAGACGTGCCGCACTACTCCGACGCCACCAACAACCGGATGAAGGGCGTCATGTGCCAGTCCGTCAACCAGGGATTCGTCATCGGGTTCGGATTCGGCGAGTGGGTCCCGGCCACCCCAACGGCGGTCACCGCCATCCAGCTGTACTGCAACGCCAACCTCAAGGCCGGATCCTCGGTGTCGCTGTACGGGATTCCCTGATGGGCGGCGTTCTGCGCCGTGCCGCCGCCGCTGCCGCGGTAACGCTTCTCGGCCTCAGCTCGGGGTGCGCCACCCTCGACCGTCAAGGGACATGGGCGGTCACACCCTGCCCCTCGGCTGCGGTGCCGGATCTGACCGGTGACGGCGTAGCTGACTTGGCCGGCAACGACGGAAACAACGCGCTGCACTACTACCGCGGCGACGGCCATGCCGGACTGACCGACGCCGGCACCGCCTGGGCCGGGTTCGGCCCGTGGTGGGGCTACACCCGCATCACCGTCGCCGACTTCAACGGCGACGGTCACGCTGACATCGCCGGGGTCGACCCGTACGGGGACCTGCGGGTGTTCTTCGGCGACGGCAACGGTCACTGGTTCGGCGGCCAGTTGATGTGGCCAGCCGGCGGCAACTGGACCAACTTCAAGTACCTCGCGGCCGGCGATTTCAACAGCGACGGCAAGGCCGACATCGTCTCCTACGCCGATGACGGCAACCCCCGCCTCTTCGCCGGCGACGGCGCCGGACACGTCACCGGGCCGCCGACGATGGGTCTGCCCGCGGGTGCGTTCACCGGCTTCGCCGACATCGTCGCCGGGGACTTCAACGGCGACGGGCTGTGGGACATCGCCGCCGTCAACGCCTCACATGATCTGGGCCTGTACCTGGGCGACGGCACCGGCCACCTGACCGCCGTTGGTGCTGGCGTACTGATGTGGCCGGGCGGCGGCCAGTTCACGCGCCGCATCGCCGCCGGTGACTACAACGGCGATGGATTCCTGGACGTCGCGCAGATCACCGCGTCCGGCGCGCTGGCGTTGTACGCCGGGGACGGCACCGGTCACCTGCGTACCGGCACCGGTCAGCCCGCCACCATGTCCACGCCTGGGGTGTGGTGGACCAACCACCGGCCGGCCGGCACCCCGTCGTCGGGTTGCTGGCAGGGCCGCACCGTCATCATGCCGCTGGGGGATTCCATCACCTACGGCACCGCGTCCAGCACCGGCGACGGGTACCGCGCGCCGCTGGCCACCCTGCTGGGCGGGTCCGCGCCGATGGGCTCCGGCTGGCTGTACGAAGGATCCATCAACTCCGGCAGCTCCTTCTGGTCGCACGAGGGCCACGGCGGCTACACCATCGACCAGCTCAACGCCGGGCTGTCGGGGTGGCTGCCCGCGGCGGGTAACGCCCGCCTGCCGGTGAACCTGATCCTGCTAGACGCCGGCACCAACGACTCGGAGCAGAACCGCACCGGCGCGCAGATGCTCACGTCGATGTCGACCCTGCTGGACAGCGTTCACACCGCCGACCCGGCGGCGCGGGTGCTGGTCGCGCAGATCACCATCACCGGCCTGGACACCCCGGCGCAACAACAGGCGGAGCAGGACTTCGACAACGGCCTACCGGCCCTGGCCGCCGCCAAGGGCACGTGGGTACGGACGGTGGACATGCGCGGTGTGGCCCTGTCCGGTGACCAGCTGCACCCGGGTGACGCCGGCTACCAGGACATGGCGGGCCGCTGGTACGCGGCGCTCATGACCGCTGGGTGGTTGCCGTAGCTCACCACTGCCCGTCCCACCACTCTTCCGGCGGCTCCGGCAACCGACGCTGATCACCGGAGTCGACGGCCTTGTCGGTGTCGTCGACCTGCCGGTCGGGTTGAGTACGCAGCCAGTGGTGGCACGGCGGTGACGGGCACAGCGACGAGTCCATGTCCGGTCAACGACGGAAGGACGCCACCGTGACCAACGCACCCGCTGACCTGCTGACCGTCCGCGCCCGGATCATGGCCATCACGGGTCTCACCGACCCGGCCGAGGTGGGCATCGTCGGCGACGGCATGCACGCCCGCACCGGTGGCTACCACGAAGGCCGCGACGTGCTGGCCGCACTCGGTGTGCTCAGCACGGACTACTCAGTCGCCGAATACGCCCGGGACCGGGCCGGCCTGACCGCCTCGGCATCCGCGCTGGACATCGCGCTGGCGTGGCCGAACGGTGGCCGCCCGGCCGCGATCCGGTGGACCAACCTGCTCGTCGCGGACCTGCTCGCCGGCACACCCGGCACCGAGGTGCTGCGCGCGATGAACTACAGCCCCGACGGCACCCTGAAGCGGCGGCGGGACAAGCGCAGCGGCCTGGTCGAGGAGATCAGCTCCGACAGCGTCGACATCCACACCCACTTCGAGTTCTTCCGGGACACCGAAGGGCAACGCGCCGGCGCGTTCTGCGACCTGCTGATCCGGCGCGCGCGGCAGGCCATCACCGGAACCGACCCCGACCAGCCGACGACAGGAGACGACATGCCCCAGGACAGCGGCGATCTGCCGGTCGGGTTCGCCATCGACGAACACGACGCCTGGATCGACACCGCGAAGGCCGTCGCGGTGGCGCCGCCGGCGGTTGGGCCGAAGGCGGCCGGCGGCTGGGGTCCGGCGTGGTTCTACGCCGCCGGAACAGGCGACGCCACGGTGCGGTACGGCTGCTACCCGTCCGGGTTGTGGCGCGACGCGCACGTCAACCTGACCGCCCCCACCGACCCGAAGGATCACGGCCTGCCCGACGGCACAACGCTGGTGCTGATCGCCCGCAAGCGGACCTCGGCCACCGACACCGCCGACGCCGTGCCGGTTCGGTGGCGCATCCAGTACGGCACCTGACCGTGCAACCCCTGCGGCGCCTCGGCCGGCATGTGGGCCGCCGCGGCGCCTACCTTCTGTTCCTGGCGCTGCTGGACATCACCGTCGCCTACTCGTTGACCCAGCCGTTGCCACTCGGGCTGACCCGCGGGCAGGTGTACCGGCCGTTCACCGACCTCGCCCCATTCGCCGTGTGGGTGTGGACGTGGGCCGGCGTAGGGCTGCTCGCCTTCGCCGCCGCGTTCGTCCACGGCCTGCGCGTTGCCGTGTTCGGGGCGGCGGCCCTGATGAAGGTGGCGTGGGCGGCCGGGTACCTGTCCGGCTGGGTGTCCGGCTATCCGCTGTATACCCGCGGCTACCAGACCGCGGCCATCTATGTCGCGTTCGCCGCGGTCACGCTGATCGTGTCGGGATGGCGGGAGAACAGCCAGTGAACGGCGGCACCGTCACCGCGGTCGTGTCCGGCTTCGCCGCGGTCGTAGTCGCCGTCATCGCCATGGTGTCCGCGCGCGCGGTGGCCCGGGCGCAGGCCGACAACACCCGCCGACTGGCCGAAGCCGAAGCCGCCCGCAAACGCGAGGAGGCCGAGCGGGAGCAGGCCCGAGCCCGGGTCGAGATCGAAGCGAAAGCCTACGAGCGGGCGCGGGAGTCCTACGAGCGGATCGTCAAAGATCTCGAAGGGCAGTTGGAGAGAAACCAGCGCACCGTGGAACGCATCCAGGACCAGTTGGACCGGATGGCGATCCGGCTGGCCGACGAGCAGACCCAGAAAGCCGGCCTGCAGGATCAGGTGGATTCGATGCGGCGGCAGATGGACGAGCTGCGCCGGGAAAACGAGCAGTTCCGGGCGATCATCGCCGAGCATCAGAAGATCAGTGGGACGCTGGCGGCGGACCTGCGCCGGGCTGGTGCGGCGTTGCCGCCGGATCTGACCCCCGGACCCGCCGCGTAGCCGACCGGCGACGTTACGTGTCCGCGACGTACGCTTGGGTCGCCCCGCTCCGGACCCCGGCGGGGGTGCACGTCCGCCCCCGGCACCGGGAGGCACCCGATGCGCATCGGCCCCAGACTGGACGCATCGGTCGGACCCCCACCGCTGTCCCGCAGGGAACGGCAGGTCGCCGACCTGGTCGCGGAGGGGTTGACGGACCGGGCCATCGCCGCCCAGCTGGGGGTGTCGGCGCGCACCGCCGAATCGCATGTGGCGCGGATCCTGACCAAACTCGGGGTGGCCAACCGGGTGCAGGTCGCCACCTGGGTGCTGCGGATGCGTGGCGCCGCCGAGGCGGCCTGAACTACCGCCGGTCGCTGCTCGGGTCGTAGGCGCGCGGCGCCAGTTCGTGCCACAGGTCATCCGGCCGGATCGCCTTGATGAGGCCGACCGCCACCTTGGCTTTGTCCTCGTGCAGAAACGCCCACCCGCCGACCGCCTCGGTCACCGACGAGTCGACGTACCAGCGGCCGTCGTCGAGCCGGCCGAGCGTCAGGTAGCCCTCGAACGCCGGATGGTCGCCGGGATGGTGCCAGCGGGCCAGTGGCTGCTTGCCGAACTGCCGCGCCAGGTCGATCTGGACACCGCCGGGCATCGGCGGCTGCACCCGATAGTCGTGCCCGCTCATCCACGCGATCGTACGCGCGTACCAAACGTGACTGATTCATTCCCTCAATCACTCATCTACGAGGTGACCATGAAGCTCGGCCGCCGCCCACCCAAGAACGCCCCCGCGCTGCGACTCGCGAACGTCCTCACCGGCGCCGTCCCGGCGCACCCGACGGCCCAGGACAACCTGAGCCGGCTGTCCGGCTGGCAGATGCTCGGCAACGACGTCGCCGGCGACTGTGTTGCGGTCACCTGGTCGAACTTCCGCCGGCTGATCACCGCCGCGCTCGCCGGTCGGGAGGTGTACCCCACCCAGGATCAGGTGTGGCAGGTGTACCGCACCCAGAATCCCGACTTCGACCCCAACGGCGACCCCAACGTCAACGGGCCGGGCTCGCCCGCCGACCAGGGAATGGACATCCAGACCCTGCTCGAATACCTACACACCACCGGCGGCCCGGACGGGGTCAAGGCGGTCGCGTTCGCCAAGGTGGATCACACCAACCTCGACGAGGTCAAGGCCGCCCTGTCCATCTTCGGCGGCGTCTGGACCGGCATCACCGTCCAAGCCGCGCAGATGCAGCAGTTCAACGCTGGGCAGCCGTGGGACTGGGTGGCCGGCTCCCCGGTCGACGGCGGCCATTCGGTGTTGTCCGGCGGGTATGGCGTCGCCGGCTCGCGGCTGGGTATCGGCGATGTCGACTTCATCACCTGGGCCAAGGAAACGTCGTTCACCGACTCCTATTGGGCGCGGGGCATCGAAGAGGCGTGGATCGTCATCTGGCCCGAGCACTTAGGGACCGCCGAGTTCCAGCAGGGCGTCAACCTTGCCGCGCTCGCCACGGACTACCAGGAGTTGACCGGCAAGGTGCTGCCACTGCCCACCCCGGTACCGACTCCCCCGCCCGTCCCGGCCGACGTCGACCAGGCCCTGGCCGCCGCGCTGCGACACGACAACTGGGTCAACGAGCGGCACTGCTGCGGCGCCAAGCGGGTGGCGCAGGCCGCGCTGCCGTGGCTCGCCGCGCACCACCTATAGGGGGCGGAAGTGGACAACACCGAGTCGGAGCGCCAGAGCTGCCCCCGTCGCATGACCGACTGGGGGGCACAGGAACGCGCCAAAGGACTGGACACTTGGAGCGACCGGGCCGCCATGTCCGGGCAGAACCGGGTGGGCAGGTCGTGCTCGTACTGCGGTTCACTCGACCCGGACCGATTCATGGAGCTCGTCCGGGACGGCTGGATCGTCGGACCGACCGACAAGGACTACAAGGCGTACCTGGAGTCACCGCTCACCGACGACGAGAAGGCCGCCAAACGCCAGCGGTGGATGGACCACGACGCGGTTGCCCGGGCCGTCCGCGAGATCGGCGAGAAAGACGGCAAGACCGCCGAACAGATCCAGGCCGACCTCGACGAGCAGTGGCAGGAGCAGGCGGCCGGCTGGCTACACGGCGACCAGTCGGCGAAGTTCTACTACCAGCACCTGACGGCCGAACAGCGGACCGAGTTCATCGCCCTCTACAACGAGGGCCGGATGAAGGTTGGCTACCCGGGCCACTTCTACCGACTGCCGTTCTTCTGCCGGTCGAGCCCGGCGGCGACGTGACCCGCCGCACCGCCTGGATTGTCGGGTTCCTCGCCGGCTTCGTCGCGTGGATCGTGGCCGAGGTGTGGGCCGCGTTCGACAGCTCGACCAACACGGTGCCGCTGACCAACATCATCGTCGAGCACGTGCCGATGTGGCTCGGCTTTCCGCTGATCGTCGCGTTCGCCGTGTGGCTGGTGCTGCACTTCTGGATCTACTGGCGGCGGCGGGCCTGACTCTACTTGCGAAGTAGCGTCATGACGCTACCTTCCGCGCCGATACCGGAACGCCGCGACCGGGATTCGAACCCAGGTCACTGGAACCGGGGCCATCGCCCCTGCGGGCCGGACTCGAACCGTCGGCTTCCGACATGCTCGGCCGCTGCACCACCGCGGCGTCCCATGCTGGCCAGCGCCACAACCGTACCGGAGGCACCCCCGCCATGACCGATCCGACACCGCCGCCGAACGCCCCATCCGAACCGCTCGCGTCGATCTCGGTCATCACCGGCATCGGCGCCGCCCTCGTCGGCCTCGCCGTGTCGTTCGGGCTGCACCTGACCGTTGACCAGAAAGCCAGCGTCGTCGCCCTCATCACCGCGGCCGCGCCGATCGTGGTGTGGCTGTGGGGCCGGCGGCGCACCTACTCGCCCGCCACAGTCAGGCGCATGATGACCCGCGGCGGCCATGAGCCGGGGTCGTGACGCCGCCCACGAACACGACGGCTGGACGTTCCGCCGCGGTACGGACGGCAGCGTGACCATCTGGGCCGGCGACGACCGCGAACTTGTCCTCACCGCCGCCGCGTGGATCCGGATCGTCACCGCGGTGTCGGCTGGCGGACGGCTCGCCTACCGGCAGGCGCAGGCGCTGCACCGTGGCGCCACTGATGGGCGACCCGGGCGTTGAACCTGCAACACCCGCCGTCGATTGGCCGCTCACATCATGTGGACACGTCCCTTGCCGAACCGCCCGACCGCGATCCGCCGACCACCCGGCCGACGCCGGGTCACCGCCTACAGCCGGCGCAGACGCAGGTGGTAGACCGGTGGGTCAACCGGACACCGGCCGGCGTCGTCGACTGGCAACACCTGGATCAGCAAGGAGGCTGACATGCGCACCCTGATCGCCATCCTGTACGTGGCCGCCGTCATCCTGCTCGTCCTCGCCGCGTTCGGCATCCCCGCCCGCGTGTCACTGGCGCTGCTCGGCGCCGCCTGCGCACTGCTGGCGTTCTCGCTGCCAGCCATGCAGGCCGGGTTCCAGTAGCCGGCCGCCGGAAACCGTCGCACCCGCGCCATACGCTTACCTGCTCACCCGCACGGCCCGCCCGCACAGCAACGGGGCCACCCTTCCGATCCCACCCTCGCAGGGTGCGGTCGGGTTGGGTGGCCCCGATTTTTGCGTTTTACGGAATCAGCCGTCCGTGGTCACCTTCTACGCGTCGAACTCGCCTCCCTTGGCGCGGGTGACAAACTCGTCCCACCGACTCTGCGGAATCAGCAGCACCCTCCCATCCGGCTGCTGCGAGTTGCGCACCGCCACGGTCCCGTCATCGAGGAACGCCACCTCAACGCTTTCATCCGCAGCCGAGTCGGCTACCGACGACTTACGCCACTGCGCCCTGCTCAAATCCACGCTCACGAGCCCTACCCTTCGATCGTTGAATGGGACGCGGCCGCCGTGGGGAAGGTCGGCGGCCGCGCGTCTAGCGTCTCGTCTGCTGCTGCGCAGGGCGGGGAGCCGGCAGATGGTGACCCAACGCCGGAGCAACCGTCCCAAGCAGCAGCAGCGCCGCACCGGCCGCCACCACCCCCGCCGCCTTCGTGTCCCACGACCGCTTCGGAAACAACCACCAACCCACCAACACCAACACCACCGCCGCCAGGGCACCGGCCCGCAACCCCAGCCAAGCGCCCAATCCGGCCCGCCACGCACCCGTCCACGCCAGGAACATCAGCGGCACCCACACCCCGGCGGCCACACCGAGGCGACGGACCGGCCGCGGACAGCGACGGGCACGCCGCCGCGTCGGCTTCGCCACCTTCACCGACTCGCGGGCTGGGCGCGCGTCCGTCGGTGCCTGCCATGGGGTTACGGCACCCTTCGCTGCGTCCCGGGCCGCACGCTGACGGCGGGCCTCTGGGATCGGGATCCGCCGCGGGTTGTCCAGATTCTCCTCGTAATTGAAAAGCGGACGCCGCGCCCGGATCTCCGCCTTCTCGGCAGCCAAGACCGCTGGCTTGTTCGGGTACACCTCGTCCAGCACCCGCCACAAGGTGATCGTGTCCGACCACGGCTGGGCGTACACGTGCTCCAACAACCGGGCCAGCGGCTCCCGGGCGGTTTCGCCGATGTAGCCGACCGTCTTCGTCTGGTAGTTGGTGTTCGGATCCAACACCTCGAACTCGTAGACCCGACAGTCCCTCATGATGGCGGGCTGGCTCACCCCGTCACCTCCCGCGCTTCGGCCGCGCGTTCCTGCTGCCGCTCCACCTCGGCCGCCGACGGCGCCTGCGGGGCGGGCGACAGTGCCGCCAGCGCGGCCTGCGCCCGGGCCCGGCCCTTCTCAGTGACCCGGTAGTCGGTGTACTCGGTGCCCACCTTCACTCGCGTGATCAGCCCATCCGCCTCCAACCTCGATGCGGCCCGGGACAGCGTGGACGGCACCGGCGCCTTCCCCCCACCCACTGCGGTCAGCCAGGCGCGGTGGCCGAAAATCTGCGGCGAGTTGATACCCGGCGCGCCGGCGACGATCGCCAGCACCACATCCGCCGCCGGCAAGGCACCTCCCGTGGCCGGCGCCTCAACCGCCGAGGTGGCCAGCGACGTGGAGTCCTGCAGCAGGTTCGCCATCCCGTTCGGGCCTTGCCCGAGCCGCCACAGGTCCATCAGCCCCTCCCGCTCGAACACCGCCACCGTCTCCGCCGGCAGGGCGGGCGCGGTCAACAGCGGCGCGCCGTCCGGCGCGTACAGCTGGTCGAAGACGCAGCCGTCCTCGTCGGCGCGGGTGACAAACGCCGACCGCAGCGGAACCGGGGGCGCCTCCGCCGACACGGTCAGGCACATCCCGGCCAGCCTGGGCAGCGCCGACGGCATGTAGGTGCCGGTGTAGCCGGCCAGTCGCGCCTGCTGATCGGGCATCCGGTACAGCCGCAGTCGGGTCAGGCCGGTCAGGCCGCGCAGCACCGAGTTGTTCAGATCCTGCAGGCCGCCGCCCTGGGTGACCAGCTCCGTCATCTGCGCGGCGGTGCGTTCCAGCCGCTTCTGCTCCGTCAGGGCGCCGACGAACCCCGGGTCGGCGGCTTCCATGTGGAACTCCTCCCACACGTGCCGCATCGGCGGCCCGTCCCGGTCAACGTTCCACAGGGACTGTTCGGGGCGCAGCCGGCCATGCCGGTCCCGCTGCTTGCGCGACGCCAGATGCTGCTCGCGGCGTTTGCGTTCGGCGACGATGGACCGAAGGATGACGTCCCGGTGTTCGCGGGTAACACCGATGGGGAACACCCCGACGAAGTCGGCGTAGTCAACCAGCTGCTTCGGGTCGTACAACACGTCGAAGATCCCGGCGGCCAGGTCGTTGAGGAATGTCAAGATCGTTCCTGCCGTTTTGCCCCCGCCGGTGTGCCCAACCGTGAGTCCGCCGCCGGGCTGACCGGGCACGAACGCGGCCTCCTCCACGTCGTCGCCGAGGATGGACCGTCCGGTGTGCACGTAGATGGTGCCGTCTTTGGCGATGCGCACCCCGTCGCGGCCCTTCCACCGCACCGCACCACCCAGGGGCGCGTGGTCGGTCAGCAGCATCAGGCCGCGGTTGGCCCGGCCGTCGGGTCGGTCCACCAGGGACAGGTTTGACGAGTCGACACCAAGCATCGCGGCCAGCCATTCCCGCGACGACATCAGCGGCGGGGCGCCACCCAACCGGGCCACCAGCGCGCCCGGCTCTGATTCGATGGCGTACTCCCAGCCGATGCGCGTCACCTCCCCGGCGATGGGGGCGGTCACCTCGCGGGTTTCCTCCGCGACGATCCAGGTGCGCTTCATCAGGAATCCGGCCGGCACGGTGTCGGAGCCGGCGATCTGCGCCCAACGGGCGGCCATCCGTCGGCCCATCGCTTCCGGGCTGTCGTCCTCCACAACAACCGGCGTCGCAACGGGCGCGGCGGCGAGACGGTCCGCCTCTTCCTGCGCCCGCCGGGCCGCGTCCTCGGCGCGTTGCCGGGCCAATTCCCGCAGCCGCCGGCGGGTTTCCCACAGCTCGTCCCAGTGGCTGCGGAACACCACCCACGACGCCAAACAGCCGGACAGGATCACGACCGCGCCGTTGGGCAGGACCGGCTCCACGCCGAGCAACGCCGCCACACACAGCCACACCCCGGCGGCAAGCACCCCGGCGGCGACCAGCCGCGCCCGGGCGCGGGCCTTGCGGGCGGCGCGGCCCACCAGCCGCTCGTGGGCGCGGATCCGTTCGGCGACGTAGGCGGCGATGTAGGCCATCACCGCGCCGAAGGTGGCCAGCGCAACGCCGACGGCGGCGACCAGCGGCGGATCCGCGGTGGCGGCGGCAACCTCACCGGCGAGCAGCACCCCGGCGGAGGCCGCCAGCGACGGGGCGTGTCCGCGCATGTCGGCGGCGGTGCGGCGGGCCGCCTGTTCGGCTGCGGTTTTCGCTGCCTCGACCCGCGCAGTCGCAGCGTCGACCGCACGTGCTCGGTAGCTCGCGCCGATTTCCCGGAGACGGTTCATCAGTTGCTGACGCGCGCCACCGACCGGATTCCGATCCGACGCGTCAACCGCGAACTCCACGAGCCTCAATGGGTGTCGCGGGCAGCACGGCTCCGGGTTTTCCTCGGTTGTCGGTACCCACTGTTCCACCTCGCAACCAGGCTCGTGGCACAGGAACAGCCGGGCGCCGATCTGCCAGTTTTCGCCGACCGGCACGTGTCGCTCACCCTGCACGAGAGTGCCGTCAGCGGTGCGCCACACGTCGGACCACTTCAGCCCCGCAGGCAGTTTCGCCTTGGGTGCCTGGGTTGGGACTGGGGTGGTCACGGTTGTCCTCCTGCTATTCGTTGCTGGCGTCGGTCAGCGGTCCCCTGCGCAGCAACTCGTGCCACTGCCGGTAGTCCTCGTACGGCTGCCCGTTCTCGTCGGTGTGGCCGATGTGACCCAACCAAAGGTCGAGGACGTCGTGACGCCACAGAATCCCGAAGCGGTCACGCACACGGGTCACATCGGGGCCTGGTTCGGCATCCATCGACCACGTCTTCGTCACGGTCATCTCCTCAAGACTCGAAGGTGACGTGCTCGATGTCCGCAAGGTAGATCTCCTCGGAGCCGCTGCTGGTGTCGATCGACACCAGACCCCGCGAATTGCCGTAGTACCAGTCGTGCAGCAGTTGGGTCGCCGTCTGGAAGTCGCGCGCGTCAACCGGGTTGACCTGCAGTTCGCGGCCGTTGCGCAGGCCAATTCGAAGCCTGGATGCGCTCATCGCTCCACCTTTCTCATTTGCCGTAGTCGGCGCCGTAGTCCTCGCGGATGTCGAAGTCGTGGTCGGTACAGAACCGGTATGCCGAGCGCGGGTCGGACGGCTTCCGGCAGTACGTCAGGCTGGGGGTGCCGAACGCTGTGTTCCACGAGCAGCGGCCGGCCGACGTCAACCCCCACTCCTCATCGGTGTACCGGTCACGCGACAGCAGCGGCTGAAGGTTGGTCACTGAGTTCTCCGTTCCCGTTCAGCAAACGACCAGATCAGTAGCGGCTTCGACGTGGACCTCTTCCACTGGCGTCATCGGCGTCCAAGGGTGACGCTCATCCCGGAGGCCGCCGCACCGAGGGCTACCCGTCCAGCACAGTCCGATCCGGCCGCAGGCGGTGCACCGGTACGGCACCGGTGGGGTGTCGTCGTCGAGTTCGAAGTACACGTCGATCCACTACCGGTTACTGCGGGCGTCTTGGCGTTCACCGGTTCCGTCGAGCAGATCCAGTTGGGCTGTGGTGACCGGCCGTCCGTCCGGATACTCGCGGTCGTCGTCGAACAGCACGTACGACGACGTCTCGGGGCTGTCGGTGCCCCAGTTGTGACGGCCCTGATAGGTGCCGGCCATCCGCAACTGCCGGTGGAACACCCGGTCGCCCTCGCTGAACTGGCTCATCGGTCCGCCATCACCTTCCGGACTCGCTGTACCGCACGCGCGGCCTCGTCAGGGCTGGCCTCGCCGATCCATTCGCGGTCAGAAATGTTGTCCCATTTACAGATGATGGGCCGTCGGCGCGCGGCTTCGTCCCAGCCGGGATCGTCGGTAAGTGCGTGCCACGCGCCGAAGGGACCGGGGTGCTCATCGACTCGAACCCACGTGTAGCCGCAGTTGTCCAACCAGGCGGTGTGGTTGTCGGGCTCCCTCATCGTTCGACCTTCCTCATCAGGTGCATGTCGCGGCCGGCCAAGCGCACAGCCGCCGCCCGCATTTCGGTTGTCAGGCCGGCGCGGTCCGGGTCGGGCTCCAGTTGGATGTCGCGGCGGTCGTCCATCTCGACCAGGGCGCGGTCCAACTCGTCCGCGTCGACGTCGGCAAGTTGGGCACGCAGGTCGGCGAGGTGGATGCCCCCGCCGGGCCTGGAGGTCAGGTCGGCGTAGGCGGCGAGGATTCGCTCCGGCAACGTGCTCACCACGCACCCGCCGTCAAGACGCGTGTCCCCGGCGGTTCATGCCGAATGAATCCGTGCGGATATTCGGCGGCGAGCAGATCACGAGCCCACTGGACACAGATCGGGTCGTTGCACACCGACAGGCCGCAGCGCGTTCCGTCGACGTTCAGTTCCTGCCGGGCCAAGGCGGGGCAGTCGTCGGCCTGGCAAGGCGTCCGGACGCTCACCGTTCCATCGCTCGGTGCGGTCACCCACCCTCGGCACGACCATCACGACCATCACGACCATCACGACCAGTCGATCGGCGCGTCACGGATCACCCGACGGACATCCGCCTCCGACAAGCCACGCGCCTGCCCGAACCGCACCATGTCCGCGTCGTCCCAGCCGGAATTGTGCAGCCGCACCATCGCCCCACCCCGGTCACCGGCCTGCCACAACTCGTCAGCGGCGTTCTCCGCCCGCTGCCGAGCCACCTCCCGCGCCTGCACGTCCAGCTCCTCGGCCTGCCGGCGCAGCGCCTCGTCACGCTCAAAACCCACCGTCGTCTCCCATCACCTGTTGTCGAGAAAATCCAGAGCCGCCCGCAGCAACGGAGGCTGCGGCCCGTACAGCCACCCACCAACCCGGTCCGCCACATCCCGCTCAAGTTCCGCGAGGCTGCCGAACCGGAACCAGGCGGCCTCCCGTGCGTCGTCACCCGCCACCACCGGCAGCCGCGCCGGAACCGCCAACACCGCCACGGTGGTGCACATCCACGCCTCGTCGGTGTTGCGCGGATCGTGCGCGAACCCGGCCCACACCACCTGCGGCGCCACACCCGCCAGACTCAGGCCGGTCTCCTCGGCCAGCTCCCGCAGCAGCGTCTCCCCCGCTGACTCACCCGGTTCGACACGGCCACCCGGCACCGCCCAACCGCCGCCGTCCACCCGGTTGATCAGAAGAATCCACCGCTGCCCAGGTTCGTTCGCGACCACCACCGGGTCGGCGGCCTGGTTTTCACCCCACAGCCGCAGCCAGCCACGACCCGCAATCCCGATACGCTCGCAAGGGTTGACCGGGCGGCCGTCCACGACACCGAACGGGACAATCGCAGCCGCCAGCCGTGGGGCGAAGTCCACCTGTGTCGGGTCGTCCGGGTCGACGTACGGCTGGCTGCTCACTGCGTCGCCTCCGCGAGATACTGCTCGGCGGCATCCCCGAGCAGCCTGCGCATCAGCTCGGCCAAGGTGTCGCCCTGCTTGGGCCGCAGCCCCGCCGCCTGCCCCGCCTCGTCGGGGACGGCGGCGTACCGACCGAACCCGTCAGGGGCGATCCACCACTTCTCGCCGTTTTCGGTTGTCACCACGGCACGCCGGTTGTTCGCGTACCACGTCACCAAAGGTTGGTCGCTCACCGCACGCTCCAAGCCCGATGCACACCGGTCAGCACGTAGATCCCCGCCGCGTCCGCAGCCGTCGGAAACTCCCGACCGGCGGCCTCCTGCGACCGCACCCACCGGATGCACCGCTCGGCAGCCTCCGGGCTGGTGAAGTGCGCGTCGACGTACTCACGCAGCTCGCCGTCATCCACAGGAGTGCTCACCGCGGATCACCCACCACGGCGTGGATCGCCTCGTCGAGGGTGGGGAACCGCTGCGGGGCGAACTGCCGCGCCGCCGCCCACGCCTGATCACTCCACAGGTAGGTGTCGTCCTTGGCCCGGTACACCACCCAGCCGTCGCCACCGAGCGGGAGTGCCGGAAGCGCGGAGAGGTCTCCGTCCTTCTCGTCGAGAATCGTGGCGGTACCGTCGTCGTGCAGCACCACCCGCGAATCCTTGTCGTATCCGCTCACGGTCTTCACGTTCCTGATCTCCTTCAATAGACGACCGGGCCGGTTGGCCACCGCGACGGCCCCGAACCAACGCCGGGGCCGCACGGAAACCAGCCGGTCAGTCGGCGGTCGCGGCCGACACGAACTCGCCGGTCGCCCCAGCCGTGTGCAGCGTGTCCTGCGCGTCCTGCGCCGGCTTCAACCCCGCCTCCGCCGCGGCGACATGATCCGAGGCCGCCGCAGACGCATCCGACACGTTGGACACATGCCGGCCAAGCTGCGCGGCCACCGCGCCCGCCTCATCCAGCGCCTGCCGGGTGGCTGCGGTGGCGCCAGCGGCGTTGGCCCGCTCCGACGCCGCCGTCACCGCACCGTCCAAGGCGGCACGTGCCCCGCCCATCTGGTCGTTCAGATCCTGGATCCGCGCCAGATGACCACGGATGGCGGCCAGGTCGGCCACGACCAGATCCAGGTTGGTTTCCCCCGTAGGCGCGCCGGCCGCCGGGGTGGCTGTCGATGTGGGCATGGTTCCTCCTGCGTTTTTTGCGGTTGTGGTGTCAGTAGTTGGTTCCGGCTGCGGTGTGCCGGTCGGGTCTTCCTCACCCGCGGCCCACGGCGGCGGGGTGGGCGCCGCCTCCGGCTCGGGTTCTGGATCCCACTTCACCGGCGGCGTTACCTCCGGCTGGTCACCGGTGGACTCCGGCGGCACGACGCCTTGGGGTTGCTCGTCACCCGGCCTGGTGCGGGCCACCTGCCCGGCGGGGGCGCCGGCGCGGCGGGCCTGCTGCGCCGCGACCCACCCCGCACGGAAACCGGCACCGAAACGCCCACCCGCCCGGTAGGTGCGATCAGCCGACACAATCAGCCGCGCCCACCAGCGCCGCGCCGCCGAACCGGCACGCACCGCCCACGACGGCTGCGCGGGACGCTTCGCCGGATCCGCCCCGTCGCGCCACCACTGCCGGCGGGCCTGCCGCCACGCCGCACGCTGCGCCCGGTCGTGATCCAGCCACGCCCGATGATCCGCCACCGACTGGCCCCAGCCGTCCCCGTCGGAGCCGCCCTGCCGGCCCGACCAGGCCCGCTCAACACCCACCGCCAGCGCCGCCACCAACACCCCGGCACCACCCAGGCACAACGCCAGAAACGCCATGAACCCCAGGGCGGCAACGTCTTCCTTCGCCTCGTGCTGGCCGCTCACCGGACACTCACCGTCGTGGCGTGCTGCAGGCCGTCATGGGCGTGTTGGCTGACCAGCCCCACAAACAGGGAGCCGAACAGCACCAGCAGCGGCAGGCCGTACGCCAGAAACGCCCGCACCCCCGCGTCGGGGATCTTGTCTTTGATGTCGACCAGTGCGGCGACCAGCAGGGCCACACCGAGGGCACCCAGCACGATCCGCACCATCAGCACCGCCCACGGCGGCAGGTAGTGGACGGCCATGCCGTCGGCGAACGCCACCAGCGGGATCGTCACGACGCCGGCGAACAAGGACACCGCGGAGGCGAACCACTTCCACGCCTTGCGGGCCGTCTTGCCGGCCAACGCAGCCTTGACGATGCGGTGCGCGTACACCACCGTGATCGCCGCCATCACGGCGGCGGTCGCGCCGGCACCCAGGCTGCGCGGATGCGACAGGATCGCCCACACCGCCTGCCAGCCGGCCGGCAGCATCGTTGGCACCCACAGCGCTGCCTTGCGGGCATCCTCGTCGGGTACCTTGTCTGCCACATCGCGGATCAGCGGCACCAGCAGCGCCAGCGCATGCCAGCCCAGCCACAGGGCGATGATGCCGCCCACCCCGGCGATGACACCGCCGATGCTGCCAGTCAGCGACGTGGCCCAGGCGACGACACCGATCAGCGCCCAGCAGAGCACCAGTCCGCAGATTGCGGTGACGATGAACGCCACCCACAGCAGCAGCGCCGACTGGCGCACCGCCGGCAGGATCTTCGCCCGGCCTACCGTCAGCACGATCAGCACACCCAGGACGAGGGCGATCTGCAGGTGATAGGTCACGATCCAATTCATGTCTAGCCCCCTTTCCAGGGCGTGTGCGCGCAACTGCGCGCGGGGTTGGTCAGTGCACGACGCAGCCGGCGGCCACGGCGAGAACAAGCAGGGTCAGGGCAACCCCGGCGCGGATGCGGGTGGCCACCGCCAACTGGACGAGCTGCGCGAGGCTGAACACGGCCAGCCGGAACATGCCGGCCACCGTCGCGGCCACCCACGCGGCCGTGTTGCTGGTCTCGCCCGGGCCTGGAAACACCTGCCGGGCCACCACCGCGATCGGCTGCGGCGACTGCGACAACTGCCACGAGCCGCGCACCGCCGCCTGGGCATCCCGCAGATGCGGTGACACAAAGTTAGCGACCTTGGGGGCAGGCTTGACCTTGGCAACCGGCCGATCCGCTGGTATCACGCGCGTGTGAACAGGTGTGCACGTGGCATCCGGAGCGGTCGGCGGCCGATCCGCCGTTTCGGCGGCCGTTTCCGGCGCACGCACGCAACCCTGCAACCCGTCACCGGCGGTGACGTGGCGGCTGGTTCCGTTGACGGTGACAGTCATGACCCGGCCGCCCGGTTCAACCCGTCAGCCAACTCGATCAGCCGGTCGGCGAGGTCGTGACGGCCGTCGTCACCGGCCCGGTTGGATTCGGCCAGCAGCCACCGCCACGCCTGCCACAAACGATCACGACCGGCAGCCTTGTCGCGGGCCGGGATTCTGGCGACAAACCAGTCCCGCCGCTTCGCCGCAGCGGTGTTTGCCCTGGTCACAGCCCCCATTGGCGGATCTCCTCCTCGCTCGGCGGATCCGGCAACGTCCACCGGAACAGCTCCCGGCCGGTGGCGCGGCCGTCCTCATCGGCGGCGAACACCGCGAACTCGAACTCGTGCCACCGATCCAGCGGCGCCCGATCGGCCCGGATGACCCGCACCAGGTACCGATTCAGCAGGTCACGGGACTGGGCCAGGACAAACGGGTCACGGTCGTCCAGGTCCAGCAGCACCAGCACCGGCACGTCGTCGCGGTCGATGCGGCGACCGTTGCGCCAGGCGTGCAGCAAGTAGCGGCGCAACATCAGGCCAGCCCCCCGGTCAGCACGAAGCCGAGCAGCCCGATCAGGCCGCTGACCAGGAAAATCAGCCCCATGGCGATCAGCAGCGGCTTGGTTTGCCGATCGCGGTAGACGCGGAGCGCGCCGTCGGACCGTTCCATCACGTACCGTCCCCGGACGTCTCAAACGCCAGGCGAGGTGCCGGGACGGGTCGTCGGCGACGCACCTGCGGCACCATCACCGGCCGCACGCCCCCGCCGGTACCGCCCGGCCGCCACATCCAGCGCTGCCGCAGGTAGAAGGCCATCGGGGCGAGTGCGGGTGCGCCGGTGGACACCACCAACGCCCACGCCACAGCACCCAGCCGGGGATCCATCGCGGTGGCGAACCCGGCCGTGACCAGGAACAACACCCACACGATGATCCGCACAGCGATCGCCGGGGCGGCCGGCACGGCGGTGCGCCACAGGTTGGTCCACCAGCGGGCGGCCAGCATCACCAGGCCGATGAACACCCCTGCCAGGGTGGCGAGGGCCTGCGCCTTCAGGGTCGGCACGGTTTGCGCGATGACCCGGTGCCAGATGAACACGAACAGCAGGTCCCGGGCGATCGTGGCGACCGCGCCGACAAGGATCCGCTCAGACATGGGTGGGTCTCCTAGTTGGCGCCGGCGCGGGCCAGTGCCCGGTCGGTCGGTTCGTCGTCGGTCGCTTTGAGGTCGGTGCCGGCCCGGTACGCCTCGACCGCCTTGTCGGCGCGCTGCTTCGACCAACCGGTGGCGGTGCGGATCTGCCGGATGCTGTCGGGCAGCTGGTCGCCGTACCGGGCACGCAACGCCCGCGCGTTGGCGACCGCCGCCGGCTCAGACCCGACCACGTGCAGCCGGGGCGACCGGGCAACCGGTCGGGCGGACGGCTTGGCGGCCGGTCGGGTGGTCGACGGGCTGTTGGTCGGTGCTGGCCCGGGCGGTTGGTGGGTGGTCGGTTGGGCAACCGACTGGTTCGGCTCGACTGCGGATTCGCCGGTGGTCGGCTCGGGCGCGGTCGAGTGATCGGCCGCCTGGTTGGTTGCCTCGGGCGTGGTGGTCGGCTTCACCGGATCGGTCTTCTTCGCGGCGCGCCGGTCGGCCCGCGCCCGGTGCCACGCCGCATACCGCGCCCGCGCCTCGTCCGTGGTGGCGGCCGGCTCCCACGACACCAGATACATGGTCACCAGCCAGCGCACCGGGTGCAGCAGCTTCGCCTGCGCCGGCAACTTCGGCAACGCAGGATCCAACTGGCCAGCCGCGCGCATCGCCACCCGATTGCGCCAGCGGGAACCACGCGACCACAGGAACAGCGCCGACCCGGACATGCCGGCCAGCAGCCACGACGTGATGGTGGGCAGGTGCCGGTAGGTGGTCCACCAGTGGATCGCCGCACCCGAGGCGGCCACGTAGCCGGCCATGCCCAGCCGCAGCATCCACACGGAGTCGCGGGCCAGCAGGTGCTTGTCGTACAGGTCCATCAGGTAGGCGGCGCCACCTTCGGCGCAGCACGCGACGGCGACGCCGAGAGCAAGCCCGGCCAGGTACCCGACGCCGGCGTGGCTGGCCAGCCATTGCGCGTCGGAGCCGGCCAGCGCCTGAACGAGGGCACCGCCGACCACGTCGGTGACGGCGATGGTTTGCAGCACGAACGCGGTGCCGAGGGCGGCGACCGGCGGCAGGTACCGCAGCCGGTCGGTCGACCGCTTCGGCTTGGTCGGTCGGGTGCCGGTCGGCTGGTAGGTGGCGGCCAGTTCAACCGCCCGGTCGGAGGTGGCCCGCAGCCGTTCGATGCGCGGGCCGAGACCCGACCAGTCCACGAACCGCGGCGTGCCGACCGGGTCTGGTCGGTCGGGCGTCGTGGGGGCCGACCGGGTCAGGGTCGACCAGGCGCGGCGGAGCCGACCGGGGTGGTCGGCTGCCGGGGTGGTCGGGTGGTTGGTCACGCGTTCGCCCTCTCGATTCCGATCGCGGCGTCCAGCCGGATCCGGTCGCGCCGCCGGGCCCGGGCGACGGAGGCGACCACCGACACGGCCATGAGCGCGAAGATGACGGCGACCAGCCACCACAGCGCCACCGAGTTCCGGCGGACCAGCACCACCCAGCCGAGGGGCAGGGTGAGGACCAGCAGCAGCGCGTTCGCGACCTGCTCGACGCGCTTCACGGTGAGCACGCCGGTCATGACGTCACCGCCGACGCCTGAGCCTTGGCCGCCCGCAGCGTGGCGATGAGCTGATCCACCTGGGCGGGGGTCATCGGGGCGACCGCCCACCGCTCCCCCTTCTTGGTCGGCTGGATCACTTCGAGGGTGACGCCGCGCTGGTCGCCGACCTGCGCCTGAGCGACGGCGATGCGCGACACCTGACCTTCGAACCGGCCGGCCTGGGTGGGGTCGAGGGTGGCGGCCACATACGTGTCGACGCTGCGGTGGACGTGGCAGGGGATGAGGTCGCGGGTGGCGCAGAAGTCTGGGTGGGGCTGTTCGGTGGCGGAGGAGCCGTCATGACCGGCCGGGGTCGACCGTGCGGGCATGGTGGTGAGGTCGGTCATGACGGCACTCCCTGGGCGGTTGCTACGGTGACGTTGGGGTCCGCGCCCTCGACGGTCTTGCAGCTTCGAGCCGATTCGGCCGGCTCGCCGGCTGGGGGCAGCATCGAGGGCGCGGCACAGGTGGGGGCGGGGTCGACGGCTACGGCGGTCGGCCCCGGCTTCGTTTCAGTCAGACCCTGGTAGAGCCGGCCCGGCGTCACGCCCAGGTCGGCGGACAGCTTGACCACGCTGTTGGTGGCCCGGGCCTCACGCACAGCACCCCAGCGGATCCGGGTCAGCACCGGCCGAAGCCACTTCGCGACCCTGGCGGCTTGCGCCGCACGATCAACCGGGCAGGCGATCGCCGACAGCTCGTCGACCAGCGCCGCGGCGGCGAGGTCCGGGCTCACATCCACCTCCGAAAATCCAGGGTCCCTATGTGGTTCTGTCCAGTATGCAACCGGTGCAACGAAAGACGCAAGCGCCGCGAAAGAATAGGGTGCATCCAATACCACGACATGAGGAGTGAAGTCAATGCACCGATAGACACGAAAGATCGCAGCGTGCGAAACTTGCCTCGATGTCCGCCAAGCGCACCCAGCCGGCCAAGTGGATCAGCCTCACCGAGGCTGCCGATCTGCTTGGCGTCGACCGGTCGACGGTGTACCGGTCGCTGATCAACCCAGAGTGGCGCGCCAAGCGGTGGGGCGACGAGGGCAAAGGCTGGCGCCTGCGCCCCCTTGTTCAGCGCCCGATCTACGAAGTCTCCCGCGAACGCGCCGAACAGTTGGCGAAGCAGAATGACTCGGCCTGACACCGCGACCCTCCGGACTGTCCAGGCTGGCTACACAAGCCAGCGAGGCCAGACTCCCGCCACGGACACGCGCCCCGGAACGGCATCGAATAGGCAACCTAGGGACAAGCGGCAGCTACGCCGATAGATGCCTACAGGATGCCTATCTGGAGGAGGTCGCCATGAGCCGGCAGCCAGCCAACACCACCGCCAAACCCGCCCTGCGCGCGCTGCGGCTCGCCGCCAACCTCTCCCAAGCCGAAGTAGCCGACCGCATCAACGAGATGGCCGCGAGACGAGGAGGATCCCGCGGCGGCGTTGACGCCAACATGGTCAGCCGCTGGGAACGAGGGCTAGTCACGCCTGGCCCGCTGTACCGCCGACTACTCGCCGAGCTGCACAGCGTCACCGTCGACGACCTCGCACTTGCCCTCCCCCACGACCACATCGAAGGCCCGACCGCGGAGGACCTCCTGATGGCCGACACCGAAATCGTCGAAGACCCGCGGGTGTTACGCAGCCAAGACGGCTGGCGCGCCACCCGGCGGGTGCTCAACGCGAACCGGCTCATGCTCAGCCAGGTCGCCGCCGGCCTCTACCCCGACAGTGTCGGGCTGGCCAACACCGGCCTGATCGCATCACCTGAGTGGATCCCCGCTATACCGGTCGAGATCGACACGATTCAGTTGACGCGCCTCGCAGCCACCCCGCCGCCGGCCCTGGACGGCACCGAACCTGAGTCGCTCAACGTGCGCCCCTGCGCCACCCTCACGCGTCCGTACGCGCGGTACAGCCAGGCCATCCGCGACCTGGACCACCCGCGGCTGTTCGAGAACCGGCCGGCGTGGCGCCTCCTCGACGTGGACTGGGGCAACCGATCCATGGCGTTCGGCGACACCTGGTTTTTCGCCGCGGTCGACGTGAACGAGGTCCTCGCCCACGAAGTCGCCTACGTCCACCTCGGCGACGAACCGAGCCAGCCCACGCGTGCGACGCCGATGCGGGACCTGCCCTACCGACGACTCGTCGACAACCCGTTCGACCTGACCCGACGACCGGTGATGCCGGCGATCTCCACTCTCACCATCCGCGGCGGCTCGTCACCCTCGTTCATCCTGCACCGCCGCGACCCCAAGTCGGTGGCGATGGCTGGCGGCATGCTGCAGGTCATTCCGTCGGGGATCTTCCAAGCGTCGTCGCTGCATCCGGCCGCCGTGCGGGAGGACTTCTCGCTGTGGCGCAACATCCAGCGGGAGTACGCCGAGGAGCTGCTGGGGTTCGCCGAGCATGACGGCGACGGGCAACCGATCAGCTACGCGACCGAGCCGTTTGCGTCGATGGACCGCGAACGCGCGGCCGGTCGGATCCGGATCTGGTGCCTCGGGGTGGCACTGGATGCGCTGACCCTCGTCGGCGAGATCATGACGGTTGCGGTGGTGGCGCCGGACCTGTTCGACCGGATCGCCGCGGACTTCGTCGACGTGAACGATGAAGGGACCGTGGTGAATGGCCGGTTCGCGTTCACCGAGCAGGCAGTGGGCCGGGTGCTGCGCAGCGGCCGGATGGCGCCGGCTGGGGCCGGGTGCCTGACGCTGGCACTGCGGCACCGCGGGATGCTGCTCGCCTGACCCCCGTGCGCCGGAAGCTCAATTCGGATCTGCGAACGGTCCGAGCAGTTCCCGGGAGATCTGATTACCAAGCGCGTCACGCGCCTCAGCCTCGCGGCGCCGCGCATCCTCGAACCGCCGCCGCGCGCCTTCCTCGTTGTCGGCGACGTCTTCGGCCGCCCGTACCGCCCCCTGGACCGCATCCAGCCACGTCCCGAGTTGCCTTCTGACCGATGGTGATCCGTAGGCGATGACGGCCGCCCGAACGCTCCCCTGGGTTTCAACCTGTGGCAGATCCAACACCGGGCGGTTGGCCTTTGTCCACACCGGGTGGACGAATTCAACCCATTGGCCCGTGGCCTCGGCCATCCTGAGCAGGTCCAGGTACGCCTCCGCGCGCTTGTCGCGGTACCAGCGCTCGTGGGCGTCCAGGTACTCCTGCTTGGCGCGATTGACGCCCATCTGCTCATCGTGGCGACGACTTGCCCTGGTGTTGAGCCAGCCGCCACTCAGCCCCGCCAGGGCCACCACCGCGCCCGCTACCGGACTTACCCACTCCCAAGCCATGGCAGGCGAGTGTAGGCGTCCTCCGCCACGTTGTTCGGAGTCGGTGGATACGAAGCGACGCCCGCCGCCGGACCGGTCGGGCGTCGCTCTTGGATCTATCGTTCGGGTGTCGGGTCGGAGCGTCGTTCGGATGCGCTCCGGCCCGGCCTACTCCTCCCCGCCCACCACGGCCGCGAGGCTGCCCTCCTCGCGTGCCCGTTCCCAGTACTCGCGGCGCATGTCGTTGGCCTCCAGTTCGGCCGCGCGGGCGGCGAGAAAGCCGATCCGCGCCCGGGCGCACAGCCGGTCGGTGCGATTACGGGCGCGCAGGCCGTAGAGGCTGGTGCTGGTGACCGTCTTGATGAGTTCGTCAACCAGGTCCGGGATGCTGTCGATGTCGGTCTGCGACCGGTCGGGCAGGGCGGGCGGTTCGATGTACTTGTTGGCAGCGCTGGTCATGATGCTGATCTCCTCGGTGGGTTTGCGGGTGTCAGACGGCTTCTCCGCCGCCCATGCGGTACTTCTCCACGGCCTCCGGGATGGTGGTCCGCGGATCCTTCATGAACGGCAACAGCAGCCGAAGCCGCCGCTTCTCCGCCTTGTGCGCTTCGACCACCTGTTTGACGTTCTCGGCCTGCAACGCGAGATGCGCGACGGCGTCCTCCCTGTTGGCGTACCGGAGCCGCACCCGCCGACCGCCGCCGAGCCGCCAGATCGAGTCATATACCGCCGGCTCACCGGAGAACAGGTCGGTCTGATAGTCGTTGACCGTCAGGCTGGCCCGCCGGTCGTCGGCGCTCTGCGCGAGACCGGCCGCGAGTTCGTCGAGCAGCTCGTCGTCGGCGCCCGCATCAGTCAGTTCGAGGCGGATCTCTGCGGTGACCTCGGCCATGTCGAACCGTCCGGGCCGGTCGGCGATCCGGTCGTAGACCGCCAGCGCCATCTTGCGGTACCGGGAGTGCGCCCTCACAGCTGCCTCCCCGTCGATTCAAGGTGATCCGCGATGCTGACCAGCAGGCCGGCAACTCCGCGCAGGCCATCCGGCTTGAACAGCTCCGGATGGACCTCGTAATCGATCCCGGCTTCATCCGCGAGCCAGGTGTCGGTCACGAACTCGATCGGATTGGGGTCGAGCAGGTTCCACAGCGAGCCGACCGCGCGGCTGAAGCCCTCACTCGCCCGGACGCGCCGCTCCCGCTCAATCACGTCCGGCTCGTCGCTGAGGTGGTCCGGCGGCGGCTGGAACGCCGGCGGGACAGGCGGGGCGGACCGAGGTACGACAGGTGCCGACGCTTCCGGCGCTTCCAACTCGTCCGGCCGCTCGTCGCCGTCAGCCTGTGACGGTTGCGGCTGCGCAGTGTCCGCAGCCGGGATCAACTCGTCCGGCTCCAGTGCCGCCTCGGTGGGCTGTTCGCGCTCCTGGCGGGTCTGCCGGATGGCGGCGGCAGTCGGTTTTCCGTCGGTCCGCTCGACGGTCTCCTGCCAGACGTCTGCGCGCTCATCCTCGTGAACCTTGGCCAGTTCGCGCGCCTGTCCCTCGTTTCCGGGCGGCGGCACCGCGATCTTGTCTGCAATTGCAGACACGACCTGGGCGGCGGCCATCAGTTCGTACGCCCGCGGCCGGCTGATCGACCACCGGTCGACGCAGTAGTCCTCGAAGGTCGCGAACTCAGCCCGATACAGCCGACTGTCGCGGATGGTCGTCAGCGCGTTGCCGACCTCAAGGAAGGTCTGCATGCCGCGCTCGATCTTCCCCTCGCATTCGGCGAGGGTGTCCCGCTCGGCGACAGTGAGCGGGTGGGTCAACTGGTCGGTGGACATGGGGAGGGGTACTCCTTGCAGGTAGACGGCTGGACAGGCAGTGCTACGTCAGCCGCCCCGCAGGGGTTGCACCCCATCGAAGATTCTTTTCCCGGTCGCGTTCCCGACACCCCCACCACCCGGCCGGGCGAGCGTGCCCACCTGCGATCCGCCGGTACGGTCAGGCGATGCGCCTGCCCCGCCGCCCGCTGCCGTGGATCCTGGCCGGCGTCGGCCTGCTGGCAATGTGCTGCGGCGCCCTGACCGTGCTGGGGCTGATCGTCGACCCGCCGAAGACGAAGGCCACCTCCAGCACCGCCCGGGCGAGCAGCGCCCCAGCCGTGCCCGCGACGTCAGCCAGCGCGAGCCCAACCCCGAAGCCCAGCCCCACGCCGCCGCCCTCGTCGAAGCCGGCCGCCAAGCCGAGCTCGGCCGCGCCCGCCGACCCGGACCACCGGCTGTGCCGGCTCACCTCCGACGGCGGCACCTACTACGTGTGGATCACTTCGGCGACCGCGCACCGGTTCGACGCCTGCGCCGGCGGCACCGTGGATCCGCGCACGGTGGATGACCTGCTGCTGGGCACGCCCGGGATGGACCGGCGCTGCATCTTGGGCGACGCCTACACGCAGGCGCATGAGGCGATCGTCGGCGTGTACTCGGACACCAAGGCGGCGAATCTGGCCGCGGCGCGGTCGTTCTGCGCGGCGGGCGGCGGCACCGACAGCGGGTGACGGGCGTCACAGAGAAAGATTGCCGGTAGGGGCGGATCTCGCGGCCAGGGAGTAGGAGCCGCTCCGGGGTGTCGCTATGTACGCGACATCTCCACATCACCCCCGCCGCCGGTAGGTCCACGCCTGCGGCCACGCCCCCCGCGTCTCCTTGACCCGCTCCGCGAACCCTTCCGCCACCAACCCGGCCAGCGCCGACGCCACGTACCCCTTGGTGAACCCGGTCTCCCGGGCCAAATCCTGCACGGTGCGCCGCCGGTCAGGGGTGGCTTGCAGCGCCCGCCGCAGCGCCTCCGGGCACGACACGTCCCGGCCGGCCGGGCGCAGCTTCGACGGATGTGCGGCGGCGTTCACGGCTGCTTCCCGGCATGGACCTCGCGCCAGTGCCGGCGGTAGATGCCTTCCGGGCCGTCCGGCTGCCAGTCGCCCTCGTCATCTTCCCAGTCGCAGCCGTCGATCCGGCACCACACCCGCACGTAGTAGTCGGGGCTGTAGTCCGGCTCACCCTCCTCGCCGCGGGCGACCGGGGCGTAATCCCAATCGTCGCGGGTGTACCCGCCCACGCTCACCGCTGCTCCTCGACGGTCACGCCGTACATCTCGGCCAGCGCCTCCACCACGTCAGTCAAGGCCACCATGCGGGCCATGGCGCGGACCTGATCGACGCTGTGGTGCGCAGTCTTCGCCCGCCGCCGGGCCTGCTCGTACAGGTCGAGGATGATCCGGTGCGCCGCCACCATGCGCAGGGTGCGGGCCGGGTCGTGGCGGGCGACATGGTCAGCGTCAGCCCTACCCTGATCGGAATCCTCGAACTCCGGTGAACCCGCCGGTCCGCGCACGTACCAGCCGAAGTCGCCGTAGTAGTGCAGCTTCCCGTACTCCGGGTCGACGTCGTGGGACTGCCAAGGGCCGGGGCTCGCCGCCTTCGCCACCCGCTCGTCCTCATCGAGCGCGCTGGTCAGCCGCGCCACCAAGTCGCTCACATCACCCTCCACTCGTCGCGGAACTCCGGATGCCCCGTGAACGGTGCGGCGAGCACACGCACGACGTAGCACTGCGCGGCGCACTTCTTGTGCAGGTCGAGCAGAAGCCGCTTCGCCGCAAGGTCGGCCAGCACGAACTGCGGGTCGTTGGCGACGATGTGCTCGGGCAGCGCGCGCAGCCACGGACCGGGCTCGTCGAAGTTCTCCACGACCACGAGGTCTTCGGCGTGCACGTCCAACCCGTTTCGGGCGACATGCCACGGGCCGGGGACAGTTGCTTGCGCCTTCGCCTCCAGCTCGTCGTAGCGGGCGCGCAGGAACTCCACGATCTCGCTGCTCATGACGCCTCCACCAGCAGCCCCGTGGCGCAGCCGCACGGCACCCGCAGCACCGTCGCGCGCCGCTCGCCGAAGCCCTGCACCGGGAACCAGCGGCGGTCCCAGCAGGACAGACACGCGTACCGGCTGCGCCCCTCGCCGTCCAGGGCGTAGCTGGCCTGCCCCGGGCAGCCGTGATCGTCCGGCCGGCACGTGTCGTGGTGGTCAGGGTCCCGACCGCAGCCCTGACACTCGCCGCAGATCTCATCCACCACCAGCACGGTGTCATCCGGATCCAGCACGCCGCCGAAGTTGACCGACGGCAACGCCATCGTGAACCGCGCGCCAGTGACGCCTGCGCCGAGGCAGGAGCCGCAGCGGTTCGGGCCGGAGTACGGCGACGGGGCGGGTAAGTACAGGCGGGCGGTCATCGGTCCTCCAGTCCGCCGAGGATGGTCAGCATGCGCTGCCCCTTGTCGCTGAGGCTCTGTATTTCCAGGTCGATGAGCCCGTTAACGACGGCGTACGTCGCGGCGCTGGCGAGCCGATGCGGCACGGGTAGGTGGCCGTCGGCGACCAGCCGTAGGGTCGCGGCAAGGTCATTCGTTGATGGCGGGCCGTTCAGTGGGGCAATCATCTCGTTTACCGGCCCTCTCCCGTCACGGCGTCGATGGCTGCGATCAGGGCGGCTCGGCGCGGCCAGACAACCGACACGCGGGCCGGCTTCTCAAACTGGGCCCGCCACTCGACGGCCGCGTCCCGCAGCTTCTGCAGCCGCTCCACCTCGGCAACCAGCGCCGGAAGTGCCCTGCGGGCAGCGGCGATCAACTCGGCATCCTCCCGCGTCCCGTAGGTGACGGTGATGTCCACGGCCGGGGCGTCCTCCGGATGGTCGAGCGGGTTGACGTAGGCGTCGTTGCACACCGCCCACGCCGGCGGCGAGGACGTGCCTTCGTTGGCGTTGTACGCCTGCCACGGGCCGGGTGTGGCCGCCTGGTCGAGCGCCTTCAGGGCGTCCAGATTGAGGGGCTGGTCGGTGGCGGCCGGAGTGGGCTGGTCGGTGGTGCTCATGTCGCGGTTCCGTTCGCTCGGGTGGTCTGTCCCCCAGTGCTACGTCGCGGGCGGCGGTGGGGTTGCGCCACGGCTCACCCCAGTTCTGTCAGCCGCCGCACCCACTGCTGCTGCGCCTGCCGCAGCTTCGCCTCCAGCCGCGGCGATCCGAGCGGGACGATCAGCGCCAGGTCCCGGTCCAGCTGGGCAATGGCCCGGCGCGCCTCCCGCCGGTACAGCGGGGCGCACAGATGGTCGGCGGCGGCCCGCAGCCAGCGCAGCGGCGGCAGGTCGAGCAGGGCGTACCAGCACCAGTCCAGGGCGCGCACGACGGCCGTGGCGGCGTGGTGGAAGGCGGCGGGGATGCGGGCGAGGTGGGTGGGCATGGTCAGAGTCCTTCCGGTGGCAGCGCGCGCATCAGCTTCCGCGCGCTGATGCCGCACTCTGCGGCGGCCTCGGAGATGCCGTGGGTTCCGGCGCGCATGAGGGCGAAGGCACGTTCCAGCGTGGCTGGGTCGATCTCCGTGTCCCGTGTGCCGCCGATCGCGACACGGGGAGGTGTTGGCGGGATGGGGCGGGACGCTGCCCTGATCAAGGTCTTCAGGGGAATGCCGCACATCTTCGCGGCGTCCGCGAGCGAGTGGGTTTCCAGCAACGCCAGGGCACGTTCAACCGGGTCGTCGCGCTTGGCGTCGTCAGCCGTGCCGCGAAGCGGCGACGGATGCGGCGCCCTTTCATTCTTTCTAGGAACGTGACGGTTACCGACGTGTCGGTAGACCGACGTGTCGGTTCCTGACACGTCGGTGGAAGTTGGTGACATATCCGCAGGTCGCGCCGACGTGTCAGTTTCCGACGTGTCGGTTCTTGATGCGTCGGTTGGGCAGTCCCGGATCTCCACCTCGGTGTGCCACTTGCCGTCTACGTCGTTGGTGCGGCGGTACCGGACGTAGCCGGCCTTCGCGAGCTCCGCCATGGCGTTGCGCATCGCGCGGAAACCCTCGGACGCGTCGCCAGACAGCCGGGCGGTGGCGACCAGCTTGTCCACGGTGGTCTCCCACCCGTCGCGGTAGGACAACAGCTCGGCAAGCAACCCCTTGGCGCGCCAACTGATCCGGTGGTCCTGGAGCGCGGCGTTCGCGATCGGGGTCCAGCCGCCGGTGGATTGAGTTCGGATGATCCGCACGTCAACGACCTACAATCGGTCGCACAGATGTACAGGACATTTGGCCAACTACGGTTGGCATGGGTCGGGGTACCTCCCGATCAAGGGCCGGGGTTCCAGGAGCGCCAACTCCTGCCCGGCCCGCCTGCTACTCAGCCGGTTGGTCCGAGCCGGTCTTCTGATCCTGTTCGCGCTTGAGCGCTTCGACTGCGGATCGACTGTAGCGGCGGTGCTTGCTGCCTGGCAGGCGCCGGCTTGGCACAAGGATGCCGCTCTTTTCCCAGCGCCGAACCGTAGCCGGCGAGACGTTGAACTCGCGGGCTACTTCGGTCGGGGTGAGCTCGTCCTTGCCCATGGCTTCCTCGGCGATCAGGTCTTCCAGGTCGCTCAAGGTTACCGAACTTGCCGCTCCCGTTTCGACGGGTGGCGGCCGGTGCAGGATCACCGTTTCCATGTTCTCATCCTGATCTAACTTCGCTATCTTGTCAACCTTGTCAAGGTGTGCAAGACTGAGTCAGCAAGGCAAACGACCTGACTCGGTGTTGGCGCACTGATCAGGTCCCGATCGGGAGGTACCCCGACATGACGAGCAGCGCCATCCAGCCCCTCACCGAGGCCGCCCCCATCACCTTCCGCGCCGGCCGCGTCGTGATCACCCTGTTCGTGGTCCGCCCCGGCGTGTTCCGGGTCGAAACCCGCCGCGCCTCCACCGGCGCCGTCATCGACGAGTGGTCCTGCTCCTACGACAGCGAGCAGACGGCCCGCGCCGAGGCCCGCCGCGCCGCCCGCGCCTTCCGCCAGCACCGCACCGCCGACGCCCTGGCCGACGAGCACCACCGACTGACCGTGGCGATCGAAGCCGCCGAAGACCGCCGCCGCCCCACCGGCAAGCTGAACGACCAGCGCGACGCGGTGCAGCCGCTTCGCCGCCGCGCCGCCGACCAGGAGCTGGCCGCCCGGATCCTCGGCACCATCCACGCCGCCGCCGAGGTGCAACCCCTGGAGCCCGATGCGCGTATCCGCACCTGGAAGACGCTGCGCGACGAGCTCGCGCCCACCCACCCGAGCATCTGAGGAGTCCTGCCGTGACCACCATCGACACCGCCGCCTTCGCCGAGGAACTCGACAGGTTCGACGGGGCGCAGGACGCCCTGTCCGGCGCGATCGACGCCTACCAGGACACGCAGGTGCCGGGTCTGGCCGACGTGCGTGACGAGGCGGGCTTGGCGCTGGCGTTTGCCGTGCTCCACGCCGTCAATGAAGCCCGCCGCAACCAGAGCAACTGAAGGAGCCCCGCCGTGTCGCATCTGGCCACCTTCCGCACCTGCTACCGGTCCTGTTCGAACTGCCGCCTGGAGTTCTGGTTCGTTGTCGGCGCCGGCCTCGGCCTGGCCGCCCTGTTCGGCCTGATCCTGCTGCTCGCGCTGCTCAGCCACCCGGCCGGCCACTGAATCCGAAACCCCGTGCAACCTTTCCGCCGCCGCTGACGTGGGAGCCAACCATGACATTCCCCGAATACCCGTCGTACGAGAACCTCGTCGGCACCTTCGCCACGATCCTGCTCAAGGTCGACGACAACGACTACCAGGGCGACTCGCGCCTACTGCTGACCGACGGCTTCCGGTTCGGCCTGCTGTTCTTCGGCTGGGGTTCGTGCTCCGGCTGCGACGCTCTCCAATCGGCGCAGGACGACGGCGAGCGGGCGCTGCGTGAGTTGCGCGACGACCTGGCGAACAAGACCCACTGGGAGGACAACGCCGCCGCTCTGGCTGCCTACATCGAGGGCAAGGACTGGTCGCTGGACTTAGGCGGCGGCTCAGTGGCCGACGCGGCGTTCCGCGCCCGGACGTTGGAGATCCTGCGGGACCTCGCCGCCGGCCGTACCGATGCCGCCACGGTCGAGACTGCGGCGACCAAGCAGATCGGCCGGTGACCGCCATGCACACCGTCACCCACCCCTTCGCCGCCGCACCCGCCTCCGTCACCCACGCCCTCGCCACCGCGGCCAACTTCTACCTCGACCACCTGCCGTGGGCGTTCGCCGCCGGCGCCGCGCTGATGGCCATCGCAGGCGTCCTGGCGTGGCGCGGCAGTCGCACCATCCGGAAGACCTGAGTCCGATGGATGATCTGGACCCCGACCTGTCCACCTTGGCCCGCTGGGCGGTGGGCATGACCCTGCTGGACCTGCACGAGGCGCGGGCCACCCTGTGGGGTGCGCTGATCCGCTACGACGTGCACACCGGCGCCGAACTGCCGCAGCCGCGACCGGACTTCGCCCCATACAACGGCTTGGTCCGCCGCGGCCTGCCGTCAGGCTGGGAGCACTGGTGCTGGCGGCGGGGCCTGCTGCGGCAGGACATGACCCCTGGCCTTCCGCATTGGGTGCCCACCGATGAGGCGGTGCAGCTGGCGGAGAAGTGGATCGCCGGGGGTGGTCCGCCGGCGACTGAAATCCCCGACGACGACGAGAGCGAGGCGCACCCGTGAGCACGCAATCCGATGACGGCCGCCGCTACGCCCTGGTGACCGTGGAGCAGCTGACCTGCCCGCAGGACGCGTGGCGGCTGCTGGACAACGCGGAGCCGGTGATCGTACACGGCTCAGCCGAGCTGGGCCGGAGGATGGCTGAGATCCACCAGTCGGGCCGGTCGGGGATGTTCTTCTTCATCGACATGCCGGACGGAGACAGATCATGACCGCCGCGACGTGGGTGGGCTACGACGTGCCTGAGGCTGAGGCGGCGCCGGTGTTTCCGGTGCTGGAGTGTTCCGAGGCGGCACCGCTGCGGGACTGGACCGAAATCACGATCCGGCCCGTTCGCGAGGTCCACTGCCCGATCCACGGCGTGCTCGGGCACACGGTGCGCGCGGATGAGGCGCGGGCCATTCGTGACGCGCACTGGAAGACGGCACACTCCGGCGCAACCTCCGACGACGTGGCGACGTAGCAACCCCTGACCGACCCCCACAACCAAGGAGCGTGCCCGCGATGGGCTGCACCACCGAGTTCACCGGCCGCGTCACCGTCGAGCCGCCACTGAACCCCGACGAGATCGCCTACCTGACCAAGTTCGCCCGGACCCGGCGGATGCACCGCAACAACGGTCCGTACTTCGTGGATGGGTCCGGCGCGTACGGGCAGGGACGCGACGCCGACATCATCGAGTTCAACAGCGAGCCGCCCGAGCAGCCCGGACTGTGGTGCCGGTGGGTGCCGACCGAGGACGGCGCCGGGATTGAGTGGGACGGCGGCGAAAAGTTCTACGACGCCGACCGCTGGATGGCGTACCTGATCGACACGTTCCTCAAGTCGGGCGCGACGGTTCAAGGCGAGCTGGCCGTGCCCGTCGACGGCCGCGTCTACCACGATGCGTTCGAGCGGTTCACCTTCGACCACGTCGTCAACGGCCGCATCGAGGCCCAGGGCGAACGGGACGACGACCACTGGACGCTGGTCGTGGTCGACAACGAGGTAAGCGTCGAGAAGTACCCGACGATGGCGGAGCGGATGGAGTCCGACCCGGATTTGGCCGTCGCCGTGGAGCGCCTCAGGCAAGCTCGCGTGACGGTTTCCCAGTTCGCCGCGCTGACCGGTCAGGAGTACTGAGATGGCCATTGAGGTTACCGTCCGAGACACCGAGACCGGCGACACGGACACCGTGATCGTCGAGGACTACCTGTTGACCGTCGTCGAGCCCTGCTACCTGGCCAACCAACAGGGCCATCCGAACGGCACGCACGTGCTGACCATCAAGAACGCCACCCGCCCTCTGATCAGCACGAACGTGACCTACGAGGATGGCCCGCAATGACCGACAACCTGGCCAACCTGTTCGCCAACGAACCCCCAGACAGCACCGCGCTGGTGGCGTGGCGCGACGGCGTGCCGGAGGTGTTGCAGCGCGACGACGGCGCCGCCGACGAGGTGGGTGCTGGCGTCGGCGAACACTGGTGGTCCACGTCGAAGGTGAAGCCGATGACGCTGCAGGTGGCCCTGGACGGCGCCGAGCGGGTGGATGCGGTGGTGCCGCTGGAGCAGTCGCGCCTTGTCGTGGCCGAGCAGGTCGCCGATACCCACGTGGCGGTGCCGGTCGAGCAGTGGCGGCAGATGTGCGAGCTGCGCGACAAGGTCAAGCTGTGGCGGGCCGACCTGAACGCATGCGGCTGGACCAGCGAAGAAGCGTCGGATAACACCCGCGCCGTGATCGCCGCCGTCGACGCCCTGGACGAGGACGACCCGCAGGCGGAGGCCGACGGTGCCTGACCTGATGCGCCCACCCAACGACATCGTCGCCGAAGCCCGTGCCGCCTTCGACCGCTGCGGCGAGATCCTGGCCGCCTCCGCCCCGTCGACAGCACCCGGGTTCATGGCGCATGTGCTGGTGATTGCCGGGGAGGCGCTGGACCGGCACTGGCCGACGGCGGGCGGCTTCTGCGGCTTCTGCGACAGCCAGCGGTGGCCGTGCCCGGACCTGGCCGGCTGGCTGAAGCTGTTCGCCATCCCGCTTGAGGAGGAGCAGCCGTGATCCGATGGCGCCGCAAGCCGCGCCCGGTTGTCGTGCCGGGGCCGGACATCCAGCGTGAGATCGCCGCCTTGGCCGCCGCGATCACAACCGTGCACAGAGAGGTGTTCCGCCCAGGCCGCGACTGCGACCTGGACGACGACGGCCGCTGCGCGGCGATCCGACGAGGGAGAACCAAGTGAGCCGCGTTGAGCCAACCATTGCACTCCACATCCTGATCCTCGCCGCCGTCCTGCTGCTCGTCGTCGGCATCCACGAGGCCGGCCACGCCGTCGCCATGCGTCGCTTCGGCATGCGCCCCATCGCCGCCGGCGTCGGGCTGCCGCTGCCACCAGTGCTGCGGCTGCGCCTGAGCAGCACATTCACCTTCACCCTGTCGCCCTGGCTCCTCGGCGCCTACGTCGAACCGTCCGAGCGCGACACCGAGCGGATCCCCGACCTGCCATACCGAGACGCCGCCTGGGTCTACAACGCCGGTGTGATCGTCAACTTCGTGTTCGGCTTCGCCGTCACCGCAGTCGCAGCCCGCAGCACGTTCGGCACGCTGATCTACAGCATTGCGGCGGTCGCTATTTGGGCACTGCGCCGGTTGGTGGCCGGGTACGTGCTGCCCCTGCTGGCCATCCCGGCGCTCGGCATCACCTTGTACGGAATGGTCCTGTCGTGGAGCCAGGGTCAGTCCGGTGTCGGGTTCGCCGGCCTGGTGGACCTTGTGCCCACCGACCCGCCAAGGCTGCTGTCGTTCGTCGGTGTCATCTCCATCGTCGTCGGCATCCTGAATCTTGTTCCCGTGTATCCACTGGACAACGCCCGCGTCTGCGACCTGCTGCTGGGCCGGTGGGTCGGGCCGCAGTTCCTGGCCTGGTTCCGCGGGGTGGGTGTCGCGCTCATGCTGCTGTCGCTGGTCGGCGCGGTCCTGTCGGATCTCTTGGCCGCGATCTGACGCCGTATCCTGAACACACACCACCCGGTCCGCTCGTTCGGGCCGGGTTTTCTCCTGGAGCCCCCCGTGATCCGTCGCCCCGCCGTCCTGCTCGCCACGGTCGCCCTGCTGACCGCCTGCACCGCAACCCCGGGCGGCACCAGCTCATCGAGCGCGCCTACGTCGCCGGCACTAACCCCGTCCGGCATCGTGGTGGCCAACGGCCACGGCTGGACCCCCGCCGGCCTGGACGGCCCGATCCCGGCACCCGGAACGTGCCACCTGCGCACCGCGGCGGATGGTGAGCCGCTGCCCGACCCGCGCTGCACCCCCGGCGCGATCGACGCCGCGGTCACCGACACCAACACGGCGAGCACGGTGTGCCGAAAGGGTGGCTACACCTCAAGCGTCCGGCCACCGGAGGCGTTGACGGAGCCGGTGAAACGCAAACTGCTCGCGGCGTACGGCATCCCGGCGTCAGAAATCGGCAAGTACGAACTGGACCACCTCGTCGACCTGGCGGCCGGCGGAGCGTCGGACGTACGCAACCTGTGGGTGGAGAGCAATACGTTCCACGACTTCAAGCCATCCACGTTCGTGCACAACGACAAGGACGCTGTCGAGAGCTACACCTTCCACGCCATCTGCGCCGGCAAGGTCACCGTCACGCAGGTGCAGGCGGCGATCGTCGCGGACTGGACGATCGCGGTGGCCCGGCTGGGGTTGCCGCCGATCCCCGCCAACTTCCAGGGCTGAGCGTGCTGGACGACAACACCATCCCGCTGCCCCGCCGCCGCGGCCCGTCCGGCTCGACGGTAGCGGGACTGATGGCGCTGCTGCTGTTGGCGGTTGGTGGGCTGATGCTGGGCATGGCGGTCGGCTCGTGGCCTCGTGGTGCCGCGCCCGGTCCGCGTCCGGTGCTGTCGCTGCCGCCGGATCCGCCGAGTGACGCGCCCACGGTGCCGGCTCTTGGCCCGACCGCGGTCGACCCGTCAGAGGTTGCTCCCGGTGCCGCGCTCGTCGCCGGGCCTGCCGCGCCGTCGGGCCACCCGGCGGTTGTTCCGGCGGTACCTGCCGCGCCGATCCCGGCCACGCGTCCCGGCAAGCGCAAGGCGCACCATCGGAGGTAGCTACCGGCGGCTACGGCGAGGCCGCGGCCAGCCTTTGCGCCAGGCCCCACGTCAGTCCTCCGCCGGGTTCGGAACGTCCGCCACGATGGTGATGTCCACACCCCGATACCGGTGGGCCACGGCACGCAGGTGGGTGATGCCGTAGTCGTCGCGTTCCGGCCAGCGTCGCGCGCCGAGGTGGTCGACCCAGGCGTCGAACGCGGCCCGCTGCTGTGCTGGGTCGGTGGCGGCCGCCCGGGCGATCAGATCGCCGAACGCGCCGATCTGCCAGTGCGCCGGCGGCAGGTCCAGGGTGAGCAGGTCGCCGAGGAGCTGGTGGGCGCGGATCTGCCAGCCGCGCCGCTCGGCATCGGTGACCGGGCCGAGCGGGCTCACCGGTCCGCCTCCTTGCGATGTTGTGGGCAGTAGTCCTTGCCGCCGGGCTGGCCTACGAGCCACCCGCGCGCCCTCAACTCGCGCCTCGCCTCGGCGGCGGTGTGCGCGAAGACGGGGTGCTCGGAGCAGGCGTAGGCGAACCCGCCTCCGTCGCAGGAAACCTCGACCTCGGTGTGGACGCTCACCGCATCAGCCCTCCGTCCCGTAATCAGCGAGGTTGATCCGCTCGTACAGTTGCCAGCCGTGGCCGTCCCGCTCGTCCACGTAGATCTCGATCTGCCGGATGCCTGGGTTGAGCACGCCATCCCGGTACTCGGCCGCCCACTTCTGCACGTTGCGGTAGGCGGCCGCCTTCGACTGGAAGTTCTCGCGTGCGATCTTCATCAGGAGCGGTTGGGTTGCCCAGTTCTTGCGCGGCGTCGCCATCTCAGCCCTCCGCCAACTTCTCAGCCGCCGCAACCAGCGCGGCGTCAACCACCGCCCGGGTAACGGATGTGTAGGTGTCCGGCAATGCGGCGTGGATCTGGTTGACCACGTGCTGCCGGTCTTCCCGATCGCACTGGGCGAGGAACAGCATGTGGCCCATGCCGTGGGCGCGGCGCCGCTCCAGCAGAGCCGTCACCACCTCCCGGGCAACGTCCCTACGCACCTCGGCGAGATTGACGCCCCGGTCGGTGAGGGTGAGGTACGCCGCCCAGAACGCAGCCGACGTGTCGTCGTCCAGGTCGAGTGTCCGGTGGAACTCCATCTCAGCCCTCCAGCGCCTTGTCGGTCACGTCCCAGTACCGTTCGCCGGTTCCGTCGAGCAGCACCACCAGGCCGTCGCTCTCCAAATCGGCAAGCGTCTCCGCTTCCCGCCTGGTCAGCGCTGGGCATGCGGTGCCCTGCCACCGGAAGGTGTCGCCGAACCGGTCGCGGAATACCTCCCGGCGGGCAACCATGCCGAGTACGTGCCGGCGGTCGATGTCGTTCATCAGCTCAGCCCTCCACCGTGAATGGCGGCTGGCCATCGATCTCGACCCACACGCGTTCGTCCTTCGGTTCGCGCCCGTACCCCGCGCAGTCCTGCGGCGGGAAGCTCTTCTTGTCGCCGTGCTTGCCGACCGTGCCGGCCTTCGTCAGCGCGATCGACCGCAAGCAGGCGGGGCAGGTGCCGCGCCCGTACCGGCTGATCGTCATGTCCTCGCGGGTGGCCACGTCAGTCCTCCTGCGGTCTCATGGTGGCGCTTGGCGGTACCCACACGTCTGCGATGTGGTCCGGCCCGAGGTAGCGGCGGCACGGGCACTGCACCCACTCGAACCCGTTGCGGCTGCCCGACTTTGAGTAGTGCGGGCGTTGTTCGTCCGCGAAGCACTCGTCGCTGTCTCGGTCGTGCAGCGCCATAGGATGCCCGCAGCCGCACGTCGGAACCGGCGACGGGGCGGCAGTGGTTCGGCGCCGGATGCGGCCTAGGAGGGTTCCGGCGGTGAGGATGCCAGCGCCCGCGACAAGAGTGATCGGGTCGAACACTTCTCAGTCCTCCTTCCGTCGCCAGTACGGCACACCGTCACACCGGTCCTCGACCGCAGAGCCGTAGATGTTGCACCCGACCCGCAGCACCGCCCGGCTACATTCGGTGCAGGTCCAGCGTTCCTGCCTGCCCGGGTCCCACTTCACTTTGTGGCCGAACTCGTCGTTGGCGATGCGCACCGGCTCGTTGGCCCACGCCTCGTCCCGGCATCGGTCAGCCCTCCCGCTCTCGTGCCAGCCGACCCCGAAGGCGGCCATGTTCCCAACGTAGGTTTCCGAGGGCGTCCCCCGCGGGGCGGAATCGACATCGCGCAACGCGTCCTGGATGCGGCGTAACACGCGGTTAGCGAGCACCGCTGCGGAATCCCGCGGAGGCAGATCGAGACCCTGAAAGGCTGATTCGGCTGCGCGGAGGTGCCCCTCGGCCACGGTGACAGCCTCGGCCCACCTGGCGTACAACTCCGCTGCGGCGCGCCTTCGCTCGGGATCGCTTCTCCATTCCTCTTTGGCCCAGCCCATCTCAGTCCTCCGTCTCGCTGATGGTGATGTTCGGGTCGGCGGAGTCGACACACGCCTGTGGTCCACCATCCGGCGGCTCCAGGTAGGCGACGTCGTTCACCAGATCGGCCACCTCGTACTCGCCTGGGTCGAGGATGAAGCTGCGTCCGGTGTGCGCCCAGTTCGCGCGCACGCGCCGGTGGACGGTTGCGGTGCGGGGCATGGTCAGTCCTCCTCGTCCAGCGGGTCACGCCACCGGCGCCCCTCCGCCGTTTCGTGGTCCTTGTCGTCGCCGAACGCGTGCTCCTGACGCTTGATGCAGCGTTCCACTGGTGCAGAACCCAGGGGGAGTAGGGCTGCGTCACAGGTCCCGGCGGTGTCGATGGTCGTTTCGGTCTCGTTCATGGTCGTTCCTTCCGTTGCTGGGTGTTGCGGGTACCGGGCCGCCCCCTCGACGGTCCGGCGGGACTGGTCAGGTCTTCGGGCATTCGTGGTCGGCGTACCGGTCGGACTCGAATGGCACCTGCCAGAACTTGGCGTCGGCCTCGTCTTCGATGCCGAACAGTGCGGTTGGCTGGTCATCGAGGTCGCCCTTGAGGATCGCCGTCCCGTCCGTCACGGGCTCGGCGTCCATCACCACCATGACGTTGTCGATGTAGCGGGCCAGGATGGTGCGCTGGCCGCACGTCTTGCAGTCCCGGAACATGGTCAGTCTCCGATCAGCAGGTTGAAGTGTTCGTGGTCGCCGACGGTGCAGCACCAGCCGGCGGTGTCGTAGGCGCGGCGGGCGTGGTCGGCCTCGTCGTAGCCCACCCAGCGGCCCGGGTATGGGCCGAAGTGGTCGATGGTGTGCGGGCCGGTAACTGTCTCGATGGTGTCGCCTTCGTGCAGCTCGACGCCGAGGATGGTGCGGGTCATGGCGTCACGGCTCCCTCCGCCAGCACGAGTCGCTGGCCGGCGCCAAGGCCGAGCCTGCCGGTGCTGAATCGGGGGAAGCACTTCTCGCACATGTACGCCCAAGGCCGGTTCGGCAGGGTGGTTTCGGCGTCGTACGCGGCCGGCACCCGCACATCAAACATGCGCAGGTGGATGTCGCAGTCGGGCAACTCGTCCACGACGGCAACGGTCACGTCTTCGGTGGTCATCGCCCTACTCCTCCTTGCCGCACTGGCGGACGATCCGGGCCGCCTGGGCGAAGATGTTGGCCCAGGCAACACCGGCTGGCTCGACCTCGGCGTAGGCATCGGCGGCCACCTGCTCGGCCTTCGCCTCGATGGCCTGCGCGATCTGCTCGGCCACCTGGGCGCGGATCAGCGGCTCCACAACGGCGAGGACGGTTCTCGTGTCCTCAAGCCAAAGCCGCCTCGCCTCGTCGTCCAGTTGGTCCCACGGGGCAGGAGGCCCGCTCAGCGAGATCCGGGCCTGCATTGCGCGAGCAGCCTGCTCCACAAACTGCTCGCTGGCGGTGAGCTGGTCGCTCATCGGTCCGCTCCGTCCTCGCCGTCGAGCACCTCGCGTAGCGCCGCCACAATGTTCCGACCGTCCTGAACGGTCAGGTCGAACAGGTGCCGGGTACGTCCCTCCGGCCCGACCTTCAGGTACAGGTTGCCGTCGGACAGGCTCGTGTAGACGGTGCCGCGGCGGGACTGGCGGGGCTCAGTGGTGGGGTTGTTCATCGGTCCTCGATTCGTTGGTAGCCGTTGGCCAGATACTGCGCGACCGTTTTGGCCAGCGCCGCATCCCGCTCGGCGGTGCTGGCCAACTCGACGTAGTCACAGTCGTCGAATTGGCCGTTGCTGGTCACCTCACAGAGGATGCCAAGATCGCCGTCAGGCATCAGCAACACAACGGCGGCGACGCCGGGCAGGGACTTCGTGAGGCGGGTCGGGCGGCTCATTGCGGGGACCCCCACTCCCTGCCGTTGACGTACGTGGCGACCAGCCCGGCCCGGTTAGTGACCGTGGCGTGGCCGTATTGGCGGGACTGGGACCGCGCCTCGGAGCGGGCGTCGCGCTCGTTCTGCGCGGCGTACTCCTGGAGCATGTGGGACACGAATCCATCGGCGCCCGTATGTGGGACGGGCCACGACACGTTCCAGTACTCGGTAACGTCGCTCACCGTTCAGCCCTCCTCGTCGATCGTGGTGACCTCAGCCTTGGGGTCGAAATACAGCCGGTACCGCCGCTGCGGCGTGTTCGCCAACCAACTTGCGTCGGTCGCCCCGACCGCCTTCGCCAGCACCTGCATGTCCCAGATGTCGGCGTTGCGGTCGCAGGTCACGTCGACCTCCACGGCGATCAGACGGCCGTTCTCGTAGTCGTCGAACGTCTCAAGGACCGTCAGCGCGCCGATCTTCTCGTCGTGGGTGGGGATGCGGGTGCCGACGGGAAGGTCGGTCACGTCGCGGATCAGTTCGGTCACCGGTCGACCTCCTGCTTCTCGTACCGCCAGCCGGTCTCGGCCAGCGCCTTCACCATCGCCGCGAACTGGGCCGTGGGGACGGAGACCCGGTCGTCCACGCGGAAGTCCTGCCGAGCGGAGACACCGATCGCCGCAGCCGCGTTGGCGACACGGTCGCCGGCCTCCCGGTTTGCCTCCCGCTGCGTGTGAGTGCGCCGCTCGGCATCCCTGCGGGCGGCGACCCGCGCGTCTATGGCCGCCTTCGTCTCCTCGTACGGGCCGCGCAGATGCGCCACCGGCACGGCTTCACGCTCGACGCGGGGCGTGCCGTACTGCTCGATGTGGATGTCGACCAGCACAGCCGTACCCTTGGGGTCCTCGTAGTAGCGCGGCTCGTCGCGTCGCCAACCCCAGTCGGACTTGCGGATGGTGTACCCCTTGTCGTCGACCACCACGGCCTTGGCGCCGCCGCCGTAGGAGCGGTCCTCCCAGTTGGTGGAGCGGTCGTAGTAGTACGCCTCCCCGACCTTCAGTTCGCTTCGCTTCATCGTTCGTGCTCCTTGATCTCGATCTGTGTCTGCTCCCCGCGCCGAATCCGATTCGGCCGCTCGCGCGTGGGGCGGGGACGGGGAATCAGTCCATGTACTCGGACTCGTCGGCGTAGACGATGCCGTCGCCCGAGGCATCCTCCGACTCGTCCGTTAGCCAGCGGTACTGCGTGGTCGCGTTGCGGGCGGCAAGTTCCGCCGCGCGGTCGTCGGGGCTGGTCATCTCGTCTTCTTCGAGGCCGTCGTAGTAGCGGGCGTACCCGTCCATCTCGTTCTCCTTCACTGCTGCGTGGTGCTACGTCGCCCCGGGCGCTGGGGTTGCGGATCCCCTCAGTGATTGGCCTGCGGATTGCAGCAGGCACCACTGCACGACGGGGCAAGATCGGCCCACTTCTCGATGTATTCGCGCCAGCCGGTGGGCCACATGTGGTCGGCTCGGGCGGCCTGACGGGCGAGGTGCACGTTGACGTCGGGGAACGTGGCGAGGATCTCGGCGACGCGGCCCTTGACTGTCTCGAACCGTGCGGTACGGCGGGCAATCTCGGCCTTGCTCGGCATCTCGGCTCCCTCGTTCTTGATTACATGGGAACACTAATCCTCATGGCTTGAGTGTGTCAAGGGGAACAGTTATGGTTGGCGCATGGCCCGGCCGACCTTCTCCCCCGACGAGGAGCAGCGACGTGTCCTCGACGCGCTTGCCCGGCTTGCCGCACAGAAGGAGAAGATCCTCAAGGAGATGGACCCGCTCATCGCGCGGGCCGTCGAGCTGAACGTGCCAATCAGTCACATCGCCGAGCGCGCGAAGGTCATGCGCAAGACCGTGTATCGGCACCTTGGGAAGAGGATGAAGTGACCGCGGACGGGCTCCTCTGGCACAGCACCCCGAACGCTGCCGTCGGCCTCATCGTCGACTGCCCGCCGTACGCCCGCCGCTGGGCCGCCGGCCACAACGCCCCGCGAACTGTGACGACAAGCCGAGGCGCGCGGTGTCGACCTGGAGTGGATCCCCGACGATACGGGCCAGTAACTGGCAGCCCTGGCCGAACGCGAGGATTACCCGCGCCGTTCTCGGACAGTCGATCGTTACTCACTGATACGGGGGCACACGTCAATACGGCCCCCGACCGGGCTGCGCGCGATCGCCCCGCGCCACCTCGGCCGGGGACTTCCCATTTTCCGGTGGGGCCACGCGCGTGGGGAACGTCTGTCGGCTGAACGTCCACATTCAGGCACGACACGATAGCCGATCATCCCGCTGCACCCGGCCGCCTGGAATACTAGGTTTCTGCATGACCCGGCGCGGGCGACGCCGAACACCGACCCTGGGGGAGGCCGACGTGCCCGAGCAGGTCCAACCACACAGACCCACCGCCGTGCCCGACCCGCGGCTGCTGCGCATGGGCATCGCCGCCGGGGTCGTCGCCGGCATGGCCGCCCTGCTGTGGGGGGCGTCCATCCTCGCCGCGCTCGACACTTGGGACATGTCCGGGCCCGCCGTCGGCACCCTGATCGGGGGGGCGGTCACCTCCAGTTGTATGGCCATGCAGCTGGTCCTGCACTACCGCGGGCAGGCGCAGACGGTTGTAGGTGCCGACAATCTGGCCGGCCATCGACTGGACGCGGAGCGGGACCTGGCGGCGCTGCTGGAGGGGCAGCGGCAGATGGCGGACGAGGTCGCCGAGATCCGTGCGGCCGTCGCCGACCTGTCCGGGCGGGTGGTCGCCCGGGAGCTTGGCGAACGGATCGACGCGGGGCCGCCGCAACCGACGGTCCTGCGGCCACGGAACGCGCATGCGCGATCTGAGCCGTGACACCACTCGTGCCGCCACGGTGCCGCCAAACACGGCCGAGCCCCGGCGAAGATCGCTGAGGCTCGACGTTCAAGCAGGTCAACACGGGTGGAGCCGAGGGGACTCGAACCCCTGACCCCCACACTGCCAGAACTCAGGGCCGCCCTCGCCCTGCCCTGATGAATCGCTATAGATGCAGGTCAGAACGCACCGGGTCAGACGTGGGAGTACGCCAGAATCCGCAGGAACGCGCCAACGGTGCTGCCATGGCGGCACGGGATCCGGTAGCGTCCCGCTCCATGGCCATCACCCCCCGGCCCCGCAGCGGCGGGTACCGCATCGAATGGCGACACGGCGGCACCCGCGTCGGCAAGACCCAGTCCTGCACCTTCCCCGACGAGCAGATGGCCACCACGGCGGTTGCGCTGGTCGAGTCCCGGGCCCGGGCGATCACCGACCGGGAGGTGTACCAGGCTGTCCTCGGTCTCGAGGATGAGGCCCCGGCGTGCCCGCTGTTTGCCGAGTGGCGCGCGAGGTGGCTGGCCGGCAAACGGGACGTGTCCGAGGACACCCTGCGGGAGTACCGGTACCTGCTGAACACGCCGCGGGTAACCGACCGGCTCGGCGACCTGCGACTGGACCACATCGACCACGACCTGATCGCGAAGTTGATGGCCGAGGTCAGCGACGCTGGGCGCGCGCCGGCGACCGTACGGAAACTACACGTGGTGCTGCACCAGGTGTTCCGCGACGCCATTCCCCGCCACCTGAGCGTCAACCCGTGCGCCCGGCCGCCCGGGCAACGCTCCAACGGCCTGCCGAAGGTGAGACGGCACCCGGCCGTGTACCTCACGCCGACCGAGGCCGAGCTGATCCTGCGGTGCTGCCCCATCGAGATCCGCGACCTGGTGACCGTGGCGTTCGGCACCGGCCTTCGCCTGGGCGAGCTGCTGGCGCTTCGGGTGGGCGCGGTCGACCTGGACGCCGACGTGCCGGTCATGCATGTGCAACGGGCGCGCAAGAAGTCGGGCAAGGTGGGCGACCCGAAGTCGGAGGCCGGCAACCGGCCGGTGGCGCTGACCACCACGCTGGGCACGGTCCTGTCGCCGCGGGTGGTCGGCAAGGGTCCGAACGCGCTGGTGTTTCCCTCGCCCGGCGGCAAGATGTGGGACCCGAAGAACCTGCGCAACCGGTACTGGAAGCCGGCGATCATCGCGGCGGCACGCTGCGTCGAGCATCCGCCGAAGTCGCAGGGGTCCGAGACGGCACCCGAGTCGGATCCAGACCTGCTGTGCGGCGACTACGGCGGCACCCGCCACGACGGCGGCCTGTGCCGGGCGACGGTGGCGACCGGCTGGACCCGCTGCCGCTGGCATCTCGGCCCGGCGCAGGACGCGGTGTCGAACTGCGACTGCCCATCCCGCCTGCACGTTTCGCCGCGGTTCCACGACACCCGGCACAGCGCGGTTGACTGGCTGCTGGACGCCGGGTGGGAACTGACCGATGTGCAGATCCGCATCGGCCACGGTTCGGTCAAGACGACGATTGACCAGTACGGCAACCGGCGCAGGCGCCCCAATCAGGAGCGGCTGGCCGCGTTGGACAAGGCGTTGAGCCGAGCGACGTCAGGCGCTGCCGCGTCAAGCGCTGCTGCGGCGTAGCCGGTCCTGGATCGCGCGGGCTTCGGCGGCCTTCACCCGAATCTTCTCGGTGAGGTCCTGCCGTTCCTGGTCGGTCAGGTGCGGGTTGGACCAGACTTCGTCTATCAGCTCGTTCTCCCACGCCACGATGTGATCCACCTCGACGGACCCGGCGCTGGGCGCGTGTGGCGCGCCGGCGAGCGGGGTTGGTTCGCCGCCTTCGAGGATGCGGGTCACGCTGCCAGATTCCCAGCCGAGGACCTGCTCGATGCTGCGGTAGGTGGTGGCCCGCACGGTGGCCGCTGTGCCGTTCTCAACGCCGCGCCAAGTAGTCGGGCTGACCTGCGCCCGGGCGGCCGCCTCGGTGAGCGGAACGCTGCCGCGGGCTCGCCGAACCTGGTCGCCGAGCCGCTGTCGGTCCTTCGGGGTGATCACAACTGACATCCTGCCAGCGCCAAACAGCGCCATCTAGCGTCACCCCCCGCAGTACCGGCAGCCACGAGCGACATTCGCATCAGTCACGCACGCACGGCAGGCAGTGGTCAAGACCGATGGACAGAACTGGGGTCACTTCCGAGCAACGCTGACTGACGCTGCTTGACGCTGACGCCAGTTCTGGCTACAGTTCTGGTCATGGCCGAACGAGTACACACATCGTCGGTGCCGGTTGACGCGGCGAAAGTTCGGCGAATGCGACAGCTCGCAGGGCTCACCGTCAAGGAACTGGCCGAACGGGCGGAGATCAGCCGCTCCTACATGTCGGACATCGAGACGGGCTACCGCAACCCGAGCGCGCCAGTTTTCGCCCGCCTCTGCAACGCGCTCAAGGTGTCCCGCAGGGATCGCGCCGCGCTGCTGCGTGGCGACGACGTCGACGAGGCCGACGAGCCGGTTGCGCAGGCGGTGGCCTGATGTCCGCCACATTCCCGTGCCTCGACGAGATCTTTCGCCGTCGCCCGTTGCTCAGCCTCGACGAGGTGGTGGAGCTGACCGGCTTCCGGCGTCGGCCCCTGCTGGATGACTGCCGCGCCAAGCGGGTTCTGTGCTCCTACCGGTCGCAGGACTTCTTCTTCAACAAGGAGCAACTCGAACTTCTGCTCGCCTCGGCGAGCCAGCCGGTCGTCAGGCCCAGCGCGCGCCCCAAGCCGAACGTCGCCGTCACCGCCGCGTCGTCGTCGGTGGATGTGGACGCCTGGGCGGCCCGCAAACGTCAGCAGCTGGCCCGGAAGGCGGGCTGACCGATGCGCGACTTCTGCCTCGACCTTTACAACTCCGCCACCCGAGGTGCCTCCCCCGGATGTGGCGGTTCCGACACGGCCCGCTCCGCCAGCGGCACCGGTCGGAACGCGGGCCGGGATCTCGCCCCCCGCGGGTCCCGGCCCGCCCCAAGCCCAAGCACATAAAGCGAGGCGCCCCGGTGCCGGAAACACCGAGACGCCCACATGACCTTTGGCCCGCACGGCCAGAAAGCCGATCCTGATGCGAACGATACCAACATCAACGCCATTCGTCGATGCGCCACCACCCGAACAGACGGCCACCGCCGCCGCTTCGGCTGTTGATCTGCCCGGCGCACACGAGGACGTCAACCGGTTCCAGCGGCAGCGGGCCAACCGCCTCGGGCATGTGTGCCGCGACTGCCGTAACCCGGACTGTGTCGGTGAGCAGCGCGACGAGCACGAGCTGGCGTTCGCGCAGGCCGAGTCGTCGGCGCTGCTGAACGCGTCGCAGTACTTCGCCTGCCCCGGCTGCGGCCAGGACACGCGTTACGCCCCGGCGTGCCGACCGGCGGTGCCGTGATGCCCGCCACCATCCACACCCCGGGCGTACTGCCGGAGGGGCCGATGTCCCCGTTCCGGCAGCAGCTGCTTGACGTGCTCCGCACCGCACACGTCGCGCTGGACACCAACGAGATCGCCCGCCGGGTCGGGGTGCCGCAGACCAGGGACAAGCTGCGGGACCTGCACTACCACCTGAACCGGCTGGAACGGGCGGGCCTGATCGCGGTCAAGCGATCCGGCCGTGGTCGTGGCATCCGCAACCTGTACCGCGCGGTCGACACCACCGGCGGTGGGCGATGAGCACCGCAACCCTCGACCGCCCGGCCGTCCTCGACGAGACCGCGTTCACGGCGCTGTGGAGCGAACACGCCGCCATCACCCGATACATCGCCCGGCATGTGCCGCACAACGAGGCCGCCGACCTGGCCGACGAAACGTTCACCCGCGCCTGGGCCGGCCGGCACACCTACCGCCCCGGCGCCGGCAGCCCCACCGGATGGCTGTACGCCATCGCCGGGCGGGTCGTCGCCGACCACTACCGCACCGCCGGCCGGCGTGTGCACACCGTCGGCATCTGGCCCGACCACGACGACGCCGACCACACCGACGTGGCCGCCGACACCGTGTCGGACGCGGCCGTGGCCGAACTGCTCGCGGCGCTGCCGGAGCGGCAGCGGCTGGTGCTGATCCGCCGCATCCTGCAGGACCAGCCGGTCGCTGCGGTTGCCGCCGAGCTGGACTGCACCCAGGGCACCGTCAAGTCGCTGGCGCATCGCGCCCTCGTCGCGCTGCGCGCCCTGCTGGCCCCCGCACCGGAGCCGGTCGCGGTCGAGCCGGCCCCCGAACCCGTCGTCGCCCCGGTGACGCCGCCTGCCCCCGAACCCCGGAGTCCCCATGCCGTTACCCCAACTCGCCCTCGCTGCGCTCGTGGCAGCCGGCGGCCTTCTGGTTGTGCTCGGCCCACTGGCCGTGGCCCGCTACGTCAGCGGCCGGTCGGCCGCCCCGGTGCAGCCGCCGCCGGAGGGATCCAAGCTCTGGTATCCCGACATCCATTCCACCGCCCCGACCTCACCGGATGTGGCCGGCATGGAGCCGCCGCCGAAGCCGTGGGAGGTGGACTGGGACCGCCTGGATCTGGAACGCCGGGTGACCGACGCCATCGTGCCCGAGCAGCGGCAGGACGCCTCGTGACCGCCGCGCAGATGTGGGCGACCATCCTCCTCGCCGCCGCGTTCGCCGCCGTGGCGGCCGTCGGGTGGCTGTGGGCGAGCCGGGATCCCCAAAGCAGACGCGACAGCCGGGCGGCCTTCGACGAGCTGCACCAGCTCAACGAGCGGCGGCAGAAGGAAATCGGCACCCTCGCGATCTTCCAGCGCACCCCGGTCGGCGCAGACCTGGTCGCCACCGCGGCAGCGCCGCCGACTGTCCCGGGCATCGAGTTCGAACGCACGCAGCGGCTCGAACCGAAGCCGATTCCGCAGGATGTCGTCGACCACGTCGAGTTGTGGCGGCAGGCCAACACCGGACGCCACTGGGCTGGTGAGCAGTCGTGACCATCAGCCTGCCAACCCGGCGCGGGGTTCACCGGGGCCGCGTCATCTCCAACGTCGCCGTGATCGACCTGCCGAGGGTCGTGCGCACCAACATGTTCCAGGTCGACCAGTACGGCGGCCGCCTGGAAGCCCACGACCTCGGCGCCGACGGCATCAACACCCGCTGCGGGACCGGCGTGGCCCTGCTGGACATCATCGCCACGGTTGAAATCCGCGAACGCCGCCCGTGGTGGTGCGTCGGGTGTTGGCCCACCGACCGGTACTGCCACTGCGGCTGCCCATCCGGGCAGGACACGGTGTGCAGCTTGTGCGGTGCCGTGGCGCAGGACGCCGACGACCGGATCGCGGGGGCTGACTCGTGAGCGGCGGGGTGGTCGTCGCAGCCGTCACCGTGGGCGCGCTGGCTGTTGTCGGTGTGGCGTTGGTGATCGCCGCCGGCAACCGCGCCGTCGACACCGCAATCGCCCAGGCTGGTCTGTCGCCCCATTGGCAGGCCGACTTCGGCGACGACGGCCGGTCAGATGACGAGGTGCTGGACGCAATCGGCGCCGACGATCCCGACCTGGCTGACCTGATCGCCCGCATCGATCAGGAGCTCGCGCGAGGCGGTGGGGCATGACCATGACCACCAGCATCGTCGCCGAGCTACGCGACGGACCCGTCCACCGGCACCGCCAAGACGGCAGCATGTGGTACATCCCGCCACGCACCGGCCAGCGGCTCATCTCCGTCACATCGGTGTTCGACTTCATCGCCAAGGAGCAACTGGACAAGCGCTGGCGGCCGGGCCTGTCCGCCGCAGCGGCGTTCGACGAACTGCCCCGGGTGGTGGCGGCCAGTCGCATCAAGCCGTGCGGGCGGACAAACAACGAATGCGACCACGACTTCCAGGTGTCCTGCGCGGCCTGCCCCTGTGGTGACTGCAAGGCGTGCCTGGTCCGGTGGCTGACCTACCGACACTACGCCGAGACGAAGAAGGCCCGCGATCGTGGATCAGCCATGCACCACTGGATCGAAAACTGGGTCAAGTTCGAAGGCAAGGTGTCGCAGCCGGATCCGGCCGAGGAGTGCGCGCCGTACGTCGCGTCGTTCCTGCAGTTCACCGAGGACATGGGCCTGACCCCGGATTCGTGGGAGAT